TCTGCATTGATGGTCTTCTTCATATTTTTAGCATATATTCCACTATCACACTCTAACATTTTTATAAGTTTCTTAACAATAGAAAAATCAGTAGTCGCCGCATTTTCTTTGCTATAAGCGGATAATTTTCCATTTGTGTTAATGAAGCAGTACAAAGACCTTATAAAATCTACTTGTTTAAAACGACAAACACCCCAAGCTATTATACATACTATAATAATTAAAACCATAAATATCTCCTTTATATATAAATATAATATCATAAATTTTTTATAAAATCAAATTAAAGAATATTAAACAAATTTGACAAAGAAAAAATTTTGTGTTATAATTATTATAGTGAATATAAAAAGATAGAGGAGAGCCTAATGACAGAGACAATGTATGAAAATGCGGCGGTGGCCGATGATAGCAGATTAAAGCTGGATTATACGCTTGAAACACCGGAAGCCCGCAATGAATTAGTAAAAAAGATTATAGCTGAAACGCCTCCTGAAAAACTTTCAAAAAGATATATAAGTATATTAACAGATTATATAGTATTTGCAATGGATAAAGAAGAAAGAAAAAAGAAAAAGATATTAACTAACAATAGAATGGTAACAGTAAATGAAAGAGAGATGTCTTTTGAAGGGCTTGTAGGTAAATTTGAAAATGGCGAAGATGGTATCTATAATATTATTGTAAATGATAAAAATATTATTTTTAAACCAAAATTTGAAATTACAGAGAAAGATGTAGCGGAAATCCCCGCTTTAAAAGACCTTAGAGATGCAATAGAAAAAGTAGAAGAAAAAGCTAAAAATGCAAGAGGTAAGAAAAAATATTTGTTAAAAAAGCAAATTATAGAAATGCGTAAAGACCAATACATAATAAAAAATGCATATAAACCACCAATGTATAGTGTTAATGCTATTAAAAGTTTTAGTAAAATAGATTTTAGTGATAAATTTTCGATAGATGAGAATGGTATACCTCATAATGATGGATTAATTTCATTTTTTAATCCAAAACATATTTCTGCATTATTATGCAATTATGGTAAATTAAAAGAAGATTGTTTTGATAAATTTAACAGTGATTCTTATTATTTAATGAAAGACTTAGAAGATTTAGTTGACAGAACTCTAAAATTTGATTATCCCCTATATTATGATTTAATGATATATAAAATAGATGGTAAACAGAATATAGAAATACAACAATTGTTACAAGAAAAATACAATATGACTTATACTGTTGAATATTTATCATCTTTATGGAGAAATAAAATTCCAAAATTAATTGCGGAGAAGGCGGTAGAAGATTATTTAATCTGGCATTATACAGAAGAAGAAAAAGGTCAATGGAAAAAATGTTCAAGATGTGGAGAAATTAAATTAGCTCATAATAAATTCTTTTCTAAAAATAAAACGAGTCGTGACGGCTTTTATAGTATATGCAAGGTATGCCGCAACAAAAAGCCAGCTAAAAAATCTTAATTTCTGACCAAAGGTTAAATAAAAATATGGATGGACTTCAAATATAAAAATGACGCCGGATTTTTTTAAAGAAACCTGGTCAAAAATAATTAAGTTTGATGATTTATTTTTGCTTTATATTTACAATAGAATAAAAGGAAGGTGAAAATGTTTGAATTGTTATTGTGAAAAATGCGGGAAGAGCATGGATGAAAGTCAATTTTACACATATAGAGATGGAAGTAAAGTTGAATTATGTAAGAAATGCTTGACTATGCATATAGATAATTTTAATCCAGACACTTATGTTTGGCTATTGGAAAAAATGGATGTACCTTACGTCCCTTCAGAATGGAATAGCTTAAGAGATAAAGCATTTGCTAAAGACCCTAAAAAAATGAATGGTATGTCAGTTTTTGGTAAATATTTATCTAAAATGAAATTAAGACAATGGAAAGATTACCATTGGTCAGATACAGAAAAATTAAAGGCGGCAGATGACAAGAAACGAGAATTATATTTAGAAGACCACCCTGAACTTGCAGCAAGAAAAGCTCAATTACAGATGCAATTTCATAGAGGAGATATTTCTGAAGCTCAATATAATACTTTTATGAGTACAGCTGAATTGAATAATCAGCTGCCACCCGCCTATGTTAGTGGAACAGATGGCGCTAATAATTATGCACCAGGTTCTAACCCTTTTATGGAAAAGAATTTTATTCCAGAAGAAGAATTAAATGACCCCGCTTCAGAATTAACAAAAGAAGATAAAATTTATTTAGCAATGAAATGGGGCAGAACTTATCAACCTGGTGAATGGGTAGAATTAGAAACAAAATATAATGAGATGATGAACTCATTTGATATTCAAGATTCTGATACTATTGGTACTTTAATTTTAACTTGTAAAACGTATTTAAAAATGAATCAGGCTCTTGATTGCGGAGATGTTGACGGTTTTCAAAAATTATCTAGGGTTTATGATACTTTAAGAAAATCCGCAAAATTTACAGCTGCTCAAAATAAAGAACAAAAGAATGACTTTGTTGATTGTATTGGCGAGATGGTTACCTATTGTGAAAAAAATGGCGGAGAAATTCCTAGATACGAAATTAAAGTTCCAAATGATATAGTTGATAAAATTATTGCTGACTTAAAGGAGTATAATAGGTCTTTAATCTATGAAGATAAAGCGTTAGCTCAACAGATAGAAAACTATATTAAGAATAGAGAAAATGCGGAAAGCATGAAGAAAGATAGAGAAGAAGCAAAGAAACAAGGATTATCAGAAGTAGAATTACAAGATGAACACTATAAAGAATATTATGATGATATAGCAGAACAAAAAGAGGCTGATGCGAAGGTCTATACAGAGGAGGATAACTAATATGAGTTTACAAAGTTTATTAGATTTATCCGATTCAAGAGGTTTAAAAAAGCAGGGCTTATCAGAAGAAAGATTAAAAGCTCAATTGCCTCATTTAAGAAATTTGGTTTCTTTTTATAGAGAATATCCTGACTATTTGATAGATTTTATGAAAGGTCCAGATAGTACCTTTAATTTCTATTTTTATCAAAGAGTATTTTTAAGAATAGTTATGCGACATAGATATGTATATGCTACATTCCCGCGTGCTTATTCTAAATCATTCTTATCTATGATGGTATTAATGTTAAGATGTATTCTTTATCCTAATTCACATTTATTTGTTACTACTGGTGGTAAAGAGCAGGCGGCAAGTATTACAATTGCGAAAATAGAAGAAATTTGTAAACTAATTCCTTCATTAAATAATGAGATTGATTGGACAAGAGGGGCATCAAAAAAATCTAAAGATGATGTAAAATATGTTTTCAAGAATGATTCTTCTATTGATATTTTAGCGGCAAAGCAGTCATCAAGAGGACAGCGTAGAACCGGAGGTTTAATGGAAGAATGTGTATTAATTGATGGAGATATTCTTAATGAAGTTATTATTCCTACAACAAACGTAGATAGATTATTACCAGATGGAACGAGACATAAAGAAGAAGTAATTAATAAAAGTCAGATATATATTACAACTGCTGGATGGAAAAATTCCTTTGCATATGATAAACTAATAGAGCTTTTGATACAATCAGTAATTGAACCTGACAGAGTTATGATTATGGGTGGAACTTATGAAACACCTGTTACAGAAGGGCTTTTAGATGAAGACTTTGTAGACCAGTTGAAACTTCAAGGTACATTTAAAGAAGAGTCTTTTGATAGAGAATATAGAAGTCTATGGAGCGGAGATGCAGAAAATGCATTTTATTCTTCAGAAAAATTTGATAAACATAGAGTTTTATTACAACCAGAATATGAATATAGCGGCAGAAGTTCTAAAAATGCTTATTATGTTCTTGGCGTGGACGTTGGTCGTATCGGATGTACAACTGAAGTTTGTGTATTTAAGGTGACGCCGCAACCGCAAGGAACATCATTGAAGAGTTTAGTTCATATTTATACATATGAAGCAGAACATTTTGAAGACCAAGCTATTCATATTAAAAAGTTGTATTATAAATATAAAGCAAGAATTATTTCTATTGATGCCAACGGTTTAGGTATTGGTTTAGTTGATTTTATGGTAAAATCTCAAGTAGACCCAGAAAGTGGAGATTCTTTACCTCCTTTTGGTGTTGAAGGTGGGACTTCAGAAGATGCTGTTGAACCTTATAAAAAAATAAAAGGTGCGGATGTAGAAGAAAATGCACTTTATTTAATTAAAGCTAATGCACCAATTAACACAGAAGCATATTCTTATGCTCAAACTCAATTATCTAGTGGAAAAATTAAATTTTTAATAGATGAATCAATGGCTAAAACTAAATTAATGTCTACAAAAGTTGGACAAAATATGGATAGTGATAAGAGAAATGAATTTTTAAAACCTTTTACTTTAACTTCTATATTGAGAGAACAAATGTTAAATTTGGTTGAAAAAAATTCAGGTGTCAATATTATATTAGAACAGTCTTCTAAGAGTATTAAGAAAGATAAATTTTCTGCTTTTATTTATGGTTTATATTATATAAAGCAAGAAGAAGATGACAAAAGAAAAAGAAGAAAAAGACATATTAGTGATTTTATGTTTATGAATTAAAAGATTGGGTATTTTTAATTATTAGAATAAAAGTTTTTTTGAAATATATTGTGTAAAAAAGGAGGCAAAATATGCGAGCAAGTCGAGGTGAGATAAAAATAGAAGAAATTTTAAAAGAAGCTGGTTTAAATTTTAAAGAAGAATATATTTTTCCAGAATTAGTTAGTACAAATGGTAGACCTCTAAGATTTGATTTTGCTGTCTTTGATGATAATAATAATTTAGATTTTTTAATAGAATACCAAGGCGTTCAACATTATGAACCAAAAAGTAAATTTGGTGGTTTGAGCGGTTTAAGGAAACAGCAATATAATGATATGAAAAAAAGAGAGTTCTGTGCAAAGCACGGAATTACTCTTATTGCTATTCCCTATTGGGATGAAGGTCGTGTAAATTATGATTATATTATGAAGGCGGCGGGCTATTAAAATAAAAGAAAGAAAGAGGTGTCACTTTGATTAATAGACAAGAACAAATTAGAGAAAAAGGTTTTCGAATGAGTCCTATGCGAGACACCAGAGAGAAGTATAGTCCTTTTATGGACCCAAACTTTTCAAAAATTAAAGTTGGATTAAAAACATTAGATGATGCTATTGTTAATGTAGGTGATTACAAACAGATAGATGATAGACTAGCTGATAAAAAAGAAGTATTAAGAGCAATACATGAAAATGATGAAGAAACGATGAGAGATATATCAGAATTTTTCTATAAAACTAGCGGTATTTATTCTAGATTATGTAGATATATGGCTAATTTATATAGATATGATTGGCTAGTAACACCTTATATTAATTCAGAAAGCGTTAAAAGTGATAAAATATTAAGCGGTTTTAATAATGTTTTAACCTATTTAGATAATTTTGAAATAAAAAAATTTTTTGGTGACGCAGCCTTAAAAGTTCTAAAATATGGTTGTTATTATGGATATTTAATTCCTCAAAAAGATAGAATGTGTATTCAAGAGCTTCCGCCTAATTATTGTCGTTCAAGATTTAGTGTTAATGGGCGTCCGGCTGTAGAATTTAATATGAAGTTTTTTGATGATACTTTTAGAGATACTACTCAAAAAATGAAAATATTAAATTTATTTCCTTCTGAATTTAAAAAAGGTTATATTTTATATAAAGAAGGAAAATTACAACCAGACTTTTTAGGAGATACTTCAGGATGGTATTTACTGGATATTAAAAATACAATTAAATTTAATATTAATGGAGACGATTTTCCTGTTTTCATTTCAGTAATTCCTGCAATCATAGACTTAAATGAAGCTCAAGGATTAGATAGAAAAAAGATGCAGCAGCAATTATTAAAGATTATCATTCAAAAAATGCCTTTAGATAAGAATGGTGATTTAATATTTGATGTTGATGAAGCAAAAGAATTACATAATAACGCTGTTCAAATGTTAGGTAAAGCGATTGGTGTAGATGTATTGACAACTTTTGCTGATGTAGATGTGGCGGATTTGGCTGATAAGAATAGTCCCACTACAATAGACGAATTAGAAAAAGTTGAAAGAACAGTATTTAATGAATCTGGTACAGCTCAAAATTTATTTAATACAGACGGTAATATTGCATTAGAGAAGTCTATTTTAAATGATGAGGCTTCTTTATATAATTTAATTTTACAATTTGAATCATTTCTAAATAGGATAATAGAACCTTTTAATAAAAATCCTAAAAAATTAAAATATAAAGTTCAAATTTTGACAACGACTATTTATAATTATAAAGACATGGCAAAATTATACAAAGAACAAACTCAATTAGGATATTCCAAAATGCTACCTCAGATTGCTCTTGGTCAATCACAAAGTTCTATTTTAGCTACAGCTTATTTTGAAAATGATGTATTAGAATTATTTAATATATTTATTCCACCGTTAATGAGTTCTACTATGAACGCTGATGCTTTAAAGACAAATCAAAATGCGGCAAGCCAGAGTAATGGAAGCGAGAAAGAGGGCGCAGGCCGTAAAGAATTAGCTGATGATGAAAAATCAGAAAAAACTATAGCTAATCGTGAAAGTATGAATTAGGACAAACGTAATTAATTTCATAAAGAAGTTTTTTATAATATAATAGTCAAAATTAGAAAGGAGAAAAACAATTATGCATCAATCAGTTGCAACTATTGATTCTCCGGAATTTATAAATCTTCAACCTTTAGATATTAATCCTTTGATGTCTAAATGTGAAATTAAAGTTTTGTATATTGGAGAGAATAGAAATCATTCTTTCATAACAAAAGATGTTGCCACAGAAATGTCTAAGACATTGCGTGGCGCTCCTATTGTTGGATATTATAAAGAAGAAAATCAGGATTTTAGAGACCATGGCGACCAGATTATTATTGATGAAAAAGGGATTCAATTTGAATGCCTTACTAAGCCATATGGTTTTGTTTCTCCAAATGCTGAAGTTTGGTTTCAAAAATTTGAAGATACAGATGATTTTGGAAACAAAATAGTTAGAGAATATTTAATGACTACAGGTTTTCTATGGACAGGACAGTTTGAAGAAGCTAAATTAGCTATTGAACAAGGACGTCCTCATTCTATGGAATTAGATAAAGATACCTTAGATGGTTATTGGTCAGAAAATGTTAATACAAAAATGGAATTGTTTATTGTTAATGATGCAATTTTTTCTAAATTATGTATTTTAGGTGATGATGTAGAACCTTGTTTTGAAGGTTCAAGTATAACAGCTCCTAATGTAAGTGCTAATTTCAGTAAAGTAGATGATAACTTTAAGCAAACATTATTTAGTATGATGCAAGATTTAAAATTTGCATTAGAAGGAGGAAACATGGCAAAACTAGATGAAGAAAAAAAGGACAAAACTAATGAAACTGTAGAAAATAAAACTGATAAAACTACAGAAGAAGTTAAAGACACTGAGACAGAAAAAGATAATAAAGATAAAGATAAGAAAAAGAACTATACAAAAGAAGATAAGAAAGAAGAAGATAATCCAGTTCCTGCAGAGGACAAGAAACCTGAAGAAAAGAAGGAAGAAACAAAAACTCCTGCAGAGGATAAGAAAGAAGAAGAAGATAAGAAAGATAAAAAAGATTATGCTTTAATGTATTCAGAATTAGAAACTAAGTATAATGATTTATCTGCAAAGTATGAAAGTTTAGTTGCTTTTAAACAGAACGTTGAAAAACAGCAAAAGGAAGAATTGATTGATGGATTCTATATGCTTTCAGATGAAGATAAAAAAGATGTGGTTGCTCACATCGATGAATATTCTTTAGATGATATTGAAGCAAAATTATCAGTAATTTGTGTAAGAAAAAAGGTTAATTTTGATTTAGACGATACATCTAAAAATGAAAATAAAACAGAAGAAGAAAATCCTGTTACAACATTTAATTTAGAAAATGCAGGAGATTCTGTTCCAGCTTGGATAAAAGCTATACAAAATCATAAATAAGAAAAAATCAAGGAGGAAATAGACAGATGGCAACAACAACAATCAGTAGAGTTGGTTTTGGTCAAGTTGAACCAAATCATCTTTCAGCTCAGAGAACATCTCAGATTTATGCTCAGTTACCAGCTGATGATTCAATCAATATTCTTGAAAATGGTCAGTTTGTAAAATATGACTATGCTACAGGAAAGGTTGATTTCGTAGGCAAGGGTGAATGGATGATGGTTTTCAATGAAGTTAAATTATATGAAGATTGGAGAGAATCATATAAAGATTTCGCAATGATTAAAGAAAACTATGTTGATGGAGTAATGGTTCCAAGAGTTATAAAGACTAATGTTGGAGATATTTACACAACTAACTGTGTAGGTGGAGCAAATACTTCAGGTAAAGCAACATATGCAGGTATTGAATTACAAGAAAAAGATATTTTAAAGGTAGATACAACAGGTTACCTTGTAAAAGGCGAAGAAACTGATGAAGGTCTACTATGGCAAGTAGTAAAAGTTTACACTATGGCAGATGGACAGCCAGCTGTAAAGCTTCAGAGAATTAAATAAGGAGGATTTAAAAAATGGCATTAAGTAAAAAAGATTTAATTGCATTAGGTAAAAAAGTAGCTTCTGCTAATCCTTCTGTAGCAACAGCATTTGCCTACAATGGAGAAAACTTTAGCTATGAACAGCTTAATGATACATTCAGAGATGAATTATTAGAGATTTCAAGCACATACGCTTTATTTAGAGAAAATAAAAATACTATCTTCTCATTAATGGAAGAAATTATTGATGATGTATTACCTAAAAAAGTTTTAGAAGCATATGGACAGTTTGCTGAAATTAAAACTTTTAAGCAGGGTGATAAGCCAGTATTTGTACAGAGAATTACTTCTGCAGCAAAGAGACGTGGAAAACAGTTTGTAACAAAAGTTGGTTTAGCTGGTGTTTATGAAGTATTCAAATTAGATGGAAAGACATTAGAAGTTCCTACTGAAGCTTTTGGTGGAGCAGCTCAAATCGGATTTGAAGAATTCTTAGATGGTAGAGTTAATATGGCTGATGTATTAGACATTATTATGGAAGGTCTTGATGAATCAGTTTATAGAGAAATTGCAAAGGCTTTAAAAGGTGCTGCAGATAACTTACAAGAAGCTAATCATGTAGTGCATACAGGATTTGATGAATCAGAAATGGATAAATTATTAGCAGTAGCAGATTCATATGGCCAATCTACAATTTATTGTACTTTTGAATTTGCAGCAACTATGGTTCCTGCAGAAGGATGGGTTTCAGATGCGATGAGAGACCAAAAATGGAATAATGGTTATTTAGCTAATTATAAAGGACATAAAGTAATTGTATTACCACAATCTTTTGAAGATGAAACTAATAAGGTTAAGGTTATTGACCCAGCTTATGCTTATATTATCCCAACAGGAGCTCAAAAACCAGTTAAGGTAGCTTTTGAGGGCCAGACAATCGTTAGAGATATTGACAATGCTGATATGTCAAAAGAAGTTCAGGTATACAAGAAATTTGGTGTAGCTACATTAATTACAAATAATATTTGTGTTTATAATAATACAAAATTAAAAATTAATGAATAATTAAATAGAGGGGGATTAAAAATCCCCCTTATCTTTATAAATAAGGAGAAAAAGGAGAATTAAATTATGTTAAAAAAAGATACTTTAGTAAAAGTAATAAATAGAGGCAATGCAAGAGTTAGTTATGTTATTCCAGATAGTAATGGATTAAAAAGATTATGGCATGCTAAAGAAGCTAAAGAAATACCAATGGATGAATTAAGAAAAATTATGTGGACAACAGGCGGAGCTTACATTTTAAAAAATTATTTAATTATAGAAAATGAAGAAGCTATTAAAGAATTATTTTCAGAGGAACCAGAGCCAGAATATTATTATACAGAAGATGAAGTTAAGCAGTTATTATTAACTGGCACTAATGAACAATTATTAGATTGTTTAGATTTTGCTCCAGAAGGGGTTATTGAAACTGTGAAAAATTTAGCTGTATCATTAAAACTAAATGATGTATCAAAAAGAGAAATTATTTTTAATAAAACAGGTTTTAATGTTACAAATGCTATTAATATAAATAAAGAATCAGAAACAGCAGAAGAAGTTGAAAAAACAGAAAGAAGAACAACTCCTATTCAGATAGAAGAAACAAAGGAAGAAAAGACAAGAAGAGTTCCTAATTATAAAGTTATTTCAACAACAAAATAAGAAAGGAGTGTATTATGGGTACTTCTTTTACAAAAATATACGATAGTTTTCTATCAAAAGTAACAGATGATATGTATATGGAAATGACTGAATTAGATACTTTTAGATTATTAGAAGATTTTTTAAAGGCGGCAATTCAGAAATTTGAGTTTCCAAGAATTAATTTAAGTAATTATGAATTAAGTTATGAAGATGTAGATAGTTATAAAGGAGTAGAAAGTGATAATATAGAGGTTCCCGCATTTTTATATATGGGTGGAGCTTTTGATGAAGATTTAACAGAAGAAGAGATTAATATTCTTTCTACTTATATGATTGTTGAATGGTTTGGTCAGCAATTAGCAAGTGTTGAAAATACAAGAATGAAATATAGCGGAACTGATTTTAAATTTACTTCTCAAGCTAATCATATGGCAAAAATACAAACTTTGAAAAAAGATTATGAAAGAGAGGGCTTCCATTTGCAGAGACTATACAAAAGAAGAAAAGTGGATAAAAAAGGAAACATTGTTTCTACTTTTGGTGAAATTATGGAAAATTCTACAGATGGATATAAAAAGCAGCGTGTATTTAAAATATAATGCTATTATAAACGATTCCGCTATTGATGATAATTTAAAAAGAATTACAAACCAAATATATAGATTACTTCCTGTAAGAGAAGAAGGCGGCGAATGGAAAAAACCACTTATTACTCTTATAGAAGAATTATCAGGAATGGATAGTTTGTTAATCGACCAACATACTATTTTATTTTCTTTATTATGTAAATTGGAAGGATTACTTATTTTAGATGAAGATTTTCAATTATTTAGAAGAACAATTTTTGAAAGTTTAAATTTAGTAAGTAATTTAAGAGAACAATGTCAGGATTAGATAATTTAAAATTAAGATTAAGTTATCAAGGTGGAAATCAACAAGGTCGAATGAATCTAGATAAGTTAAGAAGTTTAAAAAAAGCTTTATTATACTCATATCAATCTGCTACTATTGAATTAGCGGATGGTAGACAGTTTAGAGCGTTGATTAATCCAGATAAATTAAAACCAGATTATGATAATAAAATTTTATCAATACCTTTTAAAGACATATGTTTAAATAAAAAAAGACTTGGTAAAACTAGTGCAGGAGAAGAAGAAGTAGGAATTAACTCAGGTGATATTTTTAAATGGGTGGATGATAATACATATTGGATAGTTTATCTTCCTTATCCAGAAGAAAAAGCCTATTTTAGAGCTGAATGTAGAGCTTGTCAAACTGCAGAAATAAAATTACAAGGTAAAAAATATAAAGGGTATGTTAGAGGGCCAGTTGAAACTACAATTCCTTGGAATCAAAAGAATAATATAGTTTGGAATACCCCTAATTATACTTTAGTTATGTATATACCTAAAAATGAATATACATTAGAATATTTAAAACGTTTTGCTAAATTAGAATTTGATGGAAAAATTTGGCAAGTTCAAGCGGCGAATCCATATTATGGCAAAGGCATTATAATGATTACAGCAAAAGAATATTACCAAAATAGTATGGAAAATGCGGAGGAACCGATTAATCCGGATAAGCCTGAACATGGTGCAATTTATATCGACGGTCCCGCAACCATTCAGCCTTATGATATTGTTAGTTATTCTATTGCTGGAACTACAGGTGGAGTATGGAGTGTTGATAGTCATAAAGTAAAAATTATAGAACTTGAAGATAATGTTGTTACTCTTGAAGTTACAACTGGAAAAAGTGGTTCTTTTAATTTATTATATAAAAAAGATAATGAAGAAGATATAGTATTACCAATTACGATAACTTCTTTATAAAGGAGATAAAAGGAATATGAGAAAAGATTTAATAATGAAAGATTTTCAATCATCTTTTCTTTCATGTGAAAATGATACAGAAAAAATTTTGCGTAAACTTTTTATAGAAAGCAAACCTTATTGTGATGAATTGAAAAGATTATTAGTTATAAACGCTAAAGATTGTTTAGATAATCTTGACAATGAAGTTTATAAGAAAAAAATTCAAGAAATGTCTATTGGAAAATTAATAAAAGAAGGATATATCAGAAATGTTCCAAAAATTAAATTTCCAGAGAATGAAGAAGTAAAAGCATATATTATTATTTCATTTGATAATTTTACACCAAATGCAAACAATCCGCAATTTAGAGATTGTTTTGTTCATTTTGATATTATATGTCATACTGACTATTGGGATTTAGGTGATTATAGGTTAAGACCTTTAAAAATAGCAGGATATATAGATGGAATTTTAAATAATTCTAAATTATCAGGCATAGGAACATTACAATTTTTAACTGCAAATGAGCTTATATTAAATGAACAATTATCCGGCTATACATTAGTATATGAAGCTATTCATGGTACTGATGATAAAATAGAAAATGATGAATAGTTATGGATGAGTTATTATTAATATCTGGAAATGATATTCCTTTTATTCAAGCCGGTATAGTTATTCATCAGCCTTCTTTAAAAGAAATTGCTTTTATAGGAGAAGAAAACTTTTATATGGGGTGTGAATTATTAAAATTTTCTAAAGATATTTTGTTAGAGCAGGACAAAATTCTTTTAGGAAATAAAACAAATTTTGAAATAATAATGTCAATAATGAATGAAAATAATAGCGATGATAAAAACCATGAAATACAGGTAGGTAAAGAGAGTATTAATATGATTTTTATGCTATTGTTTCCAAGATATGAATATACTATTCAAACAAACTCAATTGACTTTTTTCAAGAAGAACAATTAGTAGGTTCTATTAATGAAGATAATTTTGAAGATTTTAAAGAAATATTAAATATAATATTTTGTTTAACTTTTCAACAAGAAGAAGGTCAAGAATTTAATCCTGCAAATGAGCAAGCTCGAAGAATTGCGGAAAAACTTAAAAAAGGTCGTCAAAGGGCGGCTGAAGCAAAAGGAGAACGGGTTAAAGTAAACATTTTAAGTAAATATGTTTCTATTTTAGCTGTTGGAGAGCATAAGGATATAAATACTTTATTAGAGTATACCATTTATCAAATTAGAGACGAATATGAAAGATTTTTATTGAAACAAAATTTTGATTATACTTTTAAAGCCCGATTAGCAGGAGCAAAAGATTTACAAGATGGTAAGTATTGGATGGATGATATTCATGATGATATATAAAAGATAAGACAAAAAATTAAGGAGGAAACTATACATGAGATTTGGTGTAAGAGAAATATGTGATGTTGTATTTAAAGCTAAATCAACTATTAGATTAGGTGATGCTAATTCTAAGTACGTTTTTAAGCCAGGACAACCTGTATTATATATTGATTCAGCTAAAACTTCTACAATGGAAGAAGCTGCTACAACAGTATATGCTCAGGGTGGTAAAGGTAATACAAACTTAATTGCTTGGGAAGGTGAAAAAACTTTAACATTTACTGTTGAAGATGCTCTTTTATCTCCAATAAGTTTTGCAATGTTATCAGGTGCTGGTTTATTTGGCGGTACTGCAGGAGATGGCGCTGAAAAGGTTCATGTTCATACTTCAACTGAAACAACAGTTGGTGCAAGTGGTCTTATTGATTTAGCAGATGTATTAGAAGCTGGTGATGAAATTTGTACAACTGCTCCTATTTTCGTATTAGAAGAAGAAGGTGGAGAAGTTACAGGTAAGTCTTATACAGCAACAGCTACAAAGAATAGTGTTACAATCACTGGAGATGCTATTCCTGCTGAAGGAACTACTGTAATCGTAGATTACTATGTATTACAGAAAGGTGAAACAGTTTCAGAATTAGTAATTGATGCAGAAAACTTTGCAGGATACTACTATGTAGAAGCTAGTACATTATTTAGAAAGCAAAAGAATGGTAAAGATATGCCAGCTGAATTAACATTCCCTAATGTTAAAATCCAGTCTAACTTTACATTTACAATGGCTCCAACTGGAGACCCATCAACATTTACATTCACAATGGATGCTATGCCAGGTTATACTTATTTCAATAGAAAGAAAAAGGTATTATGTGTAATGCAGATTATTGATAGAGATGCTGCTTCAACAAGTAGACAGCAGGTAATGAGCCATGCCGAAGGTGAAAAAGTTGTTGATGACGAAAAAGCTGAATTTGAAGACAGCGTGACACCCTAGCACAGACAGTACAGACACAAAAAATGAAGTAAAAACTGATTCATTAAAATCTGATACTGTTAATGATGGATTAGATGATATTAATATTGATGAAAAATCAATTTTAATAAAGTAATTTAATGAGGAGAGGTAACTCTCCTCATTTTTTTTATTTCTGGGGAAAGGAGGAATTAAATATGGCAAAAGCTAATGTTCAAGTTGGAGAAGTTAAAGTTGGTGAAAAAACTATAGAAGAACAGACACAAGAGACTATAGAACGAAGTTTAGAAATATTAAAGAAAAATGGTTCAGATTTAGAGCAGTTAAGACAAAAAGTTATAAAGACTGCGGAAGATGTAAATTCAATTATGAGTGGCTATGTTTATAAAGGCATAGAAAAGATGCGTGGACAAATTGGAACAAAAACAGGTATTAACAGTCAAATTAAAGCAAGAAAAGAGGCTTTAAAAGAATTATCTTATACAGACGATGAAATTAAGGTTGATAACATTATTTCATCATTACAAGAACAAAAAGATACTATAGTTAATAAAATTAAGGCAGAGAGTCAAAGAGAAGTTTTATATGATTTAAGAGCAAAAGTTTTAAGATTTCAACAAGCAGTACTAGAAATGCAAGGCTGGTCAGAAAAAATAACTTATTTATTTGAAAAGAATAATAAACCAGTTATTTATCAATTAGACTTGAATACAAGTCAAAAAATTAATAAATGGGTTTCATTAGCTTATAATTCTGGACAAAATGCATTAAAAATGACATTGAAGGCTGTTTCTCAAAATAATTCTTTAAAAATATTAAATAGTAATTTAGAAGAAGCAGAATTAACTAAATTAAATGAAACATATAAAGAAGTTATATATCGTTTTAATAAGTCAAAGAACTTAAAAGATAATGCTCCTTATCTTATATTTTGGAAAGAAAATCAGAAATATAATTATATGTCAGTAAGTAATTCAGGAGATATTGCAGAGGGTTATCAAGTTTTCTATTTTAAAAGAGCAGCTTTAGCTGCAATAGCAGAAGAAGATAGAGTTAGACAATTTATGCAAAAAGGCGTTGGAACAGTTGACCAAACTTCAGGTTTATATGGTAGTGATATAGAATTAAATAATGGATTAGCCTATTCTGCAAAATCAAACAAGGCTGATTTATTTGGTCTTCCGCAAGTCAAAAAATTAATAGATAAAGTGTTAACAGAAGGAAAAAGTATGAATGGAAAACAAATGTTAGAACTGATTGTAAGAGAAAGAATGACAACTGGTAATTTTGCTGAACAAAAAAGAGGATTAAGAAATCATATAAGAGAAGATTTAGAAGATACAGTTAGAGAGACTTTAGATGAAAACCTCAAAAAGATTCTTGCAGATTGGGGACTTTCTTGACAATTAAAAAATTTTATGATATACTAGAATTAAGAAATATAAAAGGAGATAAAAGGAATGTCAGAAACATTTATAAATTATTCAGATTTAGATTTTAAACAGGAAGATACTGATAAATATACAGTTATTACTTTTAAAGACAAAGAAATAAAAGTATTAAAATATCTTCCATCTATTGAAAAATATAACTTATTAAATACAACTTTATTACAAAGTACAGATGATACTGTTATTATTAATGAATATAAGTTAGATATGTTCTTTAATATTAATTTAGCTATTGCATATACTAATATTGTTTTCTCAAAAGAAGAACAAGATATGGAATTATCAGATTTGTATGATAAATTCAAAACTAGCGGTTTGTTAGATATGATTATTGATTCGATTCCTGATGATGAATATGCGACATTATATTCTTCATTAGTATCTAATAAAGAAGAGTATGTAAGCGAAAGAAAAAGTGTATCTTATGGTATTGCAAATGCTATTGAACAGATAAGTAAAAAATTACCTAAGCAAGAAGAAATGCAAAATTTATTACAGTCTTTAAAAGATTTTAACCCAGAAGATTATAGTAATGTAGTTGAATTTGCTAAGGCGGCAAATGGTGGAAGAGATATTACAGAATAGAACGGACAAAATAAATTAATATTATAACCCTTATTATCATACAATGATAGTAAGGGTTATATTTTTTACATATAAATATGAACGGAAAATAAGGAGGAAAAGGATTATGGCAGGTAGTAATAGAATTGACTTTACTATCGGTTTTAATATAGATAAAACTGGTTTGACTCAATTAAATGAAAGTTTTAATAAAGTTACTGCGTTAAGTCAAATGCCTGGAGCTACTAAGCAATTAAAAGAAGCTGGCGTTATGGCTCAACAAGTAGGGACAATATTAAGAGAATCTTTTAATTATGATTTTGGACAAATTAATATTGGTAAATTTACTCAAGGATTAAATCAAGCAGGCATTTCTATGCAACAATTAAGAACTGGATTTTATTCTGCTGGGTCAGTAGGTCAAAATACTTTTGCAACATTGGGCAGTAGCATTCTAAATACTAAAACTCAAATAAAAGAGAGTAATACTTTATTAGACCAGATGGCCGCAACTATGGCAAATACTGTAAAATGGGGTATCGCATCTGGAGTTTTTAATACAATAACTCAATCTGTAAGAGAAGCTTATGCTTATGTTGAAAAATTAGATAAATCATTAAATGATATTCGTATTGTAACTAATAAGTCAGCTGATAGTATGAAAGATTTTTCAGTAGAGGCAAATAAAGCGACAAAAAGCTTAGGTAAAAGTACAAGAGATTATACTGAAGCATCTTTACTTTATTATCAGCAGGGCTTGGAGGATGATGAAGTTAAAGCTAGAACTGAAACAACTTTAAAAACTGCAAATGTTACGGGTCAATCTACCTCTACTACATCAGAAGAATTAACTGCTGTATGGAATGGTTATAAAGTACAAGCACAAGATACTGAAAAATATGTAGATAAATTGGCAGCAGTGGCTGCAGATTCAGCTTCAGACTTGGAAGAATTATCAACTGCTATGTCTAAAGTAGCATCTTCAGCTAATGCAATGGGTGTAGATGTAGATAGTTTGAACGCACAAATTTCAACTATTATTTCTACTACAAGACAAGCACCAGAAACGGTTGGTACTGCTTTAAAAACAATTTATGCTCGTATGGGTGATTTAAAGGCAGATGGTACAGATGAATTTGGAGTGTCTCTTGGGGATATTACTTCTCAAATGCAATCAATGGGTGTTAGTATTTTAGATGAAACTGGCTCAATGCGTGACATGGGAGACGTAATTGAAGAGGTTGGTCAAAAATGGCAAGGATGGACTAGAGAACAGAAACAGGCTGCCGCAATTGCTATGGCTGGTAAGAGACAGTACAATAACTTATTTGCTCTTTTTGAAAATTGGAATCAATATAATAAAGAATTAGAAGTTTCTAAAGATTCTTTAGGTACATTACAACAGCAACAAAATACTTATATGGAAAGTATGACTGCTAAACAACAACGACTTTCAACTCAAACTGAAGCTTTTTATAGTGCTTTAATTGGTGATGGCCAAGAAGTTAATAACCTAGTAGATGGATTAACAGAATTAATGACTGTTGTAACTCAATTTACAAATGGAATGGGCGGCGGTTTTAAATCTATGATTGGCTATATGACTATTATAGCTAATTTATTTAAAAATCAAATTGGAAAAGGGTTATTAAAACATTTTGAAAATAAAAAATTAGATGATTATAATCAATCTGTTATTCAAGGAAAAAAAGAAACTTATTTAGTAGGACAAAATTTAAAAAATATAAATGGAACCCCTGAATTTTCAAATGGAAAATGGCAAGCAACAGATACCAATGGGAATACACAACAATTAACAGCAAATCAAGCCGGCAATATTAGTGCTTTTGAAAAAGAAGCTGCAATTGCTAAAGAAATAGATTCAATTAGAAAAAGTTTAACAGAAGAAGAATATAATTCATTAGTAGTCCAACAACAAGAAGTTGGAATTTTAGAAAAGAAGTTAGCAATTTTAAAAGAACAACAAGCTATTTCTAAAAAAGAAACTAATACTTTATTTGCTTTTCAGCAGGGTGATGCTTATCAAGAATACCAAAATGCAAAAAATACACCTGGTGCAAATGTAGAATTAGCAGGCGATACATTTTTAAAAAAACAAAAAGAAAGATTAGAAGCAGCAAATAGATTAAAAAATGAAGGTAATAAATTAACAGAAAAACAAATTCAAAAATTAAAAGTAGAAGCTGGATATAGTAAAGACAGTAAAGCCACTGCGGAAGTTATAGTTAATCGAAATAAAGAAAGATTGGAATTAGCAAAAGAAATTGTAAAACAAGACAAACAAGAAGCAGAATGGAAAGAGCAACAAGCTAATACTGAAAATAGAGTAAAACAAAATGTAAATAATAGAAAAGAAGACCAGGAAAAAACACAAAATATTCAAGGGATGATAGGAGCTGCATCTTCTCTTGCAATGACTCTTGGTGGTGTAAATAGTATTTTAGATACTGTTTTTAATAAAGATATATCGGGTGGAGAAAAAATATTACAAATTTTTACTCAATTAGCCTTTGTTTTACCAATGTTATATAGTGCTTATACATCATTAAATGCTATACAAGCGATTAGTATTGGTCAAACAACTATTGGAGCAACTGCGCAAGAATTTTTAAATGCAGCGATTTTAAAATTTATTCCATCTGCCAAAGGGGCTGCCATTGCACAAACAGCTTTAAATACAGCAATGAATACAAATGTTATAGTGGCTGTTGTTACAGCAATTTTAACTTTAGTTACTGCTTATTCTATTTTAACAAGAAGAGCTTCAGAAGCAAGACAAGCAAAAATTGAGACTAATAATAAAATTATAGAAGGAAATCAAGCTTTAAAAGATGAAAAAGATGCTATTTCTGAAAATGCAAAAGCATATAATGAAGCTTATAATAAATATAAAGAAACTGGTGAGGGAAAAAATGAATTAGTTACAGCCTCTCAAAATTTAATTGATAAATTAGGAGATGAAGGAACTGCTTTATTAAGTGTAATAGACAACTATTCTTTATTTAATGATAAATTAAAAGAAGTATTAGCTACAAGATTACAAATAAAAAATACAGATGCAACTAATTTAATTAAAAGTTATGAAGCAGCTGGAAGAAATGTATCATTGCAAAACCAAGAAGATGCGAGTGAAGATAAAGCAGGTTTTTGGAGCCAAACTGGTGCTGAATTAGCTGGTTTTATTGGTACTCTTGGTTTTACTGGATTAGAAGATTTAGCTACTTTAATTACTGGAACTCCTTATCATGCTGCTAGCATTGCTGATGTAGAACATACTTATGGTATGACATTTTCTAGTGAAGAAGAATCTGATGCTGTTGATATAATTAAAGATACTTTATCTGATTATGGTGAAGCATCTCAAACCAGTTTAGATAAATGGACTGGAAATACTTCTGATTTTGCAATGAATTTTGAAAATTTAGATGCTGATGAGTCAATAATAGCAATGCAAGCATTAGAAAAAGCTTTAAAAGACTTAGAAAAAGAAGGTAAACAAACAACTGAAACTTATTCTAGTTTAAGTGCTCAATATCAACAATTAGATGAAGCTACTCAAGCTTATAGAGAACAATTAGAAACTTTAAGTGAGTATTATTCTGCTGGTGTTTTCGCTACAAATACAACTGATGCAGATGATGAAATGAATAATCGTAAAGATTATGAAGCATATAAAACTAATATGATTAATGCCTATAAGGATAATGATTATATTAAAAAAGCAGCAGAGGCATCAGGAGATGCAAAAGCTTATTATGAAGATAGATTCAAAAGTGATATTTATACTTATGGTTCTACTGATATTCAAGCTCAATATGAAGCAGAGCAAAATAGAGAATCTCAAAGAATGGCTATGGGAAATGCCGTTAAGAAAACTTATGGTGTCGAAGACTATGGATGGAATGAAGCCCAAAAACAGGATGAAGATTTTCAAAAATTAATTAAACATAGAAAAAATACAAACAAAGATATTGTTAATGCATTAGATGATACTAATTTAATGTCTTATGTTGATTTAAGTGTTTTCAATCAAGAAGATTGGGAAAAGATATATAATGCAGATAGTGCAAATAAAGCAGCAGAATATATTATTGATTCTAGCATGGATACAATTAGAAAGACTTTTGAAAAAGGTATTGATGATGTTGTATCGGGTGGGAAAGATGCAATGAGTCAAGCCTTATCTGGGGATTTAACTCCTGATAATATTTCAGATGATTTTAAATCATATCAGAAACAATTAGAATCAGCAAGTGAAATTTATCCAAAATTAGAAAATGAAATTAATATTGTTAATAATACTGCTCTTATTGGTACTCAAGCATGGTATGATGCTCTTGATGAAGTTCAAGATAAAATGGAGAATATTCAAATTTCTCAGGCTAATACAACAGCTTATGATAATTTAGAGGAAGTTCTTTTAAAATATAGACAAGAAGATTTTTCAGTAAATATAGATGCTAATACTCAAGAATTTACTGATAAAATGGATGATTTATTAAATGATTCTTATAGCGTATCTGTAAAAATTAGAGCTGAAGGACATCAAGATTTTACTAGTTTAACAGGTCAGTTAGATAATATAGATGAAGCAGTTGAAAAAATTGGTGAAGATTATATTGTTGCTGCTGATGATGTTACAGCTATTGGTGAGGCAATCCCTGGTGTTCTACAGCAAATGCAGTATATGTCTGATGGAACTGTAAAATTAAATAAAGAAGCAATTCAATCTTCTGTTGATGCAGCTAGACAATCTATCAAAACTAAAGTAGAAGAAACTGCCACAAAATTAGAGACAGAGGCAGAATATCATTCAGCTCAAGCAACTTTATATGGAAGTATGGCAGAAATAGCTCAACAAGCAGCTAATAACGAAATTGGTATAGAAGATGCTAAAAATAAATTGTTAGCAAAAGCAATAGATGTTCAGGCTAACAATAATAAAATGTTAAAAGAAACAGAAATTACTAATCAAAAGAAATTAGCAGATTCTTCACAAGAAAATGGGGGTATTTTAGCTTCAAACTGGGCTGAAGCTTATCAATCAGCTGCTTTAAATTCTGCAGAATTTGCTGCTGTTGCAAAAGCCAATAATGAAGCTGCAACTGGAGATGGAAAAATTGAAACAAAGAATATTGTACCTCATTATGAAGGAGCGGAAGGAAGTACAACTACTGTTTCAGAAATTCCTGATATAGAAAAAGCAACTAAAGAAGATTTAGGTGATTTAGCTCAAGAATATAAGGCAAAAGCTGAAAGTGAACAACAAGCTGCAAATACAGCCTTTAGCGAAGCTCAAGGTATAAGAGCTAAATTAAATGCATCTAATGTTGCCGCTAGTAATGTTAAAAAGGGAAAAGGTGCTAGTGGAGGTAAGGACAAAGATAAAGATAGCACTGATTTAGAGCCAATAACTGATGAATTTGACTTATTAGAAAATATTAATAATCAATTAGAAATCCAAGAAAATCATTATGAAAGAATAAATACTTTAATAGAGCATACATATGGTTTAACTAAAATACAAGGAATTAAAGAAGAAAATAAAATACTTGATGCTCAATTAAAATTATATAAACAAAAAGATAAGCTAATTCAAAAAGATATTAATAGACAAGGTAGTAAATTAATTCATTATGGAGCTAATTTTGGAGAAGATGGAACAGTATCAAACCATCAGCAAGTGTGGGAAAAATTAAAGGCTAAAGTTAATAAGGCCGCAGCATCAGGAAAAGAGAAAACTTATGAAAAAGCTAAGCAAGAATTTGAAGATTATGAAGATGCTTATGGTAAATATAATGAAGCATTACAGGAAGCCGGAGATAATTTAGCTAAGCAACAAGAATTAATTTATCAAAAAGTTGAAAATAATATTAAAGCTATTGAGGCTGAGGTTACTGTTAGAGTAGATACTGGAGAGGCTATTAGAAATCTTCAAGAGTTTAAAGAATTAATGGCATCTGATTCAGATTATTTTACTAAATTACAAACTAATATTGCAAAAGGATTAAGTTATACTCAATCAAAAGAGATGCAAACTTATATAAAAAATGCTGAAAAAGCAAAAAAAGCTTATAATAAGATTGCTAAAGGTGGAAAAGATAAAACATATGGTACTGATTCTCAAGCAGCAATGGATGCTTATAAAAATTATACTGATAAAGCTGCTGAATCAGCAAAATCTATACAAGAAGCTATAAAAAATTATTATAGCACTATGAAAGAATGGATGTCTTCACTTAAATCAGATTTTGATGACGTACAAAATAAATTAAAGAATATTACAGATGAAACTAAATATTATGCAGATTTATTAAATTTAATTCATGGTAGTAATAAAGCTGAACAAGCACAACTATCTACTCAACAAGGAAATGAGTATACTGAGCAAACTAAATACTATTATAAAGAACAAGATAAATGGAATAAAATAGAAGATGATTATCAAAAGAGAATTGATAAAAAACAAAAAGAAAGAGATAAATTAGAAGATAAAGTTAAAAATGCTAAAACTAAAAAAGCTAAAAAACAAGCAAAAGAAGAATTACAGACAACTAAAAATAGTATTGAAGAATTAGAAGGTTTAAGAGATGAAGCAATTAAAAATTCTGCAACAGCGCAAAGTAATGCTCAACAGGCTTCATTAAATTCATTAAAAGCATACCAAGATGCTTTTAAGTACTCTATTGAAGCAGCTTTTCAAGATTTTGAGAACGAAATGACTGATGGAAAAGGTTTTGATTGGGCTAATAAACTTTGGTCTTTAGATAAAGATTATATTAATAATTGGTATGATAATATTGAAAAAGACCTTAATTTAAAAGATTTTACTTTATCTATTGATATGGATATTGATGAAGCATCTTCTGATGCAATAAAAGAAAAATTAGCACAATTTAGAGACGAACAAGAAAAACAATTAAAAAATCAAGCATATTTAAGTGAATATGATTTTAAATTAGCAAAAGCAAAGTATAATGTTTTAAAGAAACAAATTGCCTTACAAGAGGCTCAAGATAAGAAAACATCTTTAAGATTAAGAAGAAACTCTCAAGGTAATTATACTTATCAATACACTGCTAATAATAATGATATAAATAAAGCAAGAAGTGAACTTAATGATGCTAATAATGAATGGTATAAAATTACAAAAGACCAACGTATGTCAACATATGAAAAGTCTGCAAGTTTAATTAGTTCATTAGTAACAGATTTAAAAGCTAAAGCTGAATCTGAAGGTCTTGAAAATATAGATACCTTATCTCAACAAGAAATAGAAACATGGATGCAAGGCCATGTAGGAGATTATTATACTAATTGGAAGACAGAATATGATGCTGCTTATAATGATTATTTGCAGGCTCAGAATGATTATGCGGAAGCTGCATATACAATTGCAATGGTTCAGTCAGGAAAAACTGATAAAGTTTGGCAACAATTATCTGATGATGAAAAACAACGTTGGATAAAAGATACTTTACCTAAATTAGGCAGTGCTTTTAAAGAATATTATACTGGTGTTACTCAAGATTCTCAACATATGGAAGAAGCCGTTACAGAAGTCTGGAGAAATTGTAACAATGCAATGGTAGCGTATAAAAATGGATTTGAAAAATTAAAAAATGAAGCTAATGTTCAAATTCCAGTTGTTAATACAATTATTAATACTCACAAAGATAAAGTAAAAGGAGTTGAGAAACAGTGGAGAAAAGTTTTAGAAAATTATGAAGCATATGAAAAAGCGGTTAATGATGATAAACGTATATCAGCATTAGAAAAAAGTTTAAATGCAGTAAAACAACCAATCATAAATTTATATAATTCTTTAGATACTGCTACTGAAAAAGCAGAAAATTTAAAGAATGCTATCGATGCTTTAGAGGGTAAAACTATTACAGTTACAACTAGATATGTTACATCAGGGAACTCTAGTGGTGGCGGTGGGGGTGGTAATAACCCCGGTAAAGCTTCTCCAACAAAAATAAAGAAAACTAAAAATCATCTTCCAAAAACAAAAGCTTCAGTTAATAATCAGATAGAAAAAGGGGATAAAGTTTCATGGACTAACAATGGAATCCATAGTGACGGGAAAAAACATGTAGAATTTGATTTATGGAATACAAAAAAAGAAGCAATAGGCGATAGAAGTAAAAATGCAAAAAGTATTGTAAAGGTACATAAAGCAAATGAAGGTTATACAGAAAACGTTTTACATAGTAAAGTAAAAGTATTAAAATATGATGAAAAAAGTGGAGCAGTAAAAATTCAATTTTCTGTGTTACCTTTTGCTGGTGATACTCATGGAGCAGGTAACGTTCAACCATTTGAATATTCAGGTTGGATTTCAGCAAAGACTTTTTATAATAGATTTACAGGTTTTGATACTGGTGGATACACTGGAGATTGGAGTTCTTCAGATGGCAAAATTGCTATGTTACATGAAAAAGAATTAGTTCTTAATAAAGAAGATACTGCAAATATGTTAAAAATTGTTGATAGCGTTAGAGAAATAAATGCTCAAAATTTAGATTTATCTTCTTTAATCGCTCAACAAATTATAGATACTTTATATAGTAATATGCAAAGTATCAAAAAAGATTTTGCTCTTCAAAGTCAATTATCTATGAAGCAAGGTGCTTCAAATGATGAATTAACTATAGACCAAAATGTTACTATAAATGCGGACTTCCCTGGAGTATCAAATGCAAAAGAAATTGAAAAAGCATTTAATTCATTAGAAAATATGGCAACTCAAAAAGCATATTCTACTAAAAGAAGATAGCGGATGGCGGCAACCCCGCTTCCGCTGGTTAAAATAAATTAATATTATTATATTAATTTTTATTTTAATCATAGAGAAAAAAAGGAGAATATGTTATGAAGAGAGAAAAAGAAATTAATAATGCAATTCTAAATGCTATTGATATTTTAATTAATAGAAGATTAGAAACAAGTAATTTTAATACAACTATATATGGAATAATAGAAGAAAACATTGAAGGTAATCAATATAAAGTTGCCTATCAAGATTCTTCTATTGTTGCTTATAGTAATACAGATAAAAAATATAAACCCGGTGTTGGTGTTTATGTTTTAATCACAAATGGAGATATAAATGAAACTAAATTTATTTTAGGTTCTACAGAATCTAATTGTTTTCTTGATTAAAGGAGGTAAATATGGAAGTATTTTTAATGATTTTACAAACAATTATATCTATTGTTATACCTGTTGCTATTTCAGTATTAACATATTTTGTAAAAAAATATGTAGATGAAAAAGTTAATAATGAGCAATTAAAGAAAGCAACAGATATTATTGCTACAGCAGTTAATTCAGTTCAACAGACATATGTTGATGATTTAAAAAAGAATGGCGACTTTACTTTAGAGGCTCAAAAGAAAGCATTAGAAAAAGCTAAAAATCAAGCCTTAAATCTAATGAATGATAAAGTGACTTCCGCAATTCAAAATAACTATGGTGATATAGAAAAGTTTGTTATCACTACTATTGAAGGAATTATTGGTAAGCAAAAATAATAAATATAATAGGGATAGTTTAAGACTATCCCTATTTTTTTTATTGCTTGGACTAAATTGTTTTATTTTAACTAATAGAGTTTTATATAAAATAGCGAAAAGTCGAAGGAGGATATTATGTTAGAACTATTAACAACATATTCTATAGCAGAAATACTTATGTTTGTTGTTATGTTAGCTATTGCCATTAAAGAAGTTGTTACTTTTGTAGAATGGGCTGTGACAAAATTAAGACAACTTTTTAAGAAAGGTTTTAATGAAGATAAAGAAAGAGAAAATGTATATGAAAAAATTAGAAAAGAAGATAAAAAAATAGAAGATTTAGCAGCAGAGCAAAAACATATCTGTGAGTATTTAACAATTATTGCTAATAAAGTAGATTTGTTAATTGATTCAGATAAAAATGATATAAAAACGTGGATAACAGAAAAACATCATTATTTTTGCTATGAGAAAAAATGGATTGATGATTACAGTTTGGAAGGGATAGAGAGAAGATATAAAAATTATCGAGATGAACGTGGCAATTCTTATATTGGTAAATTAATGCAGGACTTAAGAGCATTGCCTAATACTCCTCCAACAGAATAATAAAAATTAAAAGAGAAAAAGGAGAAAATAATATGGCTTTTAAAATAAATATTTATCCGCCAATAGTAGATACTTATATGCCTGCTTTTCCTATTATAAATGATAAATTTAATGGAGAGAAACAAAGAGCAACTATTAGAGTATATTTTGGCATTTCTGCCTATAATAGTTATGAACAAATTTCAGATTGTATTCAAGTTACAGTTAGAAATCAATATACTAATCAATCTTTATTAAAAGCAACCAATGGCATAAAAGTATTTACTAGTAAAGATAAAGATAAATTTGGGATTGATGAAACTGTTAGTGGTAATAATAAATATTATATTACATTAACTGAAGAAGACTTTATTAGTCTTGACAATAAAGATGAAAAAAAATTTACAATAAATCAATATATGAAAGCTCAAATTCGTTTCACTAAAAAAGGCGAAGCGACAAATGCAAAAAATATTGGAACTATTGATTGGTTTAATGAACAAATAAATAATTTTTCGGAATGGTCAACCGTTTGTTTATTAAGACCTATTTCACAACCTAGTATTTATATATCAGAATTAAATCAAGAATCTTTAACTGGTGCTTTATCAAGCACTTTTTATGTTTCAAATTTAACTGACTTAAATGGTCAATTGCTTTTTAGAGATAGCCAAGAACAAGAGAAATTAGAGTCTTACCGTATAAGAGCTTATATTGATGATAAAGAAGAAACTTTAATCAGTGATTCTGGTATTCTTTATGCTAATGAATATACTCCTAATGTTTTTAAATATACGTTTAATTATCAATTTAGTGAAGATATGAATTATAGAATTAGGTTTGACTATACTACTATAACTAAATATAAAGAGTCAAAAGATTTTTATATAAAGATAATTACAAGCGGCGGAAACCCGCTTAACGCAATTCTTTCAACGGAAGCTCAGGATGATTTAGGACGTATAAAAATTAATGTAAAACATAAAGAAGATAATATATCGGGATTTATTGGCGTTATAAATTTTAGAAGAACTTCTAGTGAAAGTAATTATACAGTATGGGAAGATGTACATAGAGTATACATATCAGACGGAGTTCCTTTAGATTATACTTGGTATGATTATACAACGAAGAGCGGAGTTTTTTATAGATATGGGGTTCAAAAATTTGATAATTTAGGTAGAAGGGGAGTTTTATTAAAAGAGTTAGATGAAAATGATAACCCTATTTCCGCAATTAATTATTTAGATGATATTTATATAGTTAGAGATGGGAAGATATTATGTTTAAAATATAATTCTTCTATTGATTCTCTTACAAGAAATGTAATGGAATCAGTTACCTCTACTCTTGGTTCAAAGTATCCTTTCATTACAAAGAATGGAGTTGTAAATTATAAAAGTTTTACTTTAAATAGTTTAATATCTTTTTTTAGTGATGAATATGAACTAGTAACTATAGATAAAGAGGGTCATAATACTTTTACAAATGAAAATTTATTTACAACAAAAGATAATATGTATTTTTCTTCTGATATAGTAAAAGAGTATGATAATTTTAATAATATTAAACATATAACTTCTCAAAATAATTATATTTATGAAAGAGATTTTAGAGAAAAAGTATTAGATTTTTTACATGAAGATAATATAAAACTATTCCGTTCAACTCCTGAAGGAAATATGTTAGTTAAATTTACTGAAATTTCTATTACTCCAGAAGAACAATTAGGTAGATTAGTATATAATCTATCTGCCACTGTAACAGAAGTTTCTGATTATTCTCTTGCTAATATTGATAAATATGGAATACAATATATAGGAGACATCACACAAAATGTTATTACAGAAGATTTTGTAGGACAAATTATGGGAACTTTTACAGGAACAACTGAAATAATAGAAGAAGTAAATAATAAACATGCTTATGAAGGAGCATCAGATACAATTAATACTTTTAAAAATTTTAATTGGCTAAAAATTAGATTCGTAAATGAAACAGATGCTCAAACTATTTATACTTCAGAAGATGGACAATTATCTTCTATAAGCACAGATTTTGCTAATGCAAAAGAAGTAGGTAAAGGATATATTATTAACATTAATAATAAAGATATTTTTGTCTCAAAAGATATTCCTTATTATGAAATAGCGGATTTTAATACTCCAGTTACTTCATTATATTTTCCTAAAATTAATCAATTATATAATGAAGCACCAAAAGTTGTAATTGATTATATTGTTACAATGGAGAAGAATATTAGTAATAATCAAATTATTAATAATATTTTTGCTTATAAAGGTATAGGACAAGAAAGAAGAACATTTAGATATAACGAACATATATTGCCTATTTTAAGAAATAAATATCAAGTTAGTTCAAAAAAGTTTTATATTAAGTTATTATCTATTGATAGATTAGGAATAGAGGCGGAAGCTGGTACAGTTTTATATGTCAAAGACTCCGCAGACAACAATAATTATTATAAGCACATTGTTTGGAATAATAATAAACTTGATTTTTATGATGACCAATATGTTATTTTAGATGCTTATTTTGGAGGATTATATCTTCCAAGTAATAAAGTCCATGAAGATGAAAATATTTATAACTTTTTATCAGAAATATCTCAACCTGTTGAATATGGCATTTATAGAATTTCAACTAAATATTTAATAGGAAGTAGTTTTGATAGTATAGAAGATATAAAAAATAGTATTTCTAAAGAAAATTTAGCATTATTAGATAAAAAAGGTCTTGAAAAAGGAACAGACTATCAAGATTTTATTATGACAACAGATACAGAATATGAAAATTATATATATTTGAACGATAAATTTTATTCTTATGATAAAGAAAGTCAAATTGCAAAAGTACCTATTAATGCTTATATTAATTATACTTATGAAACAGAGAAAGGAGAGTATGCAAAAAATGATAAATAATTTTTCTTACTTATCTGATTCTTTGTTTTTACATCAATTGGATTTAGAAAAAATAAAAACAAAGATTATAAAAATTATAGTTTTAACAAAAGAAGAAAGAGCTATTGCGGAAGTAACTGGTAGGGTTACTTCTGGTAGCATTAGTATTGATGGTAACTCTACCGTGAGAAGAACAGCTAGTTTAGAGTTTATTGCGGATACTGTAGACTATGATAGCATGGATTTAAAGCAATTATTTGTTATCAATAGAAAGGTTTCTTTACAAATAGGTATTAAAAATACTTTAAAGAAAGAATATCCGCAATATTCTGATTATGATTATATATGGTTTCCGCAAGGTATTTATGTAATGCAGTCTCCATCTTTTTCTAATAGTGAAGCTGGTTTAACAATATCAATGAATTTACAGGATAAAATGTGTTTATTAAATGGCGATTGTGGAGGCACATTCCCCGCATCTGTATATTTAGATACTTTTGATACTCTTGATGAAAGTGGAGCAATTGTAACAGAACAAATAACAATATATCAATTAATTACTGAATTAGTAAATCATTGGGGTGGAGAGCAATTAAGTAAAATTATTATTGATGGAGTTCCTAAAACTGCAATTATGGGAATGATGTGGAAAGAAAAAAAAGTAGCAATCAATACTTCAACAACGGGTAAAGACAATAATAATAATACACAAGAGAAAAAACAAGGAATTTATTTTGCTCAAAATGATAATCACAATGGTATTTATTATTTGGGTGATACTGTTGAAAAAATAGAAGATGCGCCAACACCGCCTGTTGCAGGATATAGTTTCTCTACTAATGGTTTAGGTAATTTATACTTTTCTGAAGGAGATTATATTGGTGGTTTATATGAAGATTTAGTATACCCTGCAGAAGATGATGCAAATGGATTACAAGCAAATGCAGGAGACTCTATCACTTCAATCTTAGATAAAATAAAAGATACACTTGGCAATTTTGAATATTTTTATGATATAGATGGAAATTTTGTATTTAGAGAAATTCAAAATTACTTAAATACTTCAAAAGCAACGGGAGATTTAAACAAATTATTAAATTTAGAAAAAGATGCTTATTTATCTGAAATAGGCAAAAGCAATGCTACATATGTATTTAATAATCCAGATTTATTTATTTCTTATTCTAATTCTCCGAAATGGGAAAATATAAAGAATGATTTTATAGTATGGGGCGAAGCGAAAGGTATAGATGGAACTGCTACTCAAATACGTTATCATTTAGCTATTGATACAATTCCCGCAAATTGGAGTAACCATAAATATAATAATTTTGTTTATGATAAAACAAATAATAGATTATTGGTTAGTATTGATTATTCTAATTATGATAATTTTCCTAAAATAGGAGTGAATGAATTAGTTTATAGAGATATTTCAACTAATATTTTTTATCAATGGAATCCTAAAATTAAAGATTATGTTATATTAAAAGATGCTACAATAGTAGACACTATAACACCACCTAATTGGAGAGATGATTTATATTTAAGCGGGATTGAGGGTACTCGTTCCGGCGGAGATACTAATAATTATTTTATAGAGTTAGAAGAGGCGTGGCCTGCATTTTATTCTATAGAAAACAATAAATATATAGCAAAAACAGATGTTAATATGTATAATGTTAAATATTATTTAGATATTATAGATAGCAATACAGAAGTTGCCAAATATAGTATAGATAATATTGGAAAAAGAACTAAATCATATTCTGATAGTAAAGTTAATTGTATTTTTGAACCTGATATTCCTGATTATGTTTTAATTGAATGTAATGAAAATTATACAGTTGGAGAAGATACTCAAAAAGAAATTGATGATTACTTATTAACTGGACAAAGATATATATTGGTTCCTTCATCTATTTATAAAAATTTATCTAAAACAAGTGCTATTTGGAATAGTGCTTTTTATGCAGCTAGAGATTTATTATATCAATGTGTAAGTTTAAATGAAAGTATTGAAATAGAAAGTGTTCCAATTTATTATCTTGAGCCAAATATTCGCATATCTGTTTTAGATAAAAAAAGTGAGATATATGGAGATTATATAATAGAATCTTATTCAATCCCTCTAGAAGCAGAAGGCACAATGTCTATATCTTGCACTAGAGCATTGGATACTATTTAGAAAGGAGTAAAAGGAGTGGCTAAAACATATAAAATAGGACAACATTTATATCAAGGCACTAATAATGATACTTTAGTAGATATAGATAATTATTATTCTAAGCCTATTGCTTTAGAAGATTATAAAATTATTAATACCACAAGAGACAGTAATGGATATTATACAGTTATTCAACTAGAAAATGGTAAGCAATTCGAAGTTGGTAAATGTTATTATCTTTATTTTGAATTAGTACCATCTGATACAGATAAAAATATATTATTAAGTTATAATTCTGAAGGAGAATTAGCTGATGATGATATTATCTTTAGAAAATTAAGTTTAGAAAGTGGGATTCAAGATAAAACTAACAATATGAAAAAATATGAAATTATCTTTTCTCCAGAAAAAGCATGTAATCAAGTTATTTTTCAAGTTGAAACGTCTAATAATTATGTTTCTCACGTTTTATCTATTGATAATTTAGAGATAAGAATAGTAAATAATTTAATAGGAAGTGTGCTTGGAGATAGTACAATGACTTCAATTAGAGAACTTACTATTGAAGGAGATGAAAATATCTTTTTTGTTTTAAATAATGAAGATATTAAAATTGGTCCTAGTAATTATTATAAAATTTATGATGATTACAATATTAGTTTTATAGGTTTTGTTTTTAATCAACAAAATACAAAAACCTCTTTTATTATGAATTATAAATATTAAGGAGGCATAAAAAATGTTACACGGTGATAATAATGGTTTCATTCAGGTTCAAGGACCTTTTAAAGCGGGTGATATCATTTTTACGAATTTAGAAAATTATAATATCAAACATTTTAGAATACAAACTTTAGCAGACCAAATTGTATATATAGCATTACCTTTAAATAAAAATGAAAGTAATGAAGTTGTTTTTAAGATTGGTTCTACTGGAGTTTTAGAATTTAATAATATAAAAATAAAATATATAAAATTTAATAATAATCAATCAGATAATACTTTGATTGATATATTATTAAATTAAAAGAGAGAAAGGAGAAAATAAATGTCAAAAATTATAGGTGTTGTAGTGAATTCCATTACAGGGAAAGAATTAAATTATATGCTTGTCTCTTGGAATGGTGAAAGCACTAAAGATTATTCTCATATTCAATGTAAAATTATGACTAGCAGTGGAATTTATGTTAATACTGTAACAAAAGCAATAACTAGTTCAGTTTCAAATCTTCCTATATATTTACTTCAAGATGGAATAAAACCTAATACAGAATATAAATTAACATTAACAGGAATGAAAGATAATGAGGTAGTTGGTGATAGTACAAGCGATGAAGCTTTTTTTACAACTCCCGCCAATATTGGGCAGATACAAGGAACTGTGTTTCATCTTTATGATTCACCTTCGAACTCTAAAGAACAAGGTTATAGAAATAATTTTTTATTTAATGTAGATTTTGCTCTTATTCAAAATGTTTTTTTATTAGATAATCATTTAGAATATAAAATGACAGTTCAAAATAAAACTACAAAAGAAATAAAAACTATAGATGTTCAAAATGATACTTTTTATAGTTTATATAATATTTTTACTGGGGCAATTACTGCGGGAGAGTATAAGTTTGAACTTTTCTATAGAATTAGAGTTGAATCCAACATATACGATTCAGATACACAATCCGCTACATCTACATATGATGCAGATACCAGACCGTCTTTAAAGCCTCAATCTTTTTCTATTACAGTAAAGGAAACATATCAACAACAATGTAATATAAAACTGGTATATGATGATGAAGTTGCTAGTAATAATTTTAATAAACTCTTAAAGGTTTATAAGGGGCCAGTATTAAAATTTACTAAAGTATTAAAATCTAATACAGATAGTTTTTTCCCACATGATGGACAATATAATTTAGATGGAAATAATACTTATACAGCAATAGTTGAGACTTCAAGAACTATCACGGACCCTGGTATTACTGAAACTGCTACAAGTGATCAGACTACTTTCTTTTTAAGCGAATGGCGTGCACCAGTAGCCCCAACAGGTTTGTATATAGATACAAATAAAGTGTTGCATTGGGGAGCTATTGAGAATGCAACTTCATATATGGTAAGTATTTTAGGAAATAATTACAGTACAGAAAAGAATTTTTATGATTTAAATCAAACGGCATTAAAAGATTATATAGGACAGGTTAATATTACTGTAACTGCTAATAATGATGCGGGAGTAGCTACTTCAGCACCTTGTGTTTATATTAATAGACCAATACCTATTATTGGAATTCGAGTTTCTAATTTAGATAGAACAAGTAAACAAATTACATTTTCTTGGAATCCACAAATACAGTATTCATATACAATTATATATAGATTATATATTAATAACACATTAATAGCAGATAATTTAACAAATACAAGCTATACTTTTGATTATAATAATTATTTTAAAGATGGTGGAAGATATGTTATTGCAGTTGACTCTTTAGTTAATGGAGTGGGCTCTCAGCCTGTAGGTTCTTTTACTTATACTTATAAAGAAATAGAAGTTGAAAAAGATGCTATTAAAAAAGCTAAAATTAAAATTAATGAAATTACTACAACTCCTGAGTATCCTATTAGCGTAAATGCAGAAGATGTAATTGTAGAATATAATGATGGAACACATGAAAATGTACAAGTTGTTTTAGAAGATAAAGCAGAAAGAAGTTTGTATCAAGATGATAAAATTGACCTTGGAGGCAGCAGTTCTAAGCAACATGGGGTTTATAGTGCTTCAATAGGAACAGAAACACTGGCTTCTGGCCGTAATTCAATTGCAGTAGGTGATGCCGCACACGCTGAAGGATTAAATAGTTCATCTTTTGGTAATGGGACTTATGCAAAGGCAGAAAGTTCACATGTAGAAGGTCAAGGCACTATTGCTACTGATAATGCTAAGTATGCTCATGCAGAAGGTTGGGCAACTAAAGCTAGTGGGGTTGCAGCACACGCTGAAGGTTATGATAACCGTGCAGAGACTGATTATTCCCACGCTGAAGGGCAAAAAACTGTAGCTTCTGGGCTTCGAGGTCATGCGGAGGGCATGTATACTAGTGCTAGCGGAGAAAATTCTCACGCTGAAGGTTATTTTACTAGTGCTAATGGTAAAAATTCACATGCGGAAGGTCAATCTATTTTAGTGCTTGGAGGTGACGATATTAGCGATGCCTTGCAAGCAAATGGTGCAGCAGCTCATGCAGAAGGATGTGCAACTAAAGCCTATGGTGATTATTCTCACGCAGAAGGTAATAAAACTGAAGCTACTGGAGATAGTTCACATGCTGAAGGTGGACGGACTAACGCTAATGGAACTTATGCTCATGCAGAAGGTTGGATAACTAAAGCTGCTGGATATGCATCACACGCAGAAGGCATGTACAGTATAGCGGCAGGTGATTATTCTCACGCAGAAGGTAATAATACTGAAGCTACTGGAGTTAGTTCACATGCAGGTGGATATGAAAGTAGTGCTTCGGCACCACATTCTTTTTGCCATGGAAGAGGACTAAGAACTGTTGGTATAGAACCACAAGCAGCTTTTGGTCGTTTTAATGAAACTAATAGCGCTATGCTTTTTTCTATTGGAAATGGTAGCAGTAACACTGATAGAAAAAATATTTTTTCTATTGATAAATTTGGAACTATGACTTTTAATTCTAATGTATTATCTGTTTATAAGCAAGATTTTGTTTTTGGAATAAAAGGAAAAAGAATTCATGTAACAAAGCAGAGTGGTTGGGACCCCCAACACGTAAATCAAAAGCAGTATATATTAAGAAAAGTTACTACAATGGGTGATACAGTAAGACAAATAAAAGCAAAAGTAAAAGTACCAGATGATTATGGATATCTTTTAAGTGCTTATTTTACTATAACACCAGCTGGGGACTATGCTAACCAAAACTACTTTTTCAATGCTGAGCAATTTTCGTATATTCCTCAGGAACGATGTCTAGATATTTGGTTTTTATCTACATCTACTGAAGGTTTAGGTCCAAATTTAGAAGATTTTGTTGATGGTTACATATATCTTACTTATACTAGTGGAAATATGGAGTATATGCCTATAGAAAATTAATAGAGAAGTCTTATAGACTTCTCTATTTTTTTTATGCAAATTTTCTTTTCTTATATTTTAAAACATCTAAAATCTTATCGCATATGATAAAATCCTTATCTCTTTTTTATTTTTTACATTATATGCCAAATTTAAGATTTCAATAAATTTTAATTAAAATTTAGAACATTTTAATAAATTCATCTTTAGCAAAAATTTATATACTAATGACAACAAAGGATATAAATAAATTTTTAAAAGAAAGGGGCAAGAAAGTATGAATTATTATCCAAATTATAATCCCAACTATTATAATCCAAGTTATTCTTATAATATACCTTATAATCAAAATATGCAACCACAGCAAACTCAAACACAAACATTAAATGGTAAAATTGTTGATAGTAAGGATATTGTAAAGGTTACTGATGTACCTATAGGAAGTTATGGGATTTTTCCAAAAGCAGATTTAAGTGAAATCTATATCAAATCTTGGAATAATAATGGGACTACAAATATCATAACTTTTAAGCCAGATACTAGCCAACCTATGGCAGAGCAAAATCCTATTGACGTTATTCTTGAGCGTATAAATCAGTTAGAAAATAAAATAGATAATGTTATTAAAATTCCAGAAACAACACCAATAGTTGAACAACCTAAAAAGGAGGTAAGTGCAAATGCCTACTAATATGATGCAAATTATTTCTTTAATGAAAAATGGCGGGAATCCTCAGCAAATGGTATTAAGTATGTTGGAACAACAAACAGAAAATAATCCATTCGCCGCAAATTTATTACAGCTTGCAAAAGGAAATAAAAGTGGCGAAATTGAACAGATTGCTCGTAATTTAGCAAAAGAAAAAGGAATAGATTTTGATACTGAATTTAACAATTTCAAGAAAACTCTTGGATTGTAAATAATAAATAATTTTATAAGGAGGAAACAGAAATGTTTAATAATGGAACAACAGGATACAGCTTATCAGATATTGCAGCTGCAACTGGAGACAGAAATGATGATAACTTTGGCGGAAATGGTGCTTGGTGGATTATCATTTTATTCTTGTTTGCATTTTGCGGATATGGTCGCAATGGTGCAGGTGCTGTAGAAGGTGCTATTACTAGAGCTGATTTATGTCAGGATATGAACTTTGGTCAGCTTGAAAATGGAGTAAGAGGTATTCAGAGTGGCTTATGTGATGGATTTTATGCAATGAACACAGGAATGTTAAATGGATTTGCAGGGGTTCAAAACACATTAACAACAGGATTTTCAGGAGTAGATAATGCTATTTGCTCTCTTGGTTATCAAACACAAGCTGGAATAAATAGTGTTAATGTAGGGGCAATGCAGAATACAAATGCTATTCAGCAGGATATTAATGCTAACACTGTTGCAAATATGCAAAACACTAACGCACTTCAATCTCAATTAGCAGATTGCTGCTGTGAAAATAGAGCTGCTATTGCTCAGGTTAGATACGATATGGCAACTGATACATGTGCTATTAACACTAACGCTTCTAATAATACAAGAGATATTATTGATTCTCAAAATTCAAACACAAGAGCAATTTTAGAAGCAATACAGCAAAATAAGGTAGATGCAATGCAGGATAAAATTACTGAACTTACAGCTCAGTTAACTTCAGCTAACCTTGCAGCACAAAATGCTTACTTAGTAAATGAGTTAAGACCATCACCAGTCCCAGCATATATTACAGCTAATCCATACTGCAACTGCGGTAATGCATATAACTATGGTAATTGCTGCGGAACATTAGCTTAATAAAAAATAACTAGAAACTATATTGGAGGATATAAAAAATGGCAGAATATACAGCAAATACAGCTCAAACTGTAAACGCAAATAACAATGTCTTATTAACATCAACGCCAGTAAAAGGAAGTAACTCCATAATCCATAGGGAAGGTAGTGGATTAGTTACTTTGCGTGGCATTACTCAACAGTGCCGCGCAAGGTTTAAAGTTACTTTTGGTGGAAACATTGCGGTTCCGACGGGAGGAACAGCAGAAGCAATCTCATTAGCTATTGCTATAAATGGAGAACCAATTGCTACTACTACAATGATTGAAACTCCTGCAGCAGTAGAACAATATAACAATGTTGCAAGTAGTGTTTATATTGATGTACCTAAATGCTGCTGTGCCCAGATAAGTGTAGAAAACACAAGCACTCAAGCAATTTTAGTACAAAATGCAAATCTAATTGTGGATAGGGTTGCTTAAGGAGATATAAGGAAATGGAAAGATTAAAAAGAATAAAAGAGAATTTAGTTAATTGCGTTGAAAGTCAAATTAATGGCAACATGCAAGAAGTAAATACAAAAGAATTAGGTGAAGCAATAGATATGATTAAAGATATGTCTGAAGCTATTTACTATTGCAATGTTTCAAAAGCAATGGAAGAAAGAGAAGAAGAAGAAAAATACAGTAGAAAATATTATACACCTTATGTACATTATCCAGATTATACTAGATATAGAGATTATGGAAAAATGTATTATCACGATGGTAATATGACACATAATGATGGTAGATATACAACTCCATCAACTTCTTATCCTACAGAAATGAGAGACGTAAGAGAAGGTAAAAGTCCAGTAATGAGAAAATATTATATGGAATCAAAAGAGATGCATCATGGAAAAGAAAAACAGATAGAAGAATTAGAGAGATACTTAAAAGAATTAAGTGAAGATATTACTGAAATGATAAGCGGTGCAACTACTGAAGAAAAAACAATATTAAAACAAAAGTTAGCTCAACTAACTAATAAGATAGCCTAATGTTTAATATAAATGGTATAGAATGGCAATTGAAATTTGTGCCTTCTAATTATGAAGCATTAATACGGAGCAATAAAACAAAAACAGTCGGAGTTTGCGATAATAATACACATACTATTTATATAGATAATGATATTAATGGTTTTCTTTTAAAGAGAGTAATATGCCATGAACTTACTCATGCAGCGATGTTTTCTTATGGTATTGATTTATCAATAGAACAAGAAGAATTATTTGCCGATTTAATCGCTACATATGGAGAAGAAATCATAGATATTACTAATGCCCTTTTTAAAAGTTTAAAAGAGAGATAGATAAGTTCTATCTCTCTTTTTTTATTCCCAATTAAATTTATCAATCATTGCGGAAGCATATCCAATACCAATAGCATCTGCTATGTCATCATTAACTGTAATATTATATTTATTTTTTACAAACTCAATATCTTTTGGTTTTAAAGAGGTGCGGCGAACGCCACTACCAGTTTTTATTCCACATATTTTTCTCCATTGACTTGGATATAAATATTCTATATCGAGCTTCCCGCATTTTTCATGTACAAAGATTGCTACGGCTCCCTGTAACCACATTAATGCTCTATGTGTTTTTATATTTTGTACGCCCGTTTCAGGTCTTACTTCTTCTACTACAATTTTATCTACTTTATATTTTTCTAATACGTCATCCAAACCGTATATAATTTTTTGTATTCTTTTGATTAAATCATTTGAAGATGCAGTAATGCACCCATAATCTATTAATTCTTCATCATCGAAGACAGCCCAACCGCTTGATTTAGTAGATAAATCTAATGCTAGTCTTTTCATCTAAAATCCTCCTATCTATACCTAGATTATAGCATAAAAATTTTTAGATGTCAAGCTTTTTAAACAAAAAAAATAAGAGCAATTAAATTGCTCTTATTTATATTACTGGTTATCTGTACTACCGAAGCCACCCTCGCCTCTTTCAGTTTCATCCAAATCTTTTACTTCTTCAAAGTTAATAGGATAGAAAGGTAAAAGAACTAACTGGGCAATTCTATCGCCAGGATTAATTGTTTTTACTTCATCACTATCATTGTGAAGAGGTACAATATATTCTCCTCTATAATCTGAATCACAAATACCTACACAGTTTGCAGGACGTAAACTTTGCTTAGTCGCTAATCCGCTTCTTGCAAAAATAGCTCCAAATGTATCGTCAGGTAGAACCATCGCTAAACCTGTTCCTACTTTAACTGTCTCATGTGGCTGAATAGTGATACTTTCATCTATTGCTGCATATAAGTCATATCCTGCTGCTTGTTCACTCCCTCTTGTTGGAATTATAGCAGAATCTTTAAGTTTTTTAATCTGAACTGCTCCTGCGCATGGTCTCATTTCATATTGTAAATTTCCTACTGGAATAATCATTATTCTTCTTCCTCCTCAATTGTTTCATTTATATTATTAAAAGCACTTTTCTGTTCATAATTCACATTAATTACATCTACTGGTTCTGCTTCATCATTGAACAATTTAGTAACTTCAAATCTTATCCATTCATCAATTACTTCGCCCTTACTCTTTTTCTCTTTTTTAGTACTACTATATTTAGCCACTGTAAAACGATGGTCTGATTTTAATTCTTTTAAAAATTCTTCTACTTCTTTTTCACTTGATAGTCTATATGTTTCTACAACTTTTGTTAAATATCTCATTTTTATATCTCCTTAAATAATATTGATTGTAAGAGTCTCTTTACTATATTTTTTAATATCTTCTTCTTTTATTTTAGAAGAAACTCCTTTTGAAAACTGTTTTGGACCTGTTAAATCTAATTGATGAACGTCATATTGCTGAGAAAGACCTAAAACCATAGTTGGAATTTCATTAAGTTCTACTCCAACTGCATCTATCTTATTTCCATTTTCATATACATAGAATTTTTGAACTAAGTCAAAAGGTCTTAAAACGCCTATAATTTTTTTCATCTTTATTACTCCTCTATAATAGCAGCATCATAGCTAAAGAAATGATAACAATAAACTTCATTAGAAGAATCTTTCAGCCAGATTTCCAAAGCATCTGCAATATCTGATTCGTCTATTCCTATTACGTTACCTCTATTTAATAAACATTCTTTTAAGTCTTGAACTGCATTTTTTGCTTTTATTTTTTTATCGCCTATAGAACAAAGATTAAATAAAGTATAATTATGAATATCATTATTTAATAACATAAAATACTGATTATGGTTTTTAATATATTCATAAGCAACTTTTAATTCTTCATCTAATTCTTTATCTGTTAAGGTTTTTTCCTGTGCAACCGCCTGTTTATTCATATCATATAAAGTTCCCATTGAAACTTCATTTTTATGCTCTTGATATTTCTTTTCAAATACGTCAGGTTTGCAAGGATAAAACTCACCTCTTAAACCTTTTATAATATAATCATTTTCTGTTGCTTGCATTTCTCCTTCAAGAGTATGTATCCAACAATAAGCTACATTATCTTTTACAGAAAAATCATAACAAATATCATTTCCACAAAATGATTGTAATTCTTCTTTGTTGTCTTTTGTAAATTGAATTGCTTCAATTTGACAAGGTTTTGTATCATATATCTTTGACATACTTATAAAACTCCTTTTTTCTCTGTTGATACAATTATATCAAAATTTTTTCTTTTTGTCAAATTATAAAACCCAATAATACATTGATTTTTGCTTCCCCTTAATTCAAGAGTTAAATCTCTTTCTGATTGAATAAAAGGTCCATCTATTAAATAATTAATTTTAGAAAAAATTTTTTTATCATAATCAAAAGTAACATCATTTAAAAGCTGGTCTAAAACATAACCAGTCCATATATAAATTTTTATATCAGGATATTGTTTTCTTACTTTTGATAATAAATCAGCAATATATTCTCTATTTTCCGGACATAGCGGTTCCCCACCTAATATAGAAAAATTTCTTTTTACTCCATTTTTATCTATTGCTTTTAAAACTTTATCAGTAAGCTTATTAGGTTCTATTTCTTGTCCGCCATTAAAATCCCAAGTTTCAGGATTATGACATCCAGGACATCTATGCGGACAACCTTGCATCCATAAACTTACACAAACACCTTTTCCATCTACTATATCATTTTCTTTTAAATCTGCATATCTCATATTAATTTTCTCCTTTTATATTTTAATATGATTTTTACATTTTGGACATTTAATATAATCATAATAAGAATCTATATAATAATTTGTTAAAGTAAATTGTACAGTTTCTTTAACAAATACTTTATATTTATCTTTTTCAGAGTATCCAAAAGTGCATTTGCACTTTGGACACTTTATTTTATATATTTTCCCATCTTCTATAATTTTCATATCAGTCTCCTAATCTAAGTGAACTACTCGCTCATTAATTTCTTGCGTTTTACCTCGATTAAAAAAGTTTGAACCGATATATCCGCACACTCTTCTAGTAACATGTAATTTACTATGGTCTGTACATCCACAATTAGGACAATACCAATCTAAAGTATCTGGGTTTATAAGTATTTCACCTTCATATCCGCAATTTTCACATAAGTCAGATTTAGTATTTATTTCAGCATATTGAATATTTTCATAGATAAATTGAATTAATTGAATTACTGCGGGGATATTATCATTCATATTAGGTACTTCTACATAAGAAATACATCCGCCGCTTGATAATTTTTGAAATTGGCTTTCAAATTTTAATTTGCTAAAAGCATCAATAGACTCTGTAACATGAACATGATAACTGTTTGTTAAATATAATTTATCTGTTACGTGAGGAATAACTCCAAATCTATTCTTTGTAGTACGAGCAAATTTATAAGTAAGTGATTCTGCGGGAGTTCCATATAAACCAAAACCATATCCAGTTTCTTTTTTCCATTTATCGCAAGTATCTTTTAACTTTTTCATTATTTCTAAAGCCAATTCCTGACCTGCTTCTGAAGTATGGCTTTCTTCAATCAACGAATAAACGCACTCATATAAACCATGGTATCCTAAACTAACTGTAGCATATCCATTTTCTAATAAAGAATCTATTTTACTACCTTTTGGTAATCTAGCGAAAGCACCATGTTCCCAAAGTATAGGAGCTGTTTCTGTTGTAGTTCCTTTTAATTTATTTATTCTTAGCATTAAGGCTTCATAACATAAATTTAATCTTTCATCAAGAATATCCCAAAACAAATCTAAATCTCCATTTGCAGATAACCCTGCATCAACTAAATTTAATGAAACTACGCCCATATTAAATCTTCCATAGGCTTTATTTTTACCATTTTTATCATACCATGGAGAGAGAAAACTTCTGCATCCCATACAAGGAAAAACCTCGCCAATGTTTTCTTTCATTGCTTTTACAGAAATATAATCTGGAACTAATCTTTTAGCTGAACACTTTGCTGCAAGTTCTGTTAAATAAAAATATTTACTACCTTCATATGCGTTATTATCGTCAAGAAAATATAATAATTTAGGAAAAGCAGGACTAATATAATGTCCCTCTTTATCTTTTACTCCTGTTACTCTTTGTTTTAATATTTCTTCAATAATCATTGCATTTTCTTTTTCATACTCGGGGTCTTCATTTATCCACATAGCAATAGATAAAAATGGAGATTGTCCATTTGTGGTCATTAAAGTATTTAATTGATATTGAATGGTTTGAACTCCATCTGCTATTTCTTTTTTCAATCTTTTTCTTGCAATTTTTTCTACATTTTCTTTAAAAATTTCACTATCAATATTTCCAAAAGAGCAGTCATATAATTCAGATGCTACTTCTTTTATATAATTATCATAACTTTTACGAACATATGGTGCTAAATGAGAAGTAGAAAAAGTTTGACCGCCATATTGACAGCTTGCAACTTGAGCTACTATTTGAGTAGTAATAGTTGCCGCAGTTCTAAAACTATGCGGTGTTTCTATTAAAGTTTCATTAATAACAGTGCCATTATCTAACATATCTTTTAAATTAATTAAACAGCAATTATTAATAGACTGTATAAAATAATCTAAATCGTGGATATGTATTAATCCTTCATCATGGGCATGTATTAAATGAGCGGGTATCATTTTTCTTCGTGCTATTGATTTAGAAATTTCTCCAGCAATTAAATCTCTTTGAGTTGGAGCTAATGAAGGAGCTTTATTAGAGTTTTCCATCTGCAATTCTTCATTGTTGCCGCCAATTAAAGATAGGATAGATTCATCACTATCCATAGTTTGCTTTTGATATTTTCTTAATACTTTAAAATCTTCATAAGATTTTGCAGTTAAACTTTGACCATAATGAATAAGTCTATCAAATATATATTTATCAACTTGTTCTCTTGTTACTACATTTTGGTCGCCGCCTTCTTTTAAAAAGTATTTCTCTGTATCAATAGAAATTAATCTTGCAATGTCAGGTAAATAAATTCCACCATCTTTCATTGCTGATACTATTGCTTTTTTAATTTTATTTTTATCAAAAACAACAATAGTTCCATTTTCTTTTACAAAAAACATTCTGTTTCCTCCTATTTTTTAATTTTGGATTAACCAGGGAAGGCTAGGAAAAAGCCTCCCAATAGGTTATCATATAATATCTAATTTATTCAATATTAATTAATCATTATTGCCCTGCAGAAAATCATATGGAACTAACTTTAAAAGATTAGAAAAGTGTGATACTTCAAATCTATTATCAAATTCTTCATAGAAAAATGTATCTTTATACATTTTAAAGTCTTCTTTATCTGTTATAAAACGTCTGCAAATTTCATAGCAGTCTGGATTATTTTCTCTTGCTAAAGCTCTTTGTAATCTTTTTTTATCATCACAATAGATGTAAATAGGAACTACTTCTAATCGTTTATCTTCAAGAATGTTACAAACGCCTGCAATGTCAAACACACCAACATTAATTTTATCAGGGTGCAATGCAGATAACATAGTTCCATAATACCAGTTATTAAAAACTGTATATTCTAACATTTCATTGTTTTCTATAGTTTCTAACATTTCTACTAAAGTAACAAAATTATAGTCTTTCCCATCTATTTCATTTTCTCTTTTTGGTCGGGTGGTGCAAGATACAATTCTATGAAAAGAAGGGTTTTCTTCTAAGAGTCCATTCAACACTGTATCTTTACCAGCTCCGCTTTCTCCAAACAGAGCTAGTATTTTTATTTTTTTAGAATCCATATTAATTTTCCTCCGCATTATATCTATCATGTATTAAGTTAATATCCCCATTAACCACTTCTGTAATTTTATACAGCTGGTGTGTAGGAGTATTTTTATAAGACTTTGTAACAAACATATCATCTCTTCTAAAACCAGTACACATTACTTTTGTACCTCTTGTGAACCAACCTTTTTCTTTTATTTTCTTAGTTCCATCTTCTTGTTTTTCAGAAATTTGTTTATTAAACATAGCATAATATTCCTTTGTAAATTTAACATTTACTACTCCATCTGTTGTTAATAAAGAAATAGAAGATTTAGCATCATTCTTACTAATAACAGTACCTATAATTTTATAAGTTTTATAAATAGGAATTTGTCTACCATTTCTTTTAAAGAAATAATCTACTTCAGGATTTGTTGGTAAATTAAAGAAATTAACAATTCCGTACTTATTTACATTAACTTCTTGCAATTCATGCTCGTGATAATAGAAACATAAACTTTCCATTTCCCAACTAGAAATATTTCCAGAAGCATATTTTTCCCATTGCTCTTTAAAGAGTAATTCATTAAATTTCTTTAACATTGACTCTTGATTATCTTTTAAATAATTCCTTGCTTTATCCATACATTCTTTATAAATTTTATCCCATGTTTTTTGAATAATACAAGTACAGCCATTAATAACTTCTAATTGTTCTATGTCAAAAAATGTATTATAAAAAGTTTCACAAGGCTCATCAAATACATAATATTGACCAATTTTTTTATAAGTTTTTAAATATTTATTAAATATAAATACTCTTTTTTCAAAATCTAATTCTTTAGGAATTAAATTTCTTTGAATTAATCCATTAAAATTTTGTAAAGTTAAACGTTTTTTAGGTTCACTTACAATAGATAGATAATATGTCATAATTACAATTCTTGGAGATACTTTTAACTGTTTTCCCCAATCTTCTTCTAATCTATCAAAAGCTCCTGACTTAATTAAAGATACCATTGCTTTTTTATTAAGCGGACATCTCTGCATAAAATCTTTAATTCCTACATAAGGTCTTCCCGCTTTAATTAAATTAATAGTTGCTTTATTAATACCGCTTAATGCTTTCATACCAAATAAGATTTCATTTGTTTCAATATTAGGTTTAAAACTATAATCAGATTTATTTATATCAATTAAAGATACTTTAATTCCTCTTCCTACCGTATCACCTAATGCTTTTGCTATCTTACCATAATCAGCATTTTTTTCTTTTCTTTCTGTATCATCATCTTCATCAAGAGAACCACTATTTACAATTAAGCAAGCGGTGTTCCAATAAATTGGATTCCAATTAGTTGCAATATATATTGATTGAACACCGATAAAGGAATAGGCTAATGCATGAATTACTGAAAATGAATACCCCATCTGAGGTCCAACACCATATTTCCATACATATTCACCTAAAGTCTTTCTTTTTGCTTTTTCTAAAATATCTTTCTTTAATTGCGGTATTTTAGACATTTGCTTTTTACCTACAATTTTACGGGCGGCGTTTGCTTCTTCCAAATTAAATCCACATATATTTTCATCCATTAACATTTGCATTAATTGTTCTTGTGATGGTGGAACTCCATATGATTTTAAGAAATATGGCTCTAAAGTTTTCTGTTCTTCTTTTGTTAAACCAAAATCATCCATTTCTTTATACCATAAAGATATATCATTTTTATATCTGATATATTTTTCCATAGGTGTTTCCGCACCTTTTTCAGATGTCATCAATCTCATTAATCCATTAGCATCAGCCATTTCTAATATATTATGCGGTCTAATCTTTTTTGCCGCCTGACTTCCTACATCACTATCGAACTGGAAAATGTTTAATACACTATTGTTACTTAATGCATCCCATATTCTTTTATCATCTAAAGGAAGTTTTGTTGGATGAAAATACTTATCATAAACTTCTCTTAATGATAAATCTTTTTCAATTTCTCCATCCTCTTGTAAAAGCTGAATAGCTTTGAGAAGTTTATCCTGAACTTCTGTTAATAAGAAGTCGTATTTTGTCATTCCTGCAGCTTCACACATATGTAAATCATATTGAGTAATAATATCGCCATTAGGAGCTTTCATAAAGCAACCAAATTCATATGGGTCTTCATCAAACATAATAACACCAGATGCATGACTTCCACGTCTACTAATCAATCCTTCAATTCCGAACATAATATCAAGTAAACCCGGATAACTTTGAACTTCATTAACAAAAGTTTTTACAGGTTTTCTATCTTTTTCAGGATTGCCATAAACTACATCATTTAAGCTCCATACAAAACCTCTTTCTTGAGGTATTAAAGAAGATAAATATGCAGAAGTGTCTGGGTCTATTCCATCAGGATACTCTTCACTTCTATATCCTCTACAAGCTGTTCCTATTGTAGCCTTTGTACTTTCTGTTCCAAAAGTTGCAATTAAAGTACAACCTAAATTTTCTTTAGATAAATCATCAATATCTGAATTAAAATTCTTTCCACGTTCTTTTTTAATTTCATTGATAATAGCAGGTCTTTTACTTGGACATAGGTCTAAATCAATATCGCCAAGTTCTAAACGTTTTTTATTTAAGTATCTCCAGAAAGGTAAATCCCATTCCAGTGGGTCAAGCTGCGTAATACCTAATAGAAAGTGATTCAATCCTGAACAACTTGAACCTCTTCCTGCGCCTACTAAACTACCACAATTCCAAAATAAATCAATATAATGTTGCAAAGTTACAGGATATGAAAACATATTAGTTCCTAATTCTTTGCCTACAACTCTTTTTATATCAGCTTCTTCTTCTAATCTATCTAAATATTTTTCTTTATACAAATTTTTATCTACTAAAGCATCTAAACATTGATTTACCCAATATCTTTCCACTTTATCATCAGATGTTAGCATACTTTGTAAAATAGGATAATTTTCATTTATGTGCATTTTTCTTGTAATCTGAAATCCAGGTATCCAATCTTGATTTTTTGGATAATCTTTAACTGCTACTTTTGGAATTGTTTGGTTATGTCTTAATGAATAATTTTCAATCTTTTCATATATTTCATATGAATTTGCAACCATTTGTTTATAATCCATACTTGATGGAGCTAAGTTTTTCTGAATTTCTTCTTCTGATTGAAGATAAGCAAATTCATAAAATTCATCAACTTCTCTTTCTCCACCTTTAGAATTTAAAAATGCTTTATGTACAAATCTATCTTCTTTTGTTAAATAATGAGCATCAGTACCAATTACCATTTTTACATCAAATGCTTTTGCTATTGCTTTTAATCTAATATTTGCTTTTATCTGGTCAGCACTTGTCCCAGGTGCACACTCTACATAAAAATCATCGCCAAATAATTTTTTACAAAATAACATAAAATTAACTATATGTTGATGTGCGGCAGCCGCACCTGCGTTATCTCCAGTAACTTCACAATTTACTAATTCAACTGTTGCTGAACTTAATTCTCCTCCTAAACAAGCTGTTGTTGCTATTAATGAATTAGGATATTTATTTACAATTTCTTCTAAATCTGAATATAACGTTACAACTCTCTGCATACCTCTATCAGAATATGCGTTCATCCAAGCTCTTGAAGATAATTCTCTTAATGCTCTATGTCCCATTTTATTTTTTGCAATCAAAATAAAATGATAATATTTTTGTCCACTTTCTCTGGTTTCACATAAATAAATTTCATTACCTAAAGCAATTTTAAAGTCAGGATTCTTCTCTCTTATTTTTTCTGAATATATATTTACTTGCATATGAGAACTCAAACATTCATGGTCTGTGATTGTAATCCCAGATAAACCGAGCTCAATCGCTCGGTCTATAAGTTTTTCAGGTTTATTAATACAATCAAGCAAACGAAGATTTGAGTACTCAGTATGCGAATGAATTTCCATACGAGCCATATTATTCCGCCTTTCTATTTATATAATGTGGATGTTTATTTAAAAATGACTCTGCTTCTTTAAAAGTCCTAAACCTATAATTCTTCCACAAAGTTATAGTATCCATATTTAATAAACGATATTGATAATCTTCTGTATCTCTTACTATTGTCATATGATAAAGAAAACTCTTTTCTTGTTGAGTTTCTTTGTCTTTGTAAATTTGTTTAAAAGTTTTAATACATTCCTTTTTCATCATTTACTCCTTAATTTTTTATTATATAAATATTATATCATATAATTTTATTTTTGTCAATGCAATTTTTGCATTTTATTTGTTTTAAATCAAAATATCCAAATCCAACTTGTTTATAATAAATATTATATCCTTCAAAAATAAATAATCTATTACATTTGTTACATCTTCTTGGAATAAAAGCAAATTTATCATAATATGTTATTGTCATATTTTATTCATTCCTATCTCACTAATACTAATTTATTTGCTGCTCTGGTGCAAGCTGTGTATAACCAACGAGCATGCTCTTCTTCATCAAAAGGAAAACGTTCTTCTATAACTAAAACTTTATCCCATTCTGAACCTTGTGCTTTGTGACATGTAACTGCATAAGCATAAGCAAATTCTTTAGGCACTGGATTATTTTCTTTATATTTTTTACTTAACATAAATGAAATTTTCCAATCTACACAAGGTTTTTCTGTTGATAACATTTGTTTATCTATTTCTAAGCTACCAAAATTGATGCCATCATCTGTTGTAAAATTAGCATTTAATACATCTATATTTATATTTATCCCCTGCAATTTAGGTTTAACAGAATAACTATAACAATCTTTTATATAACCAACAGTACCATTAACTAGAATATTTTCACCCTTCATATCACTGTTTTCCCAATAGTTTCGTAAACAAATAATTTTATCGCCTTCTTCAGGTTTATCACCCTTGTCTAATAATTGTCTCATCTGCTGGTTTATATTATTTCTAGTGTTATTAGTTGCTACTAATATCTGGTCTGCCCATAATAACATTCCCGTATTTAATTCTTCTTTTTTAATTACTTGCACTTCTTTACCTTGCATAAAAGGAATAGGTTCTTTATTTCTAATTTTCATAGTTAATTGAATAATTTCAGATTCCGCAGCTTGACGCATTACTTCATCTAAAAAAATATGTGGATTATCTAATAAATGATTATCTTCTTTTTTGTCTATAGGCGGAAGTTGGAACGGGTCTCCTAAGCAAATAACATAAACATTATATTTAAACAATCTTTTCATCAACTCTTTTGGAGCCATAGAAACTTCATCTACCACTACAATTTTATATTCTAATTCTTCTTTTGGTTTTCTGAAAAAAGTACCGTCTCTTTTAGGAAAGAAATCATATAACAATTTATGCAATGTAATTGCATTTTTATTACCTTTTTTTCTCAACACTTCCGCTGCTTTTCCAGTGTATGCTGCATAGCAAACTTCTGTTTTAGCATCAATATTATAATTAGATAAGGCATCTATAATAAATTTTACTAGAGTTGTCTTACCTGTGCCCGCATATCCAGATATAACGGTATATTTTTCGCCCTTTGTATATCGGTCAATAGCAATTTTAAGCCCTTTATTTTGTTTATCTGTTAATATCATTTTATATGCCTTTCTTATTCTATTATTCTTTACTTATATTATACTATATTTTTTATATTTTTTCAAGATAAAGAAAAATTGGATTGAAAAAAGTCAAAACCTATTTTCAATCCAAGAAGCGACCACTCTCGCTCCATTCATTAAAAGAAATATTTTGCTGAATCTATAATTTCATAATCTTCAATTATTATTTGAGCATTAATCCAACCATTATATTCATTTACGTTACAGCGTCCTACAACATTTAATTCAATAAAACCATCTGTCTGAAATTTATTACATTCTTCTTCTGAAACGTTAAATTTCATTAAGCTAACTTTACTAGGTAAAGTTATTTTTAATGTATTTGTTGATTTAGCATATATAGTAACCATATCTTTAGTTATTTTTAAATTCTTAATAGCAACATATGGTTCATCAACATCTTGTCCCCATAAATAATCTAATGCACCTATAGCTAAAATATTTTGAGGATTTACATTATTACCTTCATATATATAGTCAACGTTATAAACAGGTTCTGAACTTATATTTTTAAAATATTGATTTATATATTCTAAAAATTCAGTAATAGCCTTCTCGCCTTGATAAGTAAACTCTATACTCAAACCAAAAGCATTTTGATGTCCTTGTGCAAACTCTACATTAGGTCCTGCTTCACATATATCTTTGAAATTAGTGACGCCTGATTTTTCATATCCTCTCGCTGAACCTCTATAATACATATGAACAAGACCCTCTTCATCTTCTTCTTCAACTCTTGTTAAGATACAGCAAGGTCTTTGATATTTAGCCATAAATTTATTTGCAATTAATCCCGCAATATTCGTATCAATCTGACCTGGTTGTAATAGAAAAAGAAGAATTTTATTTTCTAACATATTATTTTTTTCAATTAATCCTTCAAGAGTTTCAAGACCTTTATTTTCTTCTCTTGTTTGTCTATTTTTAACATTCGTTGCTGTTCTAATTGCTTGTTCAACTAATTTTTCCTGTTCTCCTAATTTATGTCCTCTCTTGGTTGAAGGCACCATTTGAAATGCTTTATAATTTAACATTGATTCAAATAATAATTTTTTCTCTATCATAGTTCCACTCCTATTCATAGCATTAACAAAAGGAGCAATATAAAAGGCTGCTCCCATTGGAGTTATTTCCGTGCCTAATTTAAAAGCATTTTTTTGAGCCATATAATAAATAAACGGATTTTTTATATTTTTGAATCCCTTATTAATCAAATATTTTGTTTCATATGATTTTAAGCTCATCATATCAGCTAAATTACCAAGAGCAACTAAATCTAAATATTTATCAGCATAAGAAGTTTTCATAATGCTATCTATATATCTGCAAAATTGCCATGTTACACCAACTCCTGATAAATCTTTATTAGGATAATCTGATAATTGATTGTTAATAATAATAGCATTTTCACTAATTCTTTCAGCTTCGTGATGGTCTAAAACAATTACTTGAGTAGCGTTTTCTGCAAGTTTTTTATGTTCTACATAATCATTACTGGAGCTATCTGGACATATAACAAGAGAATAATTACATTCCAGTAAAGTTTCTATATGGTCTGCTAATCCATGTTGTTTTCCTTCGTGGAAAGAATAATCTAAACAATTTTCAACCCAATAAGGAAATAAATCGTGTAAATAATTAATAAGTAATGCAGAAGATGTAAATCCATCACAATCTGAGTCTACTATGATTATAACTTTTAAATTGTTTTGAATTGCATGAATTAATGCTGCGGCTGCCGCCTTTAAATTATTTACACCAAGACTTTCAAAAGAATTTATATCTTCATCAGAAGTGTGTAAATAATGTTCAATATTTTCTTTTTCTATTCCTCTATTGACTAAAATTTGGACAATAGCTCCCCAATTTTCAGTGGGTGTTGTAATTAATTTAAAATTCATTTATTTAACTCCTTAAAAATAATGTATTCTTTCTGTATAGTTAGGTAATATTTCACCTTCCCTAGAAATACGTGTAGCTTTTGGAAAAATTAATGATTTTCTATCTGTTATTGGAATGAGATTATCTATAAAACATTCATCCCACTTAATACCTCTTACACTATCATTGCATTTTACTGCATTAAGTGTCATTTCATTTTCAAATACTATTCGAGTTTTTGTTCTTTCAACTATTTTTAATTTTTTAATTTTTTCTACATATAAAGCAATAAAATTCATCATATTAATTGATGAAATTAAAGTAGAGCCATATATATAAATTTTTTTATAAGCATATTTTTTTTTAAATTTATAATTTTTAAACATGTTATATAATTACCCTTTCTTTAAATAATTGTAAAAATATATCTTTTCCTTTATCTATTGGACTATCTTTATAATCTAATAAATTTTGTTTATCAAACAAATAAGAAATTTGAACATATGAGCCATACTTATCGTGAATATTATATAATTTCTTAACAAGTTTTTCCCATTCTGCATCTCCTTGCTCTTGAAATTGTTTATCAAAAGCAATGATAATTTCTTTCGCTCCGCAGGATATTAATAATTCTACTTGATAACTTAATAAATTAAAACCACAAGTAGCAACAGAAATATCATTATCGGTTCCAAAATAAGAAGCATAAAGAAGCGGCGACTTCTCGCCTTCAAAAACAAAAACTTTTTCTAATTTTTTAATATTATCTTTACTATTGTTTAAATTATAAAGATTAAAACCTAATGGATGATTAAACATTACTCCATTTAAAATAGATGGTCTATATTTTCCATATCTTTCATTGTCTTTAATTAATGTTCTTTCTCTAATTCCAACTAGATTATTGTTTATATCATAATGCGGAATAACAATTCCATTAGATGAAGGATTAAAAGCGATATTATGTTGTTTCATTACCTCATCTGTTATGCCTTCCTTTTCCCAAGGAATTATTCTTGGTTGAGGAAGATGTTTTAAAAAAGTATTGTCATACTTTTTTAATTCTACTCTTTTTTTATTATCATTTTTTATGTCTATTTGCTCATATTTTTCAAAAATTTTCCAATCATTAAGTTTTGGTTGTAAATTTGAAAAATTTTCATTTTTTGGTGTTTTATTAAAATATTTAGCTACATAATCAACAGCATCATATAATTCCCACGCTCTTGCGGCAAGTCCTTCCCTTGTTTGAAAGAAAATGACTTCATTATTATGATTTTTAATTTTAGCAACTAATTCAAAAATATCAAAAGAAGTCCCACAATCAGTGTAGCATTTAAACAATTTTGTATTATCATAATAATATAACTTATGAGAACCTTCTCCAAAATTATTATGACAAATTGTTTTGGCAGTGAACAAACTTTCACCTTTCATAATAGGTTCACCGCCAAACTCCGCAACTAAATTAAAAACTTCGTCTATTGTTAAAGAATTTTTTATTTCATCTTTATCATAATATTCATGCATTTATATTCTCTCCTAAAAAGCACTTTGTTGTTCTTCTTGTCTTGGTTTTACTTCTATCTTTAAATCTTCAATATTAATTAACTCATACTGATAATTTGTTGCGAACATTGGTTCAATTTTACAAGTCCCTCTATCATCTTTACACCACAATAATATGTCTTTATAACGACCTCTTCTGTTTTTATAAACTGAAATTTTTATTGTCGGATTAGGGTATCCACCTTCTCTTAAAACTTTTTCAAGAGCAGTCATATCTTCTTGGCTTGTCTGCAACATAATCATGCCACAATCAATCTTATCTGCAATAGATTTTGCACCTCTTAATAAGTTTTGGTCATATTGACTTGCAGTTTTATATTCTGCATTTAGCTGAGTGGCAGACATAATAAAAATACCATATTGATTACACATATCTTTCAATTTAATAGACATCATAAACAATACATTATCTTCCCTTAATCCTTTAATACCCGTCTTTGAAGTTACTTCACTTAAAATTTTCATTGAAGTATGTATATAATCAAAAAAGACATAACGAACATCATAATCTCTAATTCCTCTTTTAATAGTTGTTTCAATATCTTTTAAAGAGAAATCAGGCAATTGTTCAATATATAAAGGACTGTCTTTAAGAACTGTTGCCGCCTTTACTACACGCTCCCATTCGCCTGCATAATAATTTCCATCTATAATATGTTCTTCATTTACATTAGATAAAAAAGCTAACATCATTGTTTGCACTTCTTCTTTATCTTGCTCTGTTGCTATAAATAAAGTTGGTTCTTTTGTTCCATTAACTTCCCAATTTTGAGAATAAGGATTGTAAATTTCTGAACAAGCAATAGTGCAAGCATCTGCTATCATTGCTCTTGTCTTTCCTACACCCGTCGCAGCAGAACGTAAATAAAACTTTTTTAATCTTGCTCCTCTTGTAATAGTATTAACTAAAGAACCAAAAAGCGGATAACCTATTTCTGGAGTTTCTTTTAATCTGGAAAGAAGTTCTAATGCTCCATCTCCCGCCTGAACCGCACTATCATTTGAATCGTCTACATATTTTAATCTTATATCTGTAATTTTATCATTAATTAAATCTGCTATTGCATCTAATGAAGAATTATCTAACCAATCTTCTTGAGCTTGTTTTTTCTTAACATCTAAAATATTATCTATATCATAAAGCCAAGATAAATCCATTCCGCATTTTTCATTATACATTCTTAATAAAGTCATTTTTTTCATTCTATTGTAGTAATAATCAAATGCGGCAACTTGAGTGGAATTAGACAGTTTTATCAAATAATCTTGACCTTTATTAACTTTATAAACTGCTAATTTTTTTGGTCTTTGCTCTAAATAATCTTCAATAGCATTAATTGTAATTTCTTTTGCTCCTAACATATGTAAATTATAAATAGAACCAAAAATAATTTTATGAAATTCTTCTGTAAAATCTTCTTCACAAAAAAAGTATTTATCTTCCATATCTAATAAATTTGGATTGGCATAAATACCGCCAATAACTTGCATAATAGATGGTATATCTACATATCTTTGTGCCATTAATTCTCCTCCTCATCAAGATTAAATAATTTTCTTTTTTTTATATAGGTTCTTGGAGAAAAAATTGATATTATCCTCTCTGTTGGTTTATATTCTTCTATGTTTTTCTCTTGATTTACTAATTGAGCTAAATATAAAGCATAATAATATTGACATGCCTCATCATAAACATATGGAATAATACCTATACCACCATTTGCTTTTTCTATTGGGTTTCCTTTAATTTCAAAAAACCAATGCAAAGTTTTTTTCATACCGCTATAGCTATAATTATAGTCTTTATGAAATGTATGTATTTGTTTTCTAATTTTTGCATTTATAGTGTTAATTTTTAATAACTCTTTTATATAATTTTCTAATTCTTCTAAATCTTTTTCATCTTGCGTTTTTAGAGCCTCTTGTTTTTCAGCACAGGCTTTATGAGCATATCTTCTTTCAGATATTTTTACTGTTGGCTCTTTATCTCTATCAAAACGCTCTTTGCAAAATTTACAAGTGACATAGTGACTCATAAACCTACTCCTTTCTATAAATATTATATCATATTTTTTTATAAAAATCAAAAAGTTCTTAGTTTTTCAACTAAGAACTTTAATATCTATATTTTGTAAAATTAAATTGTTGCCATTAAATCTTTCATATCAGTAACAATTAAATCTAATGCTTCAGTTTGTTCTCTTGAACATTGATTTACTTTTTGTCCTCTACCCAAATATCTGTCAGTAATTTGACTAATCTTTGGAGATATTTCTTTTTCAAAAACATCTTCAGGAGTTACTTCAATTAAATGATTAACCATTGTATTAAATTCATTTACTAATTCATCAAAATCTAATTCAGTCTTACCATTGTATAAATTAACTTTTTCATCAGTGAAGTATTCAGAACCATCTTCCGCTGCCTGCTTATCTATTGCTTCTCCAATTGCTTTAACTAAATTTTGATAACTAAAATCAATATAATCTGGAGTATACTTAAATCTGCTTCCCGCTACATATCTTGGAGTTCCTCTCATAAATAACTTTGTAGAAACTTCACCTTTTTCATCTTGAACTGCTCTTGAATATCCAATAATATCACACATTCTTGAAACAATATTTCTTGGTTTACTTCCTAAAGTTGGCACTATCTGATTATATTCATGTCCTTGCTCATCCTTAAAAGTCTTATCAACAGAATGACTAATTAAAACAAGACCGTAGTCTAATTGAACAATAGAACGAAGACATTCATCAAATTCTTTAGCTACTAAAGTATAACCCTTACCAAAAGCAATATCCCCAATTGAGTCTACTCCAAAACCGCCGTCTGGTCTCTTCGCATTATCACAAATATATTTTTCGCATAAGTCATAAGCTATATCAACAGTATCAATAATGATAGTTTCAAATTTCTTTTTAATTTCTTCATCCTTTAACTGTCTTAAAGCCTTTCTAAAATCTGCCCATGAATTAATAGGTAAAGCCATTGCTCCCGGAATTGCACTATAACCTTTTTCAAAAGCAAATAATAAATGATTTGGGAATTTTGTGGCGGTTGTGGTTTTTCCGCTCTTTGGTTCTCCATAAAAGAATACACTATATCCACGTAAATCTCTACTAACCTGATGAGGTTGTATTGCTGCTAAATTTATATCACTCATTTTAAATCTCCTTCTTATTATATTTTAAAACTAAACAATAAGAGGTTTCCCTCTTATTGTTCATTGTTGTTACTTTTGTTTCTATTTATTAGAAACTAAAATTGCCAGCAGCTACTGCACCAACTGGTGTTGCAGGAGAAGGAGTATTATTAGCTGCTTTCTGTGCCATATATTCGTCACGCTGCTTTTTAACATTAGCAAGATAAACCTGTCTGTTCTGATTTGCTTTTGTTACATCTTCAGCTGTTAAAATCTTTTCATCTCCGAAATCATAAGGAACTGGACTAGCTCCTGTAATAAGATATTCTTTTGTTGTTCTCTTTGAAGTTCTTACTGCATTTTCGCCAAATGCTGAAGCCTGAGTATATGTATATTCCTGAGTGAAATTACGTACATGTCCCCATACCTGTGTAAATAAAGGCTGTGCTTCTGTTACATCTAAACTTTCAAAATATTTCATTCCATCTTCTGTTCTAACAGAAAATTCCATTGGTAAAATATCACCTCTAAAATTGAAGATTGCTCCTCTAACAACAACATAATCTTTTTCGATATTTCTATCTGGATTAGCTTCAATATGAGCAATGTTAGTAATAAGCATATCTGTATTGAATTTTGTTCTTGCAGTTTCATCTTCATTAAGCTGATTTAAAGTGATGAAGTTTACAAATCCGCCTTCATTTCTTTTTTCTGATACTAACTGGTCTTCTCCATTGTCATTTATAAAAAAGTCATTTAAAGCAATTGATGGAGTTACCTGAACTAAAGTAGCATTATCTTTGCCATCTGCAATCCAAGTCTTTCCTTCTTCAATAATACTCTTTAAATTTGTAAAAGTGCTATTCTTTCCGCCCTGTTTTGTTGTTTCAGATACATAAGTATAATGAACTTTAACAACATTCAAACCAGCTTCATCAGTTGCAATTTCAAGATTACCTTGAATAAAAGCTTTTCCAAAATTTGGAGACTGTGAATTTTGAACTGTCTTTATTTTTAAATCATGTTGAAAAACTCTTCCTTCAATAGTTTCTGTGTTAATCATTCTTTTCATAATTATTTTTTCTCCTTAATTTTTCTTTTATCTTATTTATTTCATATTTATATTATAACAAAAAATTTTTATCTTGTCAAAATTATGCTTATTCACTTCTAAAAGTATTAATTATTATTTTTATCTATTAATTCATCTAAAAATAATAATTCTCCTGCATAAGGCAATGTTCTTGCCCATTGAATAAAAAATTCATCTACTTTAGTATGGATTCCACTCCATTCATTTAATTTATGGAATCTTCTTTGTCCTTTACTACATATAGCAAAAAGATTTTCATATGACATTGTAACGGTTCTAGTTTGAAGCCATGATTCTGGTAACCAACGAATAAGTTCTTTCCAATATCTTTCATCTTTAGTATCAAGATATTTTTGACGAAGTCCTTCTAACATATCTATTAAACGTAAAATCGTTTTTTTGCTATCATAACAATTCACATTCTCTCCAATAGGAGCTCCTGTCCAATCTAAATTATCTACATAATCATCTATTTCAAAACAATCAAAAGTGATAGGTTTTGCAGTTAGTTTATGCATTGTAGATGTGCTATTTGCAACAGTTCCTACCTTATAAGTATCAAATTCTTTCCACCAGTATAGTGGAGCTGTAATATCAACAGAAACAATAATCTGACGCATAAATTTACGGTGCTCTGGGCCGGCTTTGATAAGACGCTGTGCTAATTCCAAATCTTTTGGTCCTATAAAAGCAACCTCTGTAATCATGTCATCATTATTTCTATATAAAACTCCATTGTCTAATAGCCATTTATCATATTTATCTTCTAATGCTATTTTTTCTTCTTCATAATCTCCCAAACTATCATAATATTCAGGTTTTTCATTTTCTGCCCATACCCTAGCCATATTATAATCAGCTTCTGTATATTCATAATCAATTAGTCCAAAAAAACTATCACTTAAGTGATAACTTTCTTTAGGATTTCTCATACCTCTTAAAGCACCTTCAAAATTCATTACTCTTGTATTATTAAATTTCATTATTTTCCCACTCCTTTATTGCTATTATAACCAAAATCATTTGTCATATATAAATCTATATAATACTTTTCTTTTTCATTTAATTGTTCTCTTGGACATTGTTCAATTAATTCCCAAGAGAAATTCCAAATACCATATTCTTGCATTGCTTTATAAAGTTTATTATTTGCGGGAGCGTCTATCCCTAATCCGCACTTAGCATGGTCTTTCCATCTTTTAGCTACATCTACTGCTTGACCAATGTAGCTCTCTCCGCTTATTTGATTGGTAATTTTATATATACCTGTAACAGTAGAAACACCTAAAACATTATTGCATAAAGAAGTCATAGGTTTTTGAAAGAAAGTTGACCAAATCAACATACTTAATATTCTTGGTTTGTTTAAATCTTTCTTTACTCTTTCGAGAGTTTGAATATCATTCCTATCAGCAACAGAGCAAGGTAAACAATAAAAATCTTTTTGTTCTTTAATTTCTTTTTCTCTTGTTATTGCCTTTTGTGCGGCGATGCGAGTTTGATGAATTGTGTCTAGCTCTTTATGTTCATTATCCATCTTTTTTAAAATTTCCATTTGAAAATCAGAATAAGATTTTTGTAATAATTTTTTACTATCTTCCCAATCTATCTTTTCATCTTCATACTTTTGTTTAATACTAGCAATATTGGTTTGATATTCTTTCTCTGCGATTAATATACGCTTTTCTTTTTCTTCTTCTAATTGATTTGTAATTTTAGTTAAATTATCTATTTCATTATTTCTTTTAAGAATTAAATCTTCATTCTCTTGTTTTAATAACTTATTTTTTATTTCAAATTCTTTATTTTGATTTTTAATATCTTCATTTATTTTTTGAATTTTACTACCTTTATAAAAAACAAAAATCAAAATAAGAATACTAATAACTAATATTATATATTCCATAGTTCCTCATTTTTTGGTATAAAAATAGAGTTGAATAATAATTCAACCCTATTTTTTATTTGAAATTAAAATTATTCAGCTGTAGCTTCAGGGTCAAATGCAGCCCCAGCTTCTGTAAGTTTAATAAACTTAACTGGCTTATGTGTTCCATCTTCTAATTCAATCTCTGCTGGAACTCTTTCCATAAGACCTTTTCTCTGGAAAGCTGAAGTAACAATACCATTAACCTGTCTTACTTCAAGACCTGTAGCTGTTGCAATATCAGCTGCTGTAATGTTTTCTCCGTTTACACTCTTAACATAATCAAATACTTTTCTTGAATTTTCTTTTAATACTGCCATTTTTAATTTTTCTCCTTTAATTTAAAATATTTTTTATATTAGATACTTTGTATCTTTATATGAATATTATATCACAAAAATTTTCAATTGTCAAGAAATTTTTGTTTTAATATAAATTCATCAATATACATAATTTCTTCAAAATTTAGTTCCGCACTTAGCTTTATAATTTCTGACTGATAATGCTTTATCTGCTCAGCATCATTATTTTTTTGAGCTAAAGCCAATCTTTTTTCAGTTTTAACTAACTTATGTGCGATACTTTTTAAATTTCTTTTATTTTTCATATTTATATTATACCTAAAAATTTTTTAATTGTCAATCATCTTCTTCAATTGTTCTTCTGTAATAATCGGAATACCTAACTTTTGTGCAGTTTTATTCTTCGCACTTGTAGAATTAATGTCATTATTAATTAAATAATTTGTATTTCCGCTTACAGAGCCAGTAACTTTTCCACCTAAATCTTCGATATAACTTTTTATAGCATCTCTATTTTTAAATTCTTTTAATTTTCCTGTTACACAAAAAGTTAATCCTTTTAATGTAATATCTTCATTTTTTATAACTATTTTTTCAAAAGTTAAATATGGTTCAACTTCTTTCGCTATTGAAAAATCAAAAGAGTTTAATGCTTTTTCCATTTCAGGACCAAATCCATCTAATGCAGACCATTGTCCATCTCCAACGGCGCTAATAAAATCATCCCAAGTTGCAAAATATTTTACAATTTCTTTTGCAACCGTTTTACCTATAAGTGGAATACCTAATGCGGAAATAAAATTTTCTAATTTGCATATTTTACTATTTTCAATAGCTTGAAGAATATTAGTGACTGATTTTTCACCAAAACCTTCTTTATCTATCCACTCTTTTTTATATTTATTTAAACTATAAATATCAGTAATTTTATTTACCCAACCCCAGTTAATTAATTTTTCAAGAGTTGCTTTAGATAAACCTTTTATATCCATACCTTTTTTACCACAAAAATGGTCTAGTTTATTAATAAGCTTGCCTTCACACTGTGAATTTTCACAAACTAAATTCTTCACGCCAGAAGCTGAAATGGAAATCTTTGTAGGGTGTCCGCAAACAGGACAAATATTAGGAATATTGATATGTTTTTCTTTAGAATAATCTCCTATATGCTCCCATGATTTAACTTGAGGTATAATCATATTAGCCTTATAAATATGGAGAATATCTCCTCTTCTTTCAAAACCTCCGCTCAATTCTTCCATAACACTAATATTATGTAGATTTGCTCTTGACACAGTTGTTTCTTCCAGTTCCACAGGTTTAAATATAGCTACTGGGGTTAAAACTCCAGTTCTACCCATCATCCATTCAATATCTAATAATTCAGTATCTACCTCTGTATCACTAAATTTAAAAGCATAAGCTGCTCTTGCATGATGACTAGTTGACCCCAATGAAGTTCCATATTCTATATCATTAAATCTACCTACTAATCCATCAATAGGATAGCCTAATTCTTTACAAGAATTTACAAGAAAATCTCTAGCATCCCAATCAAAACTAGAAGTCCAAGGTGGTACAGTAAAGCCTAATTTTCTTAATGTAGTAAGATTTTTTATAACTGTAGATTCTAAACCCTCTACTACATTCCATACTACAAATGTTAATTTTCTTTTTCTACACTCATTAGCATTTAATAATCTAATAGAGCCACTTGCAAAATTTCTATTATTTTTATATTCTTCTTTAAAAGGTTCAAAATCTTTATCTGTACAAATTATTTCGCCATCAATAATTAATCTTTTTTTATATGGAATAATATAAGGAACTCCTTGAACAGTTAAAATGTTATGAGTAACATCTTCCCCTATTTCTCCATCACCTCTTGTTTCAGCAGAAATAATTTTACCATTTTCATATACAAGAGATACAGTTAATCCATCTAATTTTGGCATACCTACAACATCTTTATTTTCAAAATATTCTATAAACTCTTGCCAATCTTTTGTTTTATCAAGAGATAACATAGGATGATTATGTTTTACTTTTGTTAGGCTTGTTTTAAATTCATAATGAATATTTTGAGTTGGAGAACCCATTAAGCATATTCCCGTTTCTTCTTCTAGTGCTTTTAATTCAAAATAATTTTTATCCCACTCAATATCTGAAACTACTGGATAACCTGCGTCATATTTATTAGTCCAATCATTTAATAATTGAATTAATTGTTTCATTCTTTCTATCTTAAAAAAATTATTCATTAATTACACCTTTCTTTTTTATCGCTTCATCAATTGTTATTCTATGATAATTTTTAACATCTTTTAAATATCCAGCTTCTAAAATATCTTTTAAACTTATAATAGTATTATTTTCATTCCATCCTATTACATCTGATGCGAAGTTTAATCCTTCACCATCATAAAAAGTACCATTGTGAACGTGTCCATGTATATTTAAACACATTTCTCCTAATCCGCTAATTAGTTCATGGCTTAATAAAATTCTATCTGCTATAAATAGCGGACCTGTATAAATTTCATCAAAATGACTAATCATTTTACTTCTTACATCGTGATTACCTGTAATTAATACCTTATAACATTTTAATTCATCCGTATATGCGGGATTGCCTACATCACCTAAATGAATTAATGTATCATTTTTATGAACTAATTTTTTTAAATTGTTTATATGTCTTTCTGGAGTAATCCAATCTGGATTCATAAATTTACAATCTGCATCTTCAAAATGTGTATCTGATACAAAATATACTGAACCTTTTTCCGACCACTTTTGAAAGTTTTTATATAATGTTTTTATTATAAAATAACAACTCCTTTTTATATCTTATAATAATATTATATAATAAATTTTATTAAAAATCAATAAGAGGATTTATATACCCTCTTATTTTATAACTTCACTACTGATGTTATTATACTATCTTTAATCATTAAATTACCAGCTCCGCCTCTTTTTATAGTTGGAACTTCTCGTGCAGATATGCAAATAGAGTTTGGTCTACCAATAGCTAAAATATTATCTTCTTCACTTAACATTAAAGCTCCAATAATATTACCTGTGTTTTCTTTTGGTTTATAAATCATTAAGCCTTTTCCACCTCTACCTTGGCAAGGAAATTCGTCTAACTCTGTTTGGGTCATTAAACCTTTTGAAGTAAATACTGCAACTTTATCTTTCTCATTATGGATAGGTAACCCAATAACAATTTCATCATCTTCATCCATCTTAATACCTTTTACTCCAGAAGTTGTCCTACCAATAGGTTTAATATCTGTAGTAATAAAATGAATTGATTGACCTTTCTTTGTTATTAAAATTAAATCTTCATCCTTTAAAAAAGTTACATTTGCTATATCATCACCATCTTTTATTTTTATAGCGGCGATACCTGTACTTCTTTTTATTTTTGTATATTCTTCTAACTCTGTCTTTTTAACTAATCCTTTTTTAGTTATAAATACTACATATTCTGCATCTGTTTTTCTATTAAGAGAGGTAACCGCAACAATAGATTCATCATTTCCGCAATTAATTAAAGTTGTTAAAGGCACTCCTTTAGATACATTTGTTCCGGCAGGAATGTCATCTACTAATATTTTATACATTTTACCTTTTGAAGTAAATACCATTAAAGTATCAATAGTATTAGTAGAAAAAGCATCTAATATAACAGAATCTGCAGATTTTACACCTTTACCTTTTTTACGCTGTACTTTAAAACTCTTTTTTGGAACTCGTTTGATATAACCAGTTTGAGTTGTAATTACTACCACATCTTCTGGAATAACAGCTTCAATTTCTTTATCATCTTTTGGCACTTCAATTTGTGCTAATTCTGTTCTTCTATTATCGCTATATTTTTTAACAATAGCAACAAGTCTTTCTCTAATAATAGATAACTGTCTACTCTTATTAATTAAAATATCATTAATATCATTAATTGTATTAATTAATTCTTTCTTTTCATTTTCTAAAGCAATTTTTTCCATATGTGCTAATTTAGATAATCTCATATCTAATATAGCTTTAGCCTGTTCTTCTGAAAGATTATATTTAGATTTTAAGCCTTCTTTTGCCTTAGCTGAATTTTCAGATTTTTTAATTAAAGTAATAACATTATCAATATCTTCAAGAGCAATTAAAAGTCCATCTACAATATGTAATCTTGCTTTTGCTTTCGCTAAATCAAATTCTAATTCTCTTTTTAAACAATCAATATTATGTTCTATATAAATACTTATGCAATCTTTTAAATTTAATTCTGTAGGTGTTTTACCTACTAATCCAACTTGATTATATGAAAAAGAAGATTGTAAATTTGTTTTTGCAAATAATTTTTTAACTACCCCTTCAACATTTACATCTTTTTTACAAGAGATAACAATTCTAATTTCTTTTTTACTACTTTCATCAACTACTTCAGAAATTCCTTCAATCTCTTTTTCATCACAAGCTTTACCTATTGAATTTAATATCGCTTCTGTACTCACTCCATAAGGGATTTCATAGAAAACAATATTATTTTTTTCTATTTTATACTGCCCCCTTACTTTTACAGTGCCTTTGCCTGTTGCCATAATTTGCGGAATATCATTTTTATTTATAATCAAGCCACCTGTTGGAAAATCAGGACCTGGTAATGTAGGCTCTTTTCCATCCATTACATCATATATTGCTTGTGCAACTTCTTTTAAATTGTGCGGCGCCCATGAACAAGCCATAGCTACGCCAATTCCGCTATTTGGATTACATAAGAGGTTAGGAAAAATTGCGGGAAGTGTAATTGGTTCATTTGCATTTTCATCATAATTAGGAATAAAGTCAACATTCTTTTTCTTTAATCCGTTTAATAAACCATCTTCTGTAATTTTTGCCAATCTTGCATTTGTATATCTATAAGCAGCGGGACCATCTCCACTAATATTACCCATATTTCCGTGGAAATCAATTAAAGGGTAACGCATTATCCAAGGTTGAGATAAACGTACTAACGCTCCATATATACTAGAATCACCATGGGGATGCCATTTACCCATGACATCTCCAACTATTCTTGCACATTTAACGTGTTCCTTTGATGATGTATAACCACTGTCATATGCTCCCCATAAAATTCTTCTTGCAACTGGTTTTAAACCAGATTTAGAATCAGGGAGAGCTCTATCTGAGTTAACCGCAACTGCATATTCTATAAAGTTTTGTTCAAGTTCTCTCGATAAATTGTGCATTTAAAACTCTCCTTTTTATTTTCTATATATATTATATCTTATTATTTATAAAAAATCAATTTTTATATATATTGTGCTTCATGACTATGAGTTTGAATAAATTCTTTTCTTGGAACAATTTTAGTTCCCATTAAATCATCAAATAAATCATCTGTTTTCATAATATCATCTACAGTAATCTGTCTAATAATTCTTTGTTCTGGGTCTACCAAAATTTCAGTTTCATCGGCGGACATTTCTCCGAGTCCTTTTAAATGTTTAACCTGATATTTCTTTGTAGCTTTTGCTCTATATTTTTCTAATTCTTCATCATCTTTAAGATAAATATATGTATCTTTTCCTTCAGTTACCTTATAAAGTGGTGGTACTCCCGCATAAATGTGTCCATCTAATACCAACTCAGGGCAAAATGTCCAAATAAAAGTATAGAAAAGATTCTTGATGTGAGCACCATCTACATCGGCATCTGACATAATAATAATCTTGTCATATCTTAAATCAGCTGGGTCATATGTTAATTTCATTGTTTTCATATCAACAGTTAAACCAAAAGCGTCAATCATTGTCATAATTTCTTGATTTTTCTGTATTTTTTCTAAAGTTGCTTTTCTTACATTTAAAATTTTACCACGAATTGGCATGATAGCTTGAAACTTATTATTACGAGCTGTTTTTAAATTACCACTAGCACTGTCACCCTCAGTTATATATACTTCACATTTACTTCTATCTTTTGAATTGCAATCCGCTAGTTTTGTATCAAATTTTAAAACTTTTTCTTTTCTTTTTTTCTCTTTTGCTCTGATAGATTCTCTTGCTTTTTTAGCTGCATCTCTTGCTTTTTTAGCATTAATAGTTTTATCCGCAATTTCCTTTATTTCTTTTTCATTAATAGATAACCATGTTTGAATATTTGCAGAAATAATTGAATTAAATGGTTTCATATCAATGCTTGTAATTCTACTCTTTACCTGTGCATCATATTTAACATTAGGAGCAGTTAAATTAAATACAAGAAACATTCCTTCTTGAATATCTTCTCCACTTAAATTATCATCCTTATCTTTTAACCACTTTTGCTCTCTAAAGAATTTATTAAATTCTCTAGTTATAATAGTTTTAATTTGAGAAATATGATTTCCGCTCTCTGTTAAACCTGTATTTACATAAGGAACAATAGTGGAAGAATAATTTGAAGTATATGTTAAAACTAAATCAATATCATTTTTACCATCTTTATCTTTAATACATAATCTATTATTTATAATTTCTTTATCTTTAACTAAATCAGTAACTAAATCATTTATACCATTATCACTATAATAATTAATCACTTTATCAGTTTTCTTATCAGTCAAGGAAATATTTAATCCAGGACATAAACAAGATAATGTTTTTAAATAATCTTTTACCTTATTTAATTCTACATTAGTATGAGTAAAAAATTCTTCACTTGGCTGCCAAGCTACATAAATTCCTGATTCTTCTTTTGTTTTTCCAACTTCTCTTCTATCAAAAATGCCTTCTATAAATTCAATAGTTTCATATTCTCCATCTCTATAAGAAGTTACAGTAAGATTATGAGATAAAAATGTAGGAAGCTTTGAACCTATACCAAAGTTACCAAGAGAAGTTCCTTCATAAGTACCATCTTCTCTATATTTACCAGAAGTATTCAATACACTAAATACTGCTTCTAATACTGTTTTTCCATCTTCTCTTAAAGAATTAACCAATATACCTTGTCCATAATCTCTTACAGATATAGTATCTTCATTTATAAGAGTAATATCAATTTTATTACCATGACCTAGCTTAAATTCATCAATAGAGTTAGAAACTATCTCAACTAAAAGTTGTGTTGAATAAGTTGTATCACCACAATAAACTTGAGGTTTTAATCTTGTAAATTGTAGCGGGTCTAAACTCTCAATACTTTCTTTATTATACAAGTTATTCATATTTTAACTCCTTTTCTTCTTTTTATCTTTACTTTTTTCTTCATACTTATAATTATATCAAAAATATTTTTATTTGTCAAAATTATTCCCATAATAACAAATCTAATCTTACTTCATCTTCAGTAGCAAGAGCGTCAGCTATCTCATTTCCAAGAATACCACTATGCCCTTTAATTTTCTCTATTCTAATTTGACAATTGGAAAAATTTTTTATATAATTATTATAGATTTCTTCAAATACATCTTTATTCTTTACTTCTTGCTTTTTACTATTAGTCCAATTATTTCTAGCCCATGAATATATCCATGTATTTAGGGCATTATAACAATAGGCGGAATCCGTATATATTGTTGCAGAAATTTTCTCTCTTAAACAATATTTTATAGCATAGCTAATAGCCTTGATTTCTTCTCTATTATTAGTGGTATTTTGTGATTGTTCGCTATGATAGTGAAGTATTTTTTCACCATCAAAGACTACCACTCCAAAACCGCCAGGACCGGGGTTTCCACTACAAGCTCCGTCTGTATATATCTCAATCATTATTTTTCCTCCTTATTATATGCTTCAGATAGCGTATTATATAATCGTTTAAGTCTGTTTACGTCTAAAACATAATCTTCATCATAACAAACTAAATCTGTTAAACAATAATCTAAAAATATTTTAGTTTGTGGGTGCATTGCTAAACCATTCTTTTTCTTCTCTATCCACCAATCTAATTCTTTTTCATAGGTAAATTGTTTTCCCATATAAGCACGACCTGCACCCAAATAATCGCATAGCATTTCAAGAACATATTTAAAAGGCATCTGTAAAGGTTCTCCACCCTTGTCAAAATTATCCTGCCAATATTCATAATGATGTGGATTTCTACCTTTATGATGTAGCCACGCCATTGAATAACCTTTATCTTCTTTACAAGCATCTATTGGACTTCTATTGCCTTGATAATATTTTACACTTTCCCAAAACTCTATAGGAGAAAATTTAGATATATCATGTAATATTCCTTGTTTATATAATCCTAGTTTCCAGCAATATTGTCGCACATAGTGTTTATGCTTACAAACTTTTACAAAATGTTGAACAACTTTTCTCATTCTCTTTACTCCTTTTTTGCTTTGCAAATTTATTTCTAATTTATCTTATAATGCTATTATAACAAAAAAATGATAAATTGTCAATAAGAAATAAAAAAATAGGCAAATTTAATTAAAATAACTAAATTTGCCTATCATAAAACTACATTAATTCTGCGGTTGCCGCAATTTTTGACCTATAACAAGTTTGTAAAGTAACTTCTCCATAAAAAGGTTTCCCTCTAAATATTTCAGATAATCTTGATAAACCATTGTTATCGCCGCTATAGCTTACCATATCTACTTGACTCTTGTCATCACCTTCAACTACGCAAACAGCATCTTCACCAACTCTTTGTAGCATTAATTTCATCATATCTATTGTACTATTTTGTGCTTCTGTAATATATATACCAGCTTGCATACCAGTAGTATCCATACCTCTACAATCTGCAGCAGGCACTAATACTAAAGTACCTTGTTCAATCATTATTTCAACCTGGTCCATTCCACCAAATTTAGCAGCAAGAAAATTACCAATTTGAGAATCCAATAATTTTTCATCCTTATCTCCTGGATAAAAACCTAACTTAGCTGCTCCTCTCACTGCAACAGTGTTACAAAAAATAATAATTTTATTAATTTTGCCAGCTTCAAATAAAGATATTAATGAGCCCAGACCTAAGTAGCTTTTACCGGAGCCCGCCTTACCTCTTAAAACAGTAATTTGATTGTTAAGTAAACTATCAATAGCTAACTGTTGATATGCGTCGCCATTCATTGGAGATATATCCCCAAAAAATCTAGATGGAATCTTTTTATACCCAATTCTAATATATTTTCCATCTTTCCATTTATATTTATCAACAATATTTCCATCTTGTTTAATAATTACATATTCATTTTCTAATAAATTAAAATGATTAATATAATTATCATTATATATATCATTATAAAAATGTGCTAAATCTTCTTCATTTAATTCAATCTCCTTATACCCTGTGTATTCTTCCTTTTGATTATTTTCATCAAAAGACACTGGAATACCAAGAAGTTCTGCAAAATGCTGACATAATAAATCATTAGTAATAAAAATAAAATCTGTATTATCCTTTTGTGCCTCTAAATAAACTGAGTATGCACATGCTAATATTTGAGAATCGTTATTTCTAGGTAGGTCATCAAATAACTCATTTAATTCTTCATAAGAAAATTTAAAAGGGATAACAGTATAATTAGAACGATTATCAGTTAAAAAGCGGGCTGCTTTTCTTGCTTTATATTTTACATCTTCATCTTTGTGAATAGATGTTTTTATATTTTCTAATTCTTCTATTGTTACACTACTAATATAAAAATGGTCATTTATTTTATCTAAATTATTTAATAAATAACAAGTGTCTATAAAAGTTATCATTCTTCTTCCCCCTCGTAATATTCTTCTTCTGTTTCAGGAGCTTGAAATCCTATACAACAAGTATTTTCAGGAGGTAACTCCGCTTCTTGTAATTCTTTTTCAATCAGATAATCTTTATAAGCGATTTTAGTACAAATATGTTTTGTTACTTGAGCTAAAATATTATTTAAACTATCAATTAAATTAATACCAAAAAGTCCAACTAAAAGACCTATACAAAAATTTATCATATATTCGCCTTTCTATAAAAAATATTTTTCATACTTAATATAAAGAATACTATAATAAAATTATTTATTTTTGGCTTGTTTCTTTTGATTAAAACTATTTAATATTCTTTCTCTTGATTGAATTTTATTTTCTAAACTTTGTTCTAATTTTACTTTCTCTTGTTTTAAATCAGTTAGTTTTTTAATTTCTTCTGTAATTTTTCTTTTTACTTTTTTACTTTCAATAGAGTTAATATTTACATTATCAGAATTTTGATATTCTGCAAGTAATTCTGTTAAAACTTTAATTCTATATCTTTGAGATTTTATTTGTTCTTTTACGCTTTTTATTTCAGCTCTAATATGAGCATACTCACATCCTGCATATCGGCTGCCTCTTCCATTTTCTTTATCTTTTGGATGTAATGCAGCAAGAGCATCAAAAGTTCCAAATTTATTTGCTATTTTTACATATGATAAACCAGATTCTTCATCATAATGTGCTGTTATTAACTTTGATTTAACCATAGTCTTTCTCCTTTTATTATTTATATACCCTTATTTTATCAAAAAAGAATTTTAATGTCAAACAATGAATAAAAATCTCATATGCATGCGTAAAATCAGCACCGTCAGCGACAGCCAAAAATAAAAGAGTAGCATTAAATGCTACTCTACCATTCACTCTTTTTATTTTTAAGCTCTCTAATACTTGATACAATTTTAGACTTAAATAAATTTGATATAACAGATAATACTGCCCATATAATTGGAATATCCTTTAATGCAATAGTAATTCCCATTGCCGCAAGTCCTGATACCATTAAAGGTCCAATAGTAATTTTAAGTATTAATCCCATCAGAAAACCAAAACCAAAAGTAACAAAAGGTTCGATAAATAATATAGCAATAACTATAATCATTATTACAATAACGCCTAAACATCCAATATTTTCATCTAAATAATCATTCATATTATTCAACCTCCATATAAAATCCTTTTATGTCTTCAATAATATCATCAATTAAAACAGGTCTCATGCTATGAGCATCCAGTTCAACATGATAAATTAATCCATGTTCATCCATATCCCAAAACTTATCTGTAGTATGTAAATGACCACATAAATTAATGATACCGAACAATCCTTTATCATCATAGTTAGATGTCATAGTTGGATAATGAGATAAATAAAAATTATATTTTTTATATCTTAGCATAGTTGCACAAGTATCTACAGATACTACATTTTTTGCTGTTGCATATAATTTAACACGCATATTTGTATCGTGATTTCCAGTAACAATATGTAATCTTCCATTTAAAGATTCTAATAAATTCATACCTTTTGCATTATTGTTTAGCATACAATCGCCTAAAATAAATACATCATCATCTGCGGTAATTAGGTCATTCCAATTTTTAACAATAGTTTCATTCATATCTTCTACACATTTAAAATCACGAGGCTCATAAATAAAATCTTTATCATGGCAAAAATGTAAATCTGATGTCAAGTAAATTTTTCCCATAATTTATTCTCCTTTTAATATAAATTTATTAAAGTAATTTCCCCATTTTCATCTGCTTCATAATAAAAATCGTTTTCATATACAGCAGGTGGTTTAAGACTCTCCCACATATTTTTAATAACCTCTGGCGGTACATAAGATTTAGTACCTTTTCTTAATTCATTCTGTTTTAAAGCCTTTTCTAATGGTACTTTTACATATACTATTAAAATCTGGTCTGGCTTTACAGTTAAATTATTAATTAATTTTTTTCTACTGCCCCAATTAAGATGAGTCGCATCAGCAATAACATTTTTACCTTCCGCCAAATATTTATCAATAGTTTCAGTAAAAGTTTTAAAGACTTTATCTTCTTTTGCAAAATATTCATCATCTTTTTCAAGTAAAGAAAATCTAATATCATCTCTTGATACTCTTACTGTATTTGGCTTATCTTCTACTAACTTCTTAGCTAAAGTGGTTTTACCTGAACCAGGCACTCCCATCATTACGAATAAACCTCCCATTATTAATTCTCCTTATCAATTCTATATTCACAATCAAAACTATAACTACAATTCCAGCATCTTTTATTTACATTAAATTCACAATCTTTTTTTGAACAAAACATTAAATCTTCTTTTTTAATTCTATTACCATTGACAAATCTTCCTAATCTAAATTCTTTTTTAAAATCTTCTTTATTATACTTACCAAAAGGTCTTATTTCAGCATGATTTGTTTCTTTCTGACAATATAAACAATATAATTTTTTTAAATGCCCTGCTTCTCTTTCTTTTCCCGCTATCCTAATAATGGGGATGCCTTTTCTTCCACATTCTGTGCAATAAAAATCACTTGGTAAAAAATTATTAGTTTTCATAAGGCACCACCCCGCCATTTTTCTTTCTTTCTGCTTCAACTTTTTTTGCAATATTCTTTTCATGCTTTTTATCAATAGCCTTTTTATTCTTTCTAAAAGCATTCTGGAAATTTATACCATATTTTGTTCCAATGTGTTTTAAAATACAAATTTCTAAACCAGTATTTATATCAAAAGTATCGCCATCCTGAACTACAGCTTTTTCTTTTGTACCATCTTTAAAGTAGGCTACTACAACCTTATTATTAAAAATCTTATAGTCACAAGGCAAAAATATATCTACAAATATTTTATTAAAATTTGGTTCTATAAAAAGTGAATTAGGCAAAACTGGTTCAGTATGGACAATAGGTACGCCTTCATATAGGACAGTTTTTCCTGCTGAAGTGGCAAAAATAGTATTTAATCCATTTGATACTGTATTTGATTCATATTTTATATAATCTGTAGTTGTCATATTATTTATTCTCCTTTAATTGATTTTTCTTTACAAATAAACTGTGCTATAAACTCATCAAAATCTGCGGCGGTTGCTGGATACTCTATAGTTACACCTGTAGATACATCAAGAGTAAAAACACCCATTACAGATTTACCATCTACAACATATTGTCCTTTTTTAACTAAAACATCTCCTTCTACTTGCATAGCTTTTGCAAGAAAATTTTTGATGTCTGTTAAATTATTCATTTTAATAAATACTTTTTTCATTTCATTCTCCTTATTTATTGCGAGAAGCTGCCTATAATGCAGAATTAAGGCAGCACAACCGCAGTTTTTAATGATATTTTAAGAGAAATGGATTACTTACAGCTTTGAATGATAAGTCTCCATTCATATCTCTAAATACAATACCTTCTCTCATTCCGCCATCAATCGCAGATTCGCCATCGGCATAGTTTAATACTTCATCTACAGTATCCGGCATTATGTAATTAGCATCAATAATTGGTACTGTTGGAATATTATATTTTTTTAAAATTTCTTTCATAATAAGAGTATTAACTCTTCCTATATTTGAATAGATAAGATTAAATGCTTTAAAATCATGTTCTCCATTCTTAAGGTATCCTCTTTTCTGGATTCCATCTCCAAAAGTTTCGCCCTGAATTGTAATCCATTCACACTCATCTGGTGTATCTTCGAGCATTTCTCTTAATACCTTTTCAATGTTATATTTTTTAGCCATCTCCCAATATACATTACTATCATGATAGCAATCTCTTTCAGGTGTAGTCTGAACTACGTTTCTTGAACAAACATAAAAATCATATTTGACCTTTCCTGTAAAATTACTCTTATACTTTCTCATAGAAAAAGTTGTTGATGTACCGTCAACCTTTTCTGTAGCAATGAATTCCCTTTTGTCATCTACTACCCAAGGCATATTCTGGATTCTTTCTTCGTCAGTTTTTTTAACCCACTCAGGCCACTCACCTTTCTTATCGCCTTTCTTACCTAAAAATAAGAATAAAATCTTCTTACCCCAAGTATGACGCATTAAAAAACGAATTGGCTTTTTTCTAAATAAAGCAGGATTTCTCTGTGCCATTTTAGCATACTTATCCGCACTTTTTCCTTTTCTCTTGTTATCTTCTACAACAGAATAAGTTACGCCAAGTGCAGCAGTAAGAAATCTTTCATCGCTATTCATATTCACTAACTGTGGAGTAGGTATTTTTTCAGCAAATCTAGTTCCTTCAAAATCTTCTACCGCCATAATAAGTCCCTGTGAAATAACAGTTCCTTTGAAATACTTTTGTGTTTTAATTTTATAATGTTTTCCACTTAAAAAATCAAAAGGTGCTTCCTCTGGAACTTTACTATCAATTTCAAAATAAATAGCAATATCTCCCACTTTAAACTGTCCTTTTCTAACCATAATTTTCCAGCCGCCAACTACAGCCACTTCTACTCGGTCGGCGCCCTCAATAGGTTTAATTTCATCTATTGTAACGAAATAACATAATTCTCTTTCTTTTTTACTATTTAGCATATTCTTTCCCTCCTTTAAAATGTAAGATATGCCTCTGGACCATAATATGGATTCTCAATTTTCATTTTCATCGCTCTAGTAGCAGGAATAGGAATTTCTGATAATTCTATAATACCTTTACATAACTCAATTAAATATTTATTATTTACCAAATCCCTATTAGTATCAATAATTTTTTTACAAATAATTTTCATATCTTCATCAGATAATCCTTTTACTAAAGAAATATTTAAAATTTCTTTAAGATTATTAAATACATTTTCAAGTTTAGAAATTCTTTCTATTGCTCTATACGAACATAAACAATCTATTCCCGCCTCTGAGCAAGCCTTTCTAAAGGCATGCACAAAATCAATAAGTTCCATATTTCCATTACATAAAGATTTTTCAATCTCTAATGAATAATCAATATCAACTAAAGCAAATCTATCAAGAGATGCTCTATCAAGACAATATCTACCTGTGTAGGCATTATCTGCACCAAGTCCATTTGTATTACCTGCGGCAATAACTCTAAAGTCTGGATGTGCTTCTACTTTTCCATTTGGAAAATCAAAATATCTGTTTGCAATTGCGGCGTTCAGAATTACTAGCACTTCAGGTATAGACGCATCCATTTCATCTAAGAAGAATAATCCACCTTGAGTAAATGCTTTATAAAACTGAGTTTCCTGATATTTGCCATTTGCATCAATAAAACCTGTTAATTTATACTCCTGACTAACCGCATTTGTAAAGTAAAAATCCAATCCCAAAGACTTTGCAACCTGCTTACAAATTACATTCTTACCAGTACCTGCCGCACCAGTTAAGAATACTGGAATATCCAATGAAACAATCTTTAATACTTCATCAAATTTTTCATGTAATGTTTCATTAAGTTTTATTGTTGGTTTATCATTTACTTTTATTTCGTGTATTTTTGGTAAAAAACCATATTCTTTTTCAATCTTTTCCTGTATTGTTGGAAATACTTCATTCATTACTTTATTAATTGTAGTTTCTTTTAAAAATTCTACCATTGAATTTTCTACATTTTGTAATAGTGTCTATGTATCTGCCATATTTTATCAACCTCTTTCTTTTTTTATTTTGTTATATTAAAAAATTTTAATAATTCATCTACGTTACAATCCATATCATGTACTTCACTCGCAAAAAGACCAAATACATTTTTATCATCTATCCCAAAGGCTTCTTTAATTTCATTATTTATTTTACTATATGACCTACCATACCCATTTTGATAACGAGTATCAGTTAATCCTGGTACTGTTTCAAGCCATTTAAAAGAAATTCTTCTTAACATAGATGGATGAGCTATAGGAAAACAAATTTTTTGTAAATTAAATCTTTCATTGAAGTTTTTTACTTTTAATATTCCAAAAGTTGACTGATTAGAACCCTCACTACCATCAAATCCTAATCTTAAATCTACTTGAATCCCAGCCATTTCAATTAACTGTATTGTTGATAATAAAGTAATTCCTGCTTTTAAAAACCAAGAAGTTTCTCTACAAGCATTGCCTACATTAAAATAATAAATAGTAATGACCTTTCTCTTATCTTCTTTCTTTTCTTTTGTTATCATACTTTCAGGTAAGCCTTTTAATGTATTGGGTACATTTGGAACATAACCAACAGGAGAATTTTTATTTTTGAAATTTTATTTATAGATAAAATTATTTTTCATATTTGCTTTTACTTTCGCTTTAATTTCAGCTAAAGGTTTTACATATCCATACTGCAATAATGATTTAGCTTCTTCATATGAATGAGTTTTAGTAAACTCATAATCACTAGAAGCAGACTCATGTTTATTTTTCATTACTTTATTATTTGGTCTATTTTCTATTGTATCTAAAAGCTGTTGTATGGTATAAAATTTTTCTATTAAAAATTCCATTTTTTCTTTTTCCTTTCTCTTTATATTATAAGTATATTAAAATTTTTAAATAATATCAATTAATAAATGCTTGCTCTAGTATAACCTGTTGATATATAGCAGTTATCAAAAATTTTTTCGTCTTTTAATTCTATTTCATATTCATTCATATGAGTAATAGCTAAACTAATTTTAACAACGCTTTTTAAAGGGTTATTATTTACATCTTTTAAAATACGTTCTTTTAATTCTTTATAATCAAGATAACCATATCTTAAAGAGTCTTGAAAAATATTTGGTACATTTGTTATATCAATCATATTTGGATTAATATTTTTCTTTTCGCATTCTGTATCAAACCTGCCAACTCCGTGCCTAGTCATATAAGAACGAGTAACATAACATACTTCCACTTCACCCTTATAATCAAGAGCATTAAGAATTGTTGCTGGATTTTTCATACCAGTATTTGAAGGAGTAAGATTTGGAAAGTAATCCATATTATATTGGTCAAGAAGCAAGCCTTGCCCGCCTTCAAAAATTACATTATCATAATAATTTAAAATGTCATCATTAGCCCATTTTGAATGTTCTATCATAAACTCAAAATCATCAATAAAATTCATAATAACAGCATTGCTTGTTAAAACATTCATAAACTCTACTGATATATTTTTTAATCCAAAATCATCAAATCTTTTTGGAACATAGTTTTTTCTTAAATAATCAAGAAAATCAATTTTATTTAATACAGAGAGTCTCATAAATTCTCCAACTGTCATAGCAGCAGGATTTATATTAACCGGGTTTTTAAAATCTACACCATCTTTATTTCTATAAATTGTTTCACCACAACTTCCATGTTTATCTATACCACGGTCCGCTTCTAATACTTGATTAATAAGCATATCATAAATAGTTGTAAGTTTACATTTCTTGTTAATATATACCTTAGGAACGCGACCATGCTTAGCCAGTTTCTCACATTCTTGTCTAAAAAGAATTGGATTTACAATAAACTCTTTTGCAATATACGTAGCAGCTCCTGCGTAAGTACCTGAGCCAAAATGACAAAATACATGCCTATATCCTTCTGGAGTTATAACCGTATGACCTCGCTGAGCTCCGCCATTATGTAAAACAACAATAGCATTATCTTCTTTTTATGCAAAATAATCAGTCATTAAACCTTTTCCTTCATCGCCAAAATTAGCTCCTATTACAACTTTTACTTTTTTCATTTATCAACAACTACCTTTCTTTATCTTATATAAATATTATAACAAAAAATTATAAAAAAATAAAAAGGCATTTTAAAATGTCTTTTTATTATAAAAGAATTTTATTAAAATTCTACAAGTCCTTCATTTTCACTTGATACTGAGAGGTCACTAATAGCATTTCTTACGACTACTGATGTTGAACCATCCCAAGAATCTGCTACTTCATCAACGCTTTTTCCTGCGTGAATTTCAAGAATAGAAATAATAACTTCTGGAATATTGTCAATATTTTCTACATAAATACAATTTTTTCCGAGCATATTTTTCCATTGTTTTTCTGGCTCCTGATAAGGAACTGGGTCTACAATTAAATGATAGATTTCATATTTTCGTGAAACTTCAGTTAAAATTTCTTCTGCTTCTACATCATCACCTATAAACTCTTTAATGGATTCTTTTGAAATAGTAGGTAAACAACATTTATCGCCAATAGTAAAAAGGAAACCTTTCTTATTGTGCTTATCAAAACTATCTATTTTAGTGTGTCTTGCTGCAAAATACCATGGCAGTGCATATGATTCTCCACCATTTCCGCCACCGCCTCTTTCAAAATAAACATCATTAAGTTGCTCCGCAATTCTAATATCTGATTCGAATTGCGTTGTCTGAAGCGGACATCTATCATAATATTCATCTCCAAAAGCCAAGAACATAATCTGTGGGTCTATTACCGGTTCTCTTTTGAAAATTTCAGTAATCAAAGTATTTAATTTTAAACTAACTGTTTCTAATACAGAACTCATACTTCCTGTAACATCTAATCCAAGAATAATAGGAGAAGAATTTGGATGTTCATCACTATCGCAACTTTCTCTCATATCAATATTTTTTGGATTAAATTCATCTTTCATAGCTGAATTTTTATATAATTCACTTGCTGATGAAGTGCTTGAAAAGCCTAATCTTTTGTAGTCCATGTACCACATCCCATATTAATTACTTCCTTTCTTATAAACTAAATTTTTATTTGTTATTATTTTTATAAATTTACGCTTTCCATAACTATCTATTAAAGCTTTGTCCCATTTTTTACTTTCTTCTATTGAACTTTCTTTAGTTCCTGAAGATAAAAAGTTTTTAAATGTTTGCGGAGCTGATGTAGAAATATACTGTCTCCCAAAAGCCTTAATAGATTCTATATCTGTAATAGATTTAGATATTTTATTCGCCTTAACAAGCGGTGACATAATATTATATATATCCTTTGAAGTACCAATCATTGCGGCGTCTTTGTCTGTAGTATACCACCATCCGCCTAATAATAAAATAGAATGAAAATCTGTTGATACAAAACAATTGTCAATATTAATTCTAATCCATTCATTTTTAAAAAACAACAAATATTTATTAATCTGCTTATCATCCAAGCTAAATGTTTGTCTGGTATTTCGCCATTAAATACATTTTCAATTACCGCACGTAATGGATATACATCTTCGGTTTTTGATATTACAATAATATGTTTATTATCTAATGTATTATATTCAGATATAACTTGTGGAAAAAGATTTTTAAAATATTTTTCCATTTTTTTATCTTTATAAGATATTTTATTAATTTGTTTTATATAATTATTATAATACTTTTTTTATTAAAATCAAATATGTATATAATATGCTAATTACATACATAATATTCACCAAGTTCAAAAACCCTATGATAAAGATAATTAATATTTAAAGTTGTTCCTTTTGTTGTTTTTATCGCAATAAAATTGCTTTTCTCCCAAGTACCTGCTTCAATTGCTTTGATAGCATTGTTATATAATTTTGTTAAAGCTGAAATTATATCATTTGCTCTATCATCCGCAAAAGTATCTGGATGATATTTTTAGCTTGAGTAACATCATTAGGAAAAATATCTCCTACTTTGGTATTGGGGTTTAATATTTTATCAATCATTAGTTATTTCTCCTTCATTTACCATAATAAAAAATGTCGACCAACTACCAAAGTCTATATGAATTTCATTACTCTTAGGGCAAGTGTAGCAAGTCCAAAAAGGTCTATGATAACCATGTTTTTCGCTATATTCTATAATAGCCTTTCTAGCCTCTTATTCATTTGGATAAGAGCCATAAAGCTTTCTTTCATTATGTTTATTTTCTTCTAAAAATAATTTTATCATTTTTAAATAACACCCACCTTCCAATTTCTACCACAATAGTTATGATTATTTTTAATTGCATTGTTAATTCTTTTTGTAATTATTTCTATTGGTACATCTTTCATATTATATGCATTTTGGCAAAATTTTGCTGCCTCTTTTATATCTTTAAAAGTAGATTTACCGCTTTTAATAACGCTAATAAATTGTGCCTTATTGGGTGCTATATTAAAATTTTCTTCATTAGGTACTATATTAATAAAATCTTTCTTTGCTCTTAGTAGATTTTCTTCTTGTGTAACCCATTCAAGATTAAATACAGAATTTTCTCTTTTGTTATGATTTAAGTGGTCTATAGTTAAATCTTCTGCGTTTGGAATAGGTTTGAAAGTAAGCATAACTAATCTATGAGCTGATTTATATCCATAAGGGGTTTTTACCATTACATATCCACTATTGTTAATTTTAACAGGCACATTATTTTTATACTCATCCTTAAAATTGCCTAAATTAGATACATAAATTCTAAATTCTTTGTTCCATTTCCATTTTTCCACTCTAAACTGAAATTTTGGTAAAATAAATTTTATCATATAAAACACCTCTTTCTTTTTATCTTATAAATATATTATATAATATTTTTATAAAAAAATAAAGCAAGAGTTTTTTCTTGCTTTATTAATTATTGTTTACAATTTAATTTTTATGTTTAATCTGGAATAATTTTATCTCCTATTGGAATACCATTCCCATCAATTTCCTGAATGAAATTAATTGTATTCTTTTTTAAATTCCCATTTGTTTTCATAAAAGCAGTAACAGCACTTTGTGCGTCTTTTGTTTTTACTATAGATTTTCTATCAATGACTGCACCATATTTTTCATTTGGATGCCAATTAATTATAAAAGTTTTCATTATTTTCATTCCTTTCTTTTTATTTTCTATATATATTATATAATATTTTTTATTAAATATCAATTAAAAAATTATTAATTCTGTTAATTACTTTTTTATGTGTTATATGCTTTTATCTAAATATTATGCACCTCCAATAGTGGATTAATAATTTTAATATAAGTACCTTTCATCCCCATATTTAATACTTCTGCCACTTTATTTTCTTTCATTTTTTTAATTAAATTATTGTAAACTGGGCGGGAAATGCCATATTTGTCTACTAATTTAGAAATTGTAATATTGCCCTCGTTGCCAATAGAATCAATAATTGACATAAAAGCTCTTTCTTCTGCATGCGTTAATTGCTTAAAAAATTCTTCTTTAGTTAAAGGTTTATCTTCACTTTCAACAAGAGAGAGTTTCATAATTGCGGAAACGCCTCTATTAATTACTTCTAAGGCAGCTGATGAAGAAACATCTTCTGTATCTGTATCTGCAAAGACCGCCGCTGCCGCTTCTTCACATAATTTATATTCTAAATCTTTTGTCTCTTGGTCTGCCTTTCCTGTTTTTAAAGACATAGCATATTTAATATCTTCTTTCTCTGTTAAGGCAATAATGTTTTCTAAAGAAGGTTCTCCAATTTTATCTAATGTTTTTCTTAATCTAAAACAATTTGCTAATTTTTTATCTTCTTTTTCATTGTTACTTTTAGCTTGTTTTAATGTATTATAAAGTTGTCCTGCAACCGCCTTTTTCATTTTATAATTATTATAATTTCCAATTAGGTCTTTATTGTCAAAGAAATACATTTTAAACAAATCTTTATATTTATTATTTAAAATATAAGATTCTCCAAATAAAGTTTCTAAATAGTTTATATTTTGTTTTAATAATTCTTCTCGATAGCATCTAATATCTTTTACTACAATATGTTCATCTTCAAGATATAATTCTTTAGAATACCAAGTTTTATTAAATAATAAGTCATCAAAACTTGGTAAGATTACTAAGATACTATCTACATCACTTGTTGGTGTAGATAAATTATAGTTTTGAGAACCATATAAAAATACACCAACAATTTTATCTTCATTAAAGATTTGTTTAGCATAATCTAAATGTTTTTGTAATTTTTTCATAATTGATTTATTAGTCATTGTTATCTCCTGTAAAATAAGTTTCAACTGTTAATGTATCTAAATTAAATAAAGCTATTTTATTTGTAATAAAAGAGCCTAAATCTAAAGCAATTTTATGATTATTAGCATATTTATAAATAAAAGGTTCTTTATTCCAATCAGCTAATAATCGCTGACCTTCGCCAATTATTCTCCCTCTTTCTTGGGTAGTATCAGCAAACAATGCTTTATTATTATAAATTTTTCCTATAACATTACAGCTAGGTGTATGTCCATGCACTATAAAAGAGTTATCTTCATAATCCCAAGATTCTAAGATATGTTTTCTATCCCAACAGTAATTATCATTTGCATCTAAATAATCCCAATATCCAGAATGACTTAATCTGATTTTTTGTCCTTTTTTATTAATATATTCAGCTTTATAAGGTAAATTTCTAACTTTTTCAACAATTTTACTTAATTCTGTTATGTCTGCGGGATTATCTTTATTCCATTTATTATGAATTTCTTCTACTGTGGTATATCCGCCATTTGAATGTACCCATAAAGGCGGGTTAAAACCATTAAGGCTAGTTACAGCTCCCTCTACAAAAAAGTTTTCGTGATTACCTTTTAAATAAATTACATTAGGCATTTCCAATAATTCTAACATAATTTTTAAACCATTAGGTCCTCTATCTATTGCATCGCCTAAAAAATATAGCGTATCAGTTGCATCAATATAAGATTTAATTTTTTCCCATAATTGATATTGACCATGCAAATCTGTAATGCAATAAGTTTTATTCATTCTAATCATCCCTCTTTCTTTTTCATTTTTTCTTTAATAATATTATATCAAAATTTTAATAAAAATTCAATAAAGGACAATATTAATTAATATTAAAAAATAAAGTTTTATATTTTTTATAGAATGTAAGAAGGAGGAAAAATTAAATATGGCAATAGCTTTAACAAGTAATAGAAATAATACTTCATATGGAGTAAATTCATATGTAGCTGACGATGAAACTGATATAAAAGATTTACCAGTAGATGTACAACCTGGTAGTACATGCATCGTAGTAAATCCAACTTCTGTATATATGTTAAATACAAAACAAGAGTGGGTTAAATTATAATGAAAAAGGAGGAGATACAATGGCTTTTAGTCCAGAAACTTACGCCTTATGCTTAAAAAATACTGCTGAAAAAATTGATGAAGTATTAACTTCAGTTTATAATTATAAAGGTAGTGTAGATACAATAGCAGATTTACCGCTAACAAATAATAAAGTTGGAGATACATATGATGTAAAAAGCGAAGGCGGACAAAATTATGGATGGAATGGAGAATCATGGGATTCATTAGGTGTAAACCGAGAAGCAACAGATACTGATTTAGGTTTAATTAAAAAGAAAGATAATACATTTAATACAACTATTTTTGTTGGAGATATGACAGCTATAAATAGTAATAATACAAGTATCACTGGTTCAGGAATTACTTCTGTTAATGGAGAAGGTAGTTTTGAAGTTAGTAAACCAACAACAACTTTAGCTAGTAAAACTAATAATATTGCGGGTGAAGTAGTTGCTATAGCTCCATCATCAAGAATTAATTTAACTACTGCGAGCATTCATTTAGTAACTACTGGTTCAGCTAATGAGGGAATTATTATTAATGCTGATAACATGCCAATATTATTAAGAGGAAATTTAACTATAGATGGATATAGTACAAATACAACTAATATAAACACTCCTGTAATATGCAGTCAGCCTATGGAGGTGTATAGTTTAACAGCAAAAAAAAATATATATACACAAGATTTTTTATCTACTAGTGGCAATATATATGGGAAAAATTATGGCTCAACCAGAGATACAAGCATAAATTCTTTAATTGAAGAACAAGGGGCTAGAGATAATATTATTTTAGGAGTAGGTAATACCTATATAAAACATCAAGGACAGCCAGCTCAAATTATTGAAAACATTATTATTGGAGATAGTAATCAAATATCAGATGAGGCAGCAAATGATTTTATTATTGGCAAATCTAATATAATTGAGTCAAAATGTTCAACAGCTTTGGGCCTTTCAAATTATATTGCAGAACAAGCAGATTATTCTTTAATAAAGGGTCAAGCTAATAATATACAAGCTTTAGGTGCAACTATATTTGGTTTTAAAAATAATAGTACTGATTCTGCTGAATTTAGTTTAGTCTCTGGTGTTGATAGCACAGTTAATGGAAAGACATCAACTGTTTTAGGAGATAATTTAAGAGGTTCTACAGAGACAGGTTCAATGACTATTGGTACTTTTAATGAAAACAAAGATGCAATGTTTGTAGTTGGTAATGGTAACCAATCTTCTTCTAGCGTAACTACAAGAAGTAATGCTTTCGAAGTATATAAAAATGGAGATGCTGTTATACAAAACAACTTAACTGTTGGAGGTACTATTAATTCAAGTAGTCTAAAAAATATTCCAGTATGGACATTAGATGATATACAAGAATCTGATGAGCTTGTAAATATATTCAAATACTTCTTAGGAGATGGCTATAATGATTTTACAACATGTAATAGATGGTTCATTGTAATGCCTCAGGCCCCTCATCAATTTTTCATAGGACATAATAGTAAACAAGGTGTCACTCTGAATTTATCATCACTCGGTGAGATGCATCTGTTATATTTTATTAAAACTTCAGAAAAATGGACAATCACATTGTATAATATTACTGGTAAATTAAATGAAAGTAGTAATAAGTCTATTCCAACTATTGAAGTTAGGTCTTTTGTAGAAGATGAATCAGGTAATTTCAGTGCACTAACTACAATCCCTACATTTGTTACATCTGTTTCTGGTATGATGGATGCAGACTATAATCCAAGTAGTGATAGGCATATTATCACAATGAAGTATCTGAATACTCGTATTCAAGAACTTCTTGATAATGAAATATCTTCTAAGATAACTGAAGAATTAAATAAAATAAATGTAGCTGAAAATAAAAATTAAATATAAGAATATTTTATATAAATTATTCTATAGGTTTTAAAAATAATAATAATTATTTTGAAAGGAGAACAAAAATATATGGCAAAATATAAAATTCATAAAAAAATAGCAAAAGCTATTAGTTATTCACCAGTAAAAAGAACAAGAAAAAATATTAAATATATTGTTATTCATTATACTGGTAATAAAAATGATACAGCAAAAAATAATGCAGTATATTTCGCTAAAAGCAATACAAGAGAAGCTGGCGCTCATTTCTTTGTTGATAGAGATGGAAAAATTTACAAATCAATTCCATTAAACAGAACTGCTTGGGCTGTTGGTGGTAGTAAATATCCAGGAACAAAAGGTGGTTCTTATTATAATAAATGTACAAATTTTAATTCAGTAAGTATTGAATTATGTGATATTACTGATAAAGACCCTTCAGAGAAACAAATTAATGCAGTTAAATGGTTAATTAAGAACTATATTCAAAAGTATTGTAAAAATGCTAAAACAATCATTAGACATTGGGATGTTACAGGTAAAGAATGTCCTGCAAGAAAATGGAATGAGTTTAAAAAGCAAATTTCAAAATAAAAAAATCTAAAGCCTATTTTAAATCTGAAAGGCGGGCGTCAACGCTCCAAGCAGATTCCCGCAACTTTAATTTAGGCATAAAAAAATAAGGCGATTATTTTAATTAATAATCGCCTTATTTTTATTTTATTTTTTAGTCTTTATAATCTAATGTAAAAGGTATCCACATATTAGGATTGTAATTTATTTCATAATGATATTTGCTAACTTCACTTCCTGATATATCTTCTACTGTATAAGTTACATTATCTGATAAACCAATAAAGTGTTTTTTATAGTAAGTTTTCTTTGTTTTACTATCTTGTAGCTCTACAATAATTTCTAATTGATTATCTTCTCTATCAGCTTCAATATTCATTCTGCCTTCAATTGAGAATAATGTATCACCTTTTATACAATTAATAACTGTAACTCTTCTGTATACATTGAAATTCTGTGCTTCTTAAGTAATATTATTATTAACTCTATCAGCTTCAGTACAGCCTCCTATTAGACAAGCTACTAGGATAAGGCTTGTAATGAGAGCAATTATTTTACTTATTTTCTTTCCCGTTTATTCAACCTCTGCATATCTCTTACTCATTAATTTATCTAACATTAAATCGTATCCGGTTATGCCCTTGATAACCTGCTCAAAAACAACAGGAGAGCAACCACTAACGAATGAAACATCTGGACCTTTATCTAAAATAGTATCATTTGATGCGTTTACATTCCAATATACAAGTTTTGGACATTTCAATCCACACATCTCCCAATCTTTTCTAATCTTTTCCATTTCAGTTGCGGCATTATCAACTGTCCATTTTTTAGTTGAGCCATAGCGCCAACTTGGATCTGCTCCTGAATCAATCTGCATATCTGAAATAATCACAATTGTTTCTGGTATATCTTCCGCCTTTGTTGAAGGATTTAAAGCAATTTTCTTTAATAAATCAAAAGTTGCATTGATATTTGTGTTCTCATATAAATTTGTCATATAACATCTTTTTACTTTATCAACAAAATCTACACCCTTAAATTCAACTAACTGTGGTTTACTAGAAAAACTAATATAGTTATTTTTAAATGGTCCATTATTTCTTTCTGCTGTGTACATTCCTAATGAAATAGCTACATCAATAGGTGCAACACTATTTCCGCCACTCCATGTCATTGAACCTGATGTATCTACTACACATAAGATATTACTCTTATCTCCATTGAAATAATCTGGTAAATTATCCCAATATTTTTCAACCATAGCAATACCAGTTTCATCATTGCTATGAGTTTTTCTCGCCTTGTTTACTACTTCATATGGATATAAAGTTTGAGCATTTACTTTTGTTTTTTTATCTTTTGCAAAAGTTTCATACTTTTTAGCAATAATATCACGTCTAGCAAAAGCGTTCTTATAAATTAATCCTGCTTTTGAAGGAATCTTATCGAACTCAATCTTATCCCATTCATTTGCTGACATTAATCTTTCAAGGACATTAATTTTCTTTCTTAATGCGGAAAGAGTTAATCTATACTGTCTATGAGTCATACCTAAATATCTTCTAATAACGCCTGCTGCCTTCTTTGTTTCTTTTGATGAAGCATTTTCTGAAGGAAGCCACTTTGCTAATAATGAAGGAGTTTTACACTGAACATCAAGAGCTAATTGCTTTTTAATAAAATATAGTGCATCTTCTTCAATAGGCGTTCCAATTGTTGAATAAAAAACATCATCCCATCTGCGGTAAGTAGGAATTAATTCTAAATTTCTTTTTGCTATTTCTGGCTTTTCTTTTGCTAACCAATTAAAACAAACTCTGAAAAATCTTCTTTCTCCCTGTCCGCCTCTGCAATCTGCAAGGTAGAATAGACATTTTAATGCTAAAGATTCATTTTCTTCTAATGCATTTTTAAATAATAAAATACAATGATTTTCTGTTCTTTGGCGATAAGCTCCGCCTAACGTAAATAAATCATAAACATAAGAACAAGTAGTTTTATGAGCTAACGCTCCATTTTCTGTTCTTGTAAAATTTGTTTCATTTTTTAAGCCGTTTAAAAAACTATTCATTATCAATTCTCCTTTTTTCATAGAACGGTTATTTTCATAACCTTTTATTTCTTACTTTCTATATATATTATATAATAAAATTTTATAATTTTCAAATAAAGAGGTAGGTGAGATTCGAACTCACACCAATTAAGGCACACGATGTTGCAGACCGGGACGTTAGCCATTTCGCTCCTACCTCAAAAATAAAAGGCTATATATAAATTATACAGCCTTTGTCGTAAGTACGCCCTAACATTTTTAGAATTTTCAAAGAGCAAAAATGTTATTCCTTACTTACTTTCGGTAAGTACATTAAAAATGTTATTATTAAATAAAATTTTTTATACTTATTTACTGTTGGCTCTTTTTATATATAAAAACTCTATAAGAGTTTTATAATCTTAGCTTGTGGCTATTTTCCGAACACCACAAGCCTTTATGGAAAGGGGTTTGATAATGGGAACTAGACAAGTAGATTGTTTTTATATCTCTCGATAATTGCAAAAACTTTTACCATAAAAACTCATTATCTCAAACGAGGTCATCTTCTATTTATAGAAAAATTTACTGTATATCATATTTACTTACTTGTTCGTAATATATAATTTGTAATTTTGCTGTTTCTTGTCTAAATATATACCCTATTAAATTTTTATTAATTAATTCATTTAAGACATAATGTATGATTTGTACGGACTCGAACCGCTATGTAAGATTAAAATTCTTAAGTTTTACCAATTAAACTATTAAATCTACAAAAAATAATTTGCTGTATATGTCTTTAAAAATGTGAAGCTTGAGGTCAGATTCGAACTGACGTGGAATTTCTTCGACGGCTTACAAGACCGTTGCACTCAACCGCTATGCGACTCAAGCATAAAGAGTAAAAATTTACTCTTTTTATTTCTTAAACTATTTACATAAGTCAACTAAAGTTGTTCCTCGTTACAACTTGGATATACTACTTTTTCCAAAATAGGGTGGACTCTGTAACCACCACTGATACTTGAACTACAGATACATTACTCTTCTTGGTCTGCTATTATAGGATTTAAAAGTATCATTGCCACAGCCACGACTTCTTTCAACCTAAAACTCCAAGTCCTTCTCCCAGAAATAAAATTCTGAAAGTCTTCCCAGAGCGTCCGCTGTGCTATCCTTCTCACGCTTTAGTTCATCTTCTTACCTATGATTCCTTATATCTCCACCGAGTTTCATGCCCTAAGCCATTTCAGACTCGTCCAATCATAGTGCCTTACCCCGTTCAAGAGCATTCAGCCATAAAGTTTAAGTTTTGTATTTCTTTATTAAAAGTTAGCTAGACTTTCAATAGGCTAATACTGCCTTAATGGAAGATATGGGAATTGAACCCATCTGTTTTCTTGCTTGCAAGGTAAGTGACCACCCCATGCAGTCCCATCCCCCAAGGTTGTATGCCTTTCGCTAATGGCATACTAAGCGGATTCGTTTTACCGTTTAGTCTTATCACTATAAGACATTAAGTTAGGTATCCTCGACGACCTATCTCTTTATTACTTAGTTCTTTTTTTCTTCTTATCTTTTAATTTACCATCTGCAATGGCTTTTTCTCTTTTCTGCTTGGCGGCTTCCGCTTCACGCTTTTCTTTTACTAAATCTTCGACACTTAATGTTTTTACATTGCGGATTAAGTTATTTGCAATTTTGTCTGCCTTAACTCTTTTAGCTCTTGATTTTGCATTATGAATATCAAGATTATTTGAACCAAAATGTGTCCATCCTTTTGTAATTCTTTTTTCACTCATAATATCAATTCCTTTCCTAAAAATTAAATATTTTATTTTATTTACAATATACTAGACCTTCGCCTTACCAGACAATATTGCCGCAATGAATTCAGTCACAGATAACAGAAGTCTGAGTATTAGGAGCAGCTCACGCATACTCTTCAGATAGCGAACCTTAACTTCTTCTGCTGTTTAATAAAAAACTTAAAATCTGACGGGATTGATTACCCGCAACTTTCACCTATTATTCAGAATTAAATAATTTTTCTTTATTTCATCAAAATTATCGTTGATTTAGGCTACTTGTTCAGTAAACTGGTCTTATAGTAAATTTCTTTACAATCAACAACGATATGATATGACTTAATTAGAATTTCCATACTTATACAATTCCTCACAGTTTTCTACGCTGTGGGCATCTGGATTAAGCGTTCAAGTTGAACTCTCTATTGTGCCATCGACCAGAACCTAACCTTTTACTTGCAATATTATCTAGCACATTCTCTTAATCTTGAAAAAATTTATTTCTAGTATTTATATCTCACAATATAAATAAAGCACATTTTATAAACTATCGCATATAAACAATACTCATTTTACGAGAACTCTTAGCACGGTAACATCCGCTCTTCACTAAGATAATAAATTATAAATAAAATAAAATATTTAATTTTCAATGTCCTTTATAATTATAACAAAAATTTTTTTAAATGTCAAAACTTTTTTATTTTTACATTTTTCTTTTGATTTATTTATATAAATATTATAAAAAAATTTTTTAATATTGTCAAAATATTTATTCATTTATAATATTATAAATCACTAAATATTTTTTATCTTATGTATATATTATATAATAATTTTTTATAATTTTCAAACAATACTCCTAGTAGGACTCAAACCTACATAGCCGCCTTAGAAGGACGGTGTTCTTTTCTGTTAAACTATGGGAGTAAAAAACTTTTGAATTAAATAAAGTTCATATTTTTAAAATGATTTATTCTGATATAATAATTAAAATAACTTATCTAATTCAAAAGCAAATGTTCCTTAAAGGATTCGAACCTTTATTACAACATTCGTAGTGTTGCGTGCTGTCCTTTACACCAAAGAAACATTATAATTTAAAATGCACGTTTTTAGAGACTGTTGGGTTCGAACCAACACCTTTTTTCTTCATCATGAAAATTAAATAATAAAACGTTGCTGTTTGCAATACGTGCCAATTTGCCTTATTTAAGTGCTCCCAATTACACCAAGTCTCAACGCCCATACGGAGAATTGAACTCCGGTCTCATGCGTGACAGGCATGCGTCATAACCACTAGACCATACGGACAAAATTACTAGACGAATTTTTCCTTAGCAAGAAACCATAAAAAAAACTGAAGCTAAAAATATTTGTTGTATTCGTCTATATGAAAGTACAGAATTGATGCAGGCACCGCTTCTGCTGAAAGTCATTGCTTTCGAATAAGCAGCCCCGGTTGGATTCGAACCAACGTAATACAGGAGTCAAAGTCCTGTGCCTTACCGCTTGGCGACGGAGCTAAAATTTTTCAAACATTTTCAAAGAAGTGCTTTAATTATCTTCTTCATTCATCGACTTAGCAAGTTTTTTATTCTTTACAGAACTTGTTCAACAAGTAATGTTTGAAAAGTGTGCGTGAGAGGATTCGAACCTCCGATGGGACTAGCCCGCTTGATTAAAAGTCAAGTGCCCTGCCACTAGGCGACACGCACATATATTAAAGAGAACACGGCTTCAAAACTCTTTTATAGTTATCTTTTGACTAAGGTTATAAGAATTACCCATTATCATATTTTCACTATTTAACTTTCTTATATTATCTTATCATCGTGTTTTTTAGGGTGAAGTAAGAGAATTGAACTCTTATCTCAAGACTCACAATCTTGCGTGTTTACCGTTACACTAACAACACCATTATATTATAATATTTAAAAATCAGTGGTGGAGTCTTACTCTTTTTAAATATTATAGTTTTTAAATTATAAGAAAAATGCGGCTGTGGATTAAGTACTATTTACACCAAGACTTTTAACACTTAAAGGCTTAGTCCCCTTACCTTTTCTTTGATGTCTTATTACCTAATATTTTTAATACTCAAAGCAAATATTAAAAATATATTTTTCTATAATTATTATTCAAATTTAATAGTTACATAATAACTTTGTAATTTTTCAGTCGGCAACTATTGTTCGCAAATGAACTTTTTCTCTATGATGTTTGACTTCTTGCGACATGTTAAGTCGCCAACTGAATTACAAATTTAGTATTGGTATAAATACCAACTCTAATAAAAATCTCTTACGATTTTTGTTCAAGTCTGGGAGGCAGGAATCGGACCTGCAACTTCTGCATCCCAAGTGCAGCGGTCTACCAAATTGACCTACACCCAGATATACAAGAGGAGTTGATTAGCCTTTTAAAATCCTCAATTTTACGCTTTATTAAAAAATAATTTTGCTGTAATCCTCTTTAAGTAGTGCGGAGGAGAGTCGAACTCCTGACCTTTAGTGTATCAGACTACTACTCCACCAACCGAGCTCCCGCACTTTATTCAAGACATTTTAGAAATTTTTTGCATTACCATTTGCTGTTTATATCTTTTTTATTATTTATTTATTTTATAAATATATTATATAATAATTTTTTATAAATTTCAAATTATTGTATTAGCGGAGCTTACAGGAATCGAACCTGTACTACTGTTACATAGGATAGGTTAGCAACCTGCTGCGATACCATTACGCCAAAACTCCAAAAAGTGGATAGAGATGGATTCAAACCACCGACGCTTAGGGCTTCACCCTAACGCTCTTCCTACTGAGCTATCTATCCATAAGATAGCTGTAAAGGGATAGCCATCTGCCTCACTGATTTTGTCCCTTAATTGTTCAGATGTTGGACTTAAACTCTGACTACCGGCTCTCATGCCCGAAAAGAGATTCGAACTCTTATGCTTATGCGACTGCTTCTAAGGCAGTTACGTCTACCATTTCCGCCATTCGGGCAATATATGCTTATACTATTACCTTATTTATATAAACATAGTTTGCTGAGTCACGCAGTAAGGTCGCTTTTCAAGGCTTTCAGCTATTCTCTCCTTACCCAGATACCGATATCACCTAAGTCGGAAGGGATAGTCCTCTTGACTAACAGTTCACTTAACGCTTTTGGTTAAGACGTCACCTTTACATTTTTTAAAGTGCTGTAGGGAACACTAATGGGCGAAGAGGGAATCGCACCCACTCGAGACTAACGCCTCCGGTTTTACAGACCGGTGTGTCTACTTTATCACGCTACTCGCCTTTTATATATAATCAAATTTATCAAACATTGGAGCAAAAGTCTTAACATGATTATGAGTTAAAACACCCATTAAAGTTTCTTTATCATTTTCTTCAACAATAAAGATTCTTGCTGTATCAGTAGTAACTGATTGTCTACCTTTTGGTTCTGTTAATCTTTTTGCACAATCTTCAACTTTCTTTATGTCTGCTGTATTAATTTCCATTCTTCCTTTACTACTAACAATAGTAAAAATAGGTTTATTATTTTTAATTTTTGGTTTTGTATCAATAATTTTACCACACCAATTCATATGATATTCTTCATGCATATCTGTTATTATTAAGTGTGTTTTTACTAAAACTTCCGCCATTTTTTACCCCTTAAAAGAATTGAAAAAATTCATTATATCATTACTTACTTCTCTTGTCTCAATATTTTCGCTCCTTGGAGCAGGTTTAGATTGATAATAAGGATGTTGCTCTTTCCAACAACTTAAAAAATGTTTTGTCAATTTATCTTCTGTTTTAAATTTTTTATTACAAGTTGGACAAATATACATTTTAAATACTCCTTATTTTTTCTAGTGAACTTTTTCTTTTGGTAAGAGAAATAGTACTAAAGAACTTAACAATTTTTAAAGAGTGTCTATGTCATATTGCTCTTGTGTTGCAACACTTTTCTTTATTTATATTCCGATTAAGAACTATACGGATTTTGCATGCTAGACGTTACTGTCTTTTACTGTGAGTTCTTCAACGACAAACTGCTTCTCACCTCCGACATGGTTTTTTCACAGTTACATGTCTTCATAATCTGCTTTAGTAGGGGCGGAGAGAGTCGAACCCTCAAGACACTAAGTCACAGGAGCTTAAATCCTGCGTGTTTGCCAATTTCACCACGCTCCCATAAAAGGTGCTTTAAGCACCTATTTTTTCTATATTTCTAATCTGTCTTGTTAATTTTCTAATAACACCCGGACTCTTAATATTTTTTCCATTTGTCTGTAAATTTGCCATTCTGTTTTTCATAATTGCTAATTTAATTTCTTTTTCCATTATTAATTACCTCTTTCTTAACTTTCTATATATATTATATAATAAAATTTTAAAATTATCAAATTATCAAATTATTTTTATATATTTAAGAGTTATGCTGATATGCTTACACCACATGACCTACTCATAGAAAAATATATCTTTTGTTTTTAAAGTACAAAAGATTAAAAACTTATAATTAAAATCAAAACTTCTTATAATCTAAATTCTTAATTATAAGAATAAAGTTTTATTTTAAAATTGCGGGAACGGGATTCGAACCCGTGTTCACAGCTTATGAGGCTGGGCTGGAGCCTCTCCAGTCTATCTCGCAATAATTAGTGTTATTTGATGCTCTTAAAGGTTCATCCTACGAGTTATCGCTTCTCGTCTTTTTACCCACTTATTTAATAAAACAAGTATTCAACAATGCATTGTCTATTATTAACCATCAAATTTTAGGAACAAGATATTTACCTTTCAATCTTATTATTTAGGAGATATAGCTTCTTTGTTTTACTATCTTTGAAGAAAACAAGGCTTTTCTCAATCCCAAAAAAGAAGTCCATTTATTTTCAAATATAAAAAATAATATTCTTTTTTATATTCTACTCATAAAATCATCCCTACGGGACTCGAACCCGTATTGCCGCCGTGAAAGAGCGATGTCCTATTCCTGTTAGACGAAGGGATGTTACCCGCATTTTTAATAAGGAACACGGAAACCTTTTTAAGAGAGGTTTTATATTTTTGATAAATTGAATTTTACAATCTATCTTTTTTATTACATATATATTATATAATAAAATTTTAAAATTATCAAATTATTTTTTTAATTTGAAAAGTTGCTAAGGAAATCGAATCCTCGTTACCAAAGTCTTATGTTTTTAAAACTGCTTTGGTAACTCTACCAAGAACAACTATTTTTAGCGGAGGGGGAGGGACTTGAACCCTCAGTGGACTTTCGTCCATCACTGGTTTTCAAGACCAGCCCAGTACCAATTGTGGCACCCCTCCAAGATTACGCCGGTGAGAAATCGCATCTCACACCTTTCCTCTATCTAGGTCTGTTCACTTTACACTACGGCGTGAATATGTTGCCCCGTCGGGCTAGGCGTACGCTTTGCAAAGTTGCCACCCACTTTGCAGTATATTTAATCAGTTAAGTGTTTTTCCTTCTTAAACTACTAGACAGCTGCCGCCGTCCAGATAGGATTCGAACCTATATCTCAAAACCTTCTCATATACTCTTTTGACTCATCCTACTTGGTACCACTTCGGCGGCAGGGTTCGAACCTGCGAAATCCTGATTAACAGTCAGGCGTTGTACCACTCGACTATACCGGATTATACGGCATTTCTATCTTCAACCAATGCCGAGGTCAATTTTGTTACTTTTTCTGAATGGGTTAGAACAGATTTATTATTTTCGCAGTATCCCATCAATTTTTCTTCTGCGGTCTGAGTTTCATCAGGTAGTCAAACGCCCCTAGGACCTAAGCCCTACCCTTATTCTATATTTTAATAGGCATCACCATGGGTTCTGGTTCCTATTTAAAGGAGGTAGAGGATTCCATCAAGGAAAACTGGACTTCTACTTCTTATTTGTTTTCTTTTTACCAAAAAATTTTTACAATATCGGATAACCATAAACAATATTTTAAATTGAATAACTGACAGGTCTATCTATTCAATTATTTAAGTACCCAAGACATTTCCTGCTGTCTGTACTTTGGTTTTCCCTTTATTTCATAAGTTGCAACTCGTCTACTATAAAACCCGATATGACTTTAAAGGAACGGGACTCCATTTTTTCCATGCATCTCTTATGACTTTTGATTAGGTATCTCACAATCACTTAGTTTAGCGTGTTATTAAGCAACCAAGGCGTTCTTGAAGAGGAATCGAACCTCCGTCTTGCAGTTATTGCTGCACGTTCTTCCAATTAGACTATCAAGAATATTTCTTACCAAAAAGTAATTACTTTTTATATCTTATATAAGTATTATATCATAATTTTTTTAAAAAATCAATTTATAACTTTTACCCAAAGTTTTTTAAATTTCTTTTTCTTATTTATTATACATATATTATATAATAAATTTTTATAAAAATCAAATGTTATTCATTTACATAAATAAGTAATTCTCCTGTGCCTGCATCTGTATATATCGCACCTTCGCTTTCATGATTATCCAATGCTAACTCTGCAATATGCCAAGGTACATCAAATATATCACCTTTATATAGTTCAGTCTCTTCTTCTGATGCATAATCATAAGTTAATACTTTAATATCTATGTCAAAGCCTATATACTTTAATAAATCAACTAATTTCATTTTAATACCTCATATTCTTCTTCAGAAATTTCTTCCCAATAAGTGTTTTCAATAGTGTCATTACGAAAATATTCTAAATCTTCTTCATCATATTCATTTTCATTATTCCATCCTGTGATAAGATATTCAAAACTATCAGCTTGACCAATAGCAAGTTCTTCCCGCATAATCTGCTAATTCTTTTTCAGTTACTTCATCACCAAAAGCAACATATTCTTCAAAATCAGTTCCACAATATGGGGTGCTACCTTTAAATACATAATATTTCACTTCTTATCAACTCTCTTTCTTTTATATAAATATTATATCAAAAAATTTTAAAATTATCAATTAATCTTGTGTAATTTCATAATGAGTAAGTAACTCAATAATATTTTTAGCTCCCACAGGATTCATAGAATGAACTGCAAAGCCATTAATAGAAATTTGATTTTCTACAATAAATTTAGCTACATCATATCCAGTTTTATTTAAGCCTAAATCATGGTCAAAACTTAAATAAATCTTAGCATCAATTGGTCTATATTTTGTTAAATAATCTATTACTGATTGATAAGTTTAATTCCCCAATTCTTGAAATATCTTTTATAATTATCTGGAATATTTCTTTCATCATCTAAATAGATAAATAATTTTTTCATTATCTTAATACCTTTCTTTTATCTTATATAAATATTATATTTTTTATAAAAAATAAAAAAGAAGAGCATAAACTCTTCTTTTTATTTATTTTCCCAAATATAACCACCATTTAGTTTTAGTTTCTTGGTCTTTAATTTTTTAATTTTCTTATTATTATTTACATAAATATCCATTTGTTTTTTAACTAAATCATTAGATTTTAAGTCTGGATATAATTGAACTAAAGTAATAAGACTTTCTTTATTAGCAGTTTTAATCATTATTTTTTCTTCTTGAGTCATATATTCTTTTACCAAGACATTAATAGCAGTTTCAATTTTTTCGTTTTCTTGCTCATAAACAGCTATTTTTTCATCAATAACTTTTCCTTCTGCTATATCATCCATCATGCATATTTCTACTATTATACATATTACAAGAAATACACTAAATATAAAACTTAAAAAACTACCAACTGGCGTATCAACAAATTCATTAATAGTCAATCCTATTGCTATTAATATAATAAGGATAACACAAAAAAACAATTAACATATTATTCTCCCCTTTTCATTATTAAATTTTAAAAACACCGGTAGATGGAGTCGAACCACTTACACCACAGGTTTTGGAGACCTGCTCTAGCCCGGCTAGGATTTAGGTTCTACCGGTAAATGCGGAAATGCCATTCCCGCATATTTTATTATTATTCTATCCCAAAATAATATCTACCTTACCAGTTGCAATATATGTCGACTGTACCATATGCACAGCCAGTATCATATACTTTCGCTGGTCCAAGAGAAGTCATAAATTTAGAATACTTGCTCTTGAAACTATAATTACAAGATACAACGATGTAGCCATCTTTATCTCGTATAGTTCCATCATTTGCTACATGACGACCTGGGATTTTCAAACCGCCACCCGGCAAAATGCGTTGAGAATAATATGTTTCTCTTTGACCATTATAATTTTTAACTCCCATTGATGGTGTTAAAGGATTTGAAGTAATATGGTATCTGCCATTATATTGCAATTCTACACCCTGAAAGGAAGGAATTGGTTTATATATTTTAATTTTAATTACTTTTCTAAATCCGCCATCTTTAGACATAACAATTATTTTTCCTTTTCCTGCTTTTTTTGCAGTAATTGTTTTGCCTTTTACAGTTAAGATTTTTTTGCTCTTGTTTATAATTCTAATTTTTTTACAAGTTGCATTTGTAGGTTTAATTTTATTTACTTTCACCTTTTGCTTATCTCCAACTGTCATTGTCTTTTTACACTTTACTTTCATTTTCTTGACCTTAACAGTAGGTTTTTCTGTTGTGGTCTCATATTCAATTTTACTTGTTGTCATTGTTGCTATATCTGCTGCATCTACTGTTACCTTATCTTCTTTTAAAAATGTATACATTACAATAGTAAGAATTATAGTAATAATAATTGCTGATATATTAAGCATTAATTTTTTCATTTCTTTTCTTTCTCCTTTTCTTAATGCGGATGCTCGGTTAATGTATCTTAAACGAGACCTCCGCCTATTCAAAAGAACGACAGAAAATAATTATGCCAAAATTATTCTCTTATGCAATCAAGATTCCCAAGTTGCCAGTTCGGAAATTCTCTTTATCATGTGCCAATATGATATTGCTCGCTCTTACTTCAATAAGATATTGAAGATTTGCAAAGACTATAATCTTATTTGCTACTTAAGATATTGATAATCTTCTTTACTGTCTTTATAAATGGGATAAAGTTTATAAGACTTTTAAAATATTCAGTTGTTTTTCGCCTATTGGCGAATACGCTTAGTAGGATTCGAACCTACAAAAAACAGTTTTTGAAACTGCCGCCTATACCATTCGGCTATAAGAGTTCAATTAATAAACTTATTTTTATTTATCCAAACACAATGAGGTTCAAAAATAAGTAAAAACTATCCTGAATGGACCTGCGGGGACCGACCGGTTGCTCTAACCAACTGAGCTACAGGTCCATTTATTTTCTTATATTATATTTTTTATAATCTTTATTCAAATAATTTTCAAGAGTACCATAAAGTTTATGATTACCTATTTCTTCAATTGGAACTCCCCACATTTCAGCCAATATTTCTTCTTCATACCAACATTCTATTGCGTCTTTTTCAGTCCAATAACTAACATAATCATTTATGTCCCAAGAATCATAAATTTTTTTATAGGTTTTTCCTTTTGGTGGTAATTTATCTACATTTCTTCTTACTTTTTTATTAGCAAGTCTCTTACTTTTTTTAGAGCTTCTCCCGCCATCTTTTATAATGGGGTGTTTCTTATATGAACGGCTCATAATATCACCTCTTTCTACGTAAACAAGACCCAAATGACGTGGCGAAAACAGGACTTGAACCTGTGACTTCCTATAGGTGCTCTACCATCTGAGCTATTCTGCCTATTATTATTTGCGGTATGTGTCTTAAATTTATATAAAATTTTAACAAGCAACTTTTATATAAAATGTCCTTATATTAAAAAATTCTTTTTTCTTGCTATACTATTAATAGTATTTTTAAATTTTCTCATATCACTTTGTTTATCAAAATCCCAAAGTAATAATCCAGATTTTTCAATCCAAGTTACATTTGCATTAAAAGATAATAAATATTCTACAAAGTCTGCGGGTGATATGTCTAATATTCTACATGGAATCCACCAATTGGCTGAACCAGCAGAAAAATTTGAAGTATCTATACAATGCCATTTCCCTGTCGATGATTGCCATTCTTCCATTCTATAGATACTGCTCATTTTAGTTACCTCCTATTTAGCTAATCCTAATTTTGTAATTAATTCACTAACATTACGCTTTTCTTCTTCAGTTGGTTCTGCTACTGTCGAAGCAGTTGCTGACTGTAATATATTCTGATTACTCTCAACTGCTCCTACTTTTGTTGCTCCCGGCAAAGCTGTATCTTCATCCTGTTCTACATTAGTTTTTGCACATGTTAATGCTATTTTTATTTGTAGGTTTTCACCATTTTCAGTTACAGGTATTCTAATTTCTTTTCCATTATTATATAAGAAAGAACCATCAAAAGTTTCTAATAACTTTTTAGTGATAAATTCTTTTGCTTCACTTCCTCTAGCTGCCATTATAATTTTCTCCTTTTTTTATTTTCTATAAATATTATATAATATTTTTTCAAAAATATCAATCAATATTTATAAATTCAGATTTAGAGTTAATAGCATCCATCTCTTCATTTACAAGAACTAAATCATTTTCTTTTAAAGTTGAGGAAAGCTGGATATATGCATCACATAATCTGCATCTCCCGCCCCTTAAGCAAGACCTACCGCATCCTAATCTTCTTTCTCCAAAAGTAGGTAATATATGATGACCTTCTACTTCTCCTTTAAAACCTATAATATATTGGTTAAGTGGTCCAACCCATTGCTTAGATTTAGAATAAATATTCTTATATGCCTCTTGTTGATTATCTTCTCCCCAAAATTCAAAAATGTCAACATAAGGCTCATAAATTTTAACGTCTTCCGCTCTTATAAAAAATGATTTTATATCATTGCCATGTAAAAATTTTCTTTGGCATATATTTGGAAACACTCTAACATTTATGCCATATGAGTGTAAAATTGGGGCAATATCTTCTAAATAAAAACATAAACCATCTGTAATAATTACATCCGAATATCCAGTTCTTATTGCGTTCCACATCTCTTCTTCGTCACTAATAAAATCTTCTACATAATAAGAGAAATCATTATCAAATAATAACTGTATTACTTCTACCCTGTCTAAATCAAACTTCTTTAATAAAAATGTATAATTAAATTCTGGATTTTCTTCTTCTAATTGTTTAAATAATTCAATTTTATTTTCTTTTAAAAAGCTAGAACATTCATCAATTTTAATAATAATTCTTTTATCTGAATATCTATTAAAAAATCCTAATAAATCTTCATACTTTTCATCTTTTAACTCTATAATAATTTCATCAAAAGACTTTAAATCTAAACTTCTGTTATATCTAACACTATATTTCATTATTTTCTCCTATGAGTAAAAGGTAGTATAGAATTTATACTACCTTTTACCAATATATTTTTATTTGTCAAACTATTCAGCTACTTCATCGGTTTCAACTTCAGCAATGGCATAACCCATTAAGCGTCTTGAACCAACTTTTACTTCTTCCTTTGTTGCCTTTTCAACTCTTACTAACTGAGATAATCTAGCAACTACCTTTGCCTTTGTTACATCTTCAAAAGCATCCTGCTCCTGAATAATTTCTGTAATTTTATCAGCAGTCTGTCTTTCAGAAGTTAATACAGCCTCAATAGCATTTCTTAAGTCATCACCAATAACCTTTGCCTTTTCAGCTCTTTCTCTAGCCTTTTCAGCTTTCTTAATAGCTGCGGCGATTTCCTTATCAATGAACTCAACCTGTGCTTCCTGCTCATCATAAGCGGCAGCTGCTAAAACTACTTCCTTAATTGCTTCTAACATTTCTTTTCTTGTTACTTTCTTTTCTGTGTTTGCCATAATACATTTCTCCTTTTCTTTAACTATATTTCTTTCTTTATCTTATACATATATTATACTAAAATTTTTTATAAAATTCAAGCTGACTTTTTAATGCCTTAAAATCTTCCCATTACTTCTTCCTGTATTAAGTCAGCCTCGGCATCTGATAATTCTTCTAATGACAGCCCAAACTTTCTTAAAACTGGGTCTATATCTGCATTAGAGAGCATTCCCGCACTTTTCTTTCTTCTAAATTCAGCTATTGCACCTTTGACAGCCTTTTTTCTTTCTGAATCAAAAACTCCTTCTTTATCCATTACATATAAATCAAATCCCATTCCCATTCCAAACATATTTTTATCTCCTTATTTTAATAAAATGTTCCCAATCAGTAGGTTTGTCTAAATGATAATCTCCTTTTACATTACAAAAATTTTCTCTGCTATAGATTGAATCTCTTGTTTCATTAGTCCAAACATCAATATATTCTACAATAAAATAATTTAAAGCATCTAAAAGATGACTAAGATTAAAATGATGTGAATAAGTAAGAGTACAATCCGCCCACTTTCTAGACTTTTTATCTATCATTCTAATTTTTACTGTTAAAATACCGCCGCTTCCATCTTTAAAAGAATAGTAACTATCTTTTATTTGGCGGATTTCAAATCTGCCTTTCCATAAATCATCTTCTCTGATAGTCTGGTTTACTTTTTTAATATCTCGATTCATTTTTCTTTGGAGTTTCTTTTTGTATTTATATATCATAAACAACACTCCCTTTCTTTATCTTATATAAATATTATATAATATTTTTTATAAAAAAACAAAAAGGACTTTTATGATGCCATAAAAGTCCTGCATATTATGCTTCTTTTAATTCTTCTCTCACTCTCATTAAAATTTTATCAAGTTTATTTTTCTTTTGGCTTTTGGACAAGTACAAGAACCCCAATAGTTACCTTCTACTAACTGTTCATTCTCTGTTGCTAATAATTTAGCCTGCATCCTTTTATTTTTAAACTTATTTGAAACAATTTCATACATTACTTCCTCTTTTATTTCATCCCAATTGCTTTTTATCTCTACTCTTCTTCCCATTCGTTTGCGTCATCTGGAGTGTCTGCATTTTTAATTGCTTCCCTCTGTATTGGGTTACTTGTTTTTGCAGCCTGATATGCATGTTCAGAAGTAGGATATTTTACATTATGATACTCTATATTTTCCTTCAAAAGATGTAATCATTATACCCAATTCCTCCTATCTTTTTCAAATTTTTCTTTCTTTTCTCTTTTTAAATTGCGGCGTGCTGGTTTCCCGCCTTTTAATGCCTTATATTGTTTACATTTTTGACACGCTTTACGAAAAGTTCCTTCGTGACCTAAGTCACAACATCCTTCATATTTGTAGTGTATACAAGTAATTTCTCTATCTTTTGCCATAATTATCTCCCCTTTCTTCAAGAGTTGAAGTCGCTGTAATCAAAAATAATAGGTGCTCCGTTATTATATCCTATATTTGCTTCATGTAAATCATAAATACAATTATCTGTAATAAAATCAATTAATTTTTCTAATATATCACCACCATAATAAAGGCAAACGCCTCTTAACCAGTTTTCTGCTATATTGAAAAAATTCTTTTTTTCACAAATAGTGCCAGTTTTTTTGTTAATCTCTTTAGAGTCATAAGTTTCATCATCTGCATTTGTATATTCTACATATTCTTGTTTATAAATAGGATATTTATTTACTGTTCCAATAAATTCAGTTTTAGCAAAAAGAAAAGATAAACCTTCTTTTTCGGCAATTTTATAATTTTCAACTTCTTTTTCACAATAATCCCATCCATTATCAGTATCGCTTCCACTAAAACGTTCAAATATTAGTTTGTCACAATCCTCTGATTCAGTATCATAAATATAATGATATTCTCCTTGAAATGGGATTTTAATGACCGTTGTGTTCTTCTCTTTTGAATCCCAGAATATAAATACTAATTTACTAGCTCCACAATAATGTTCATAATCTATTCCTTTAGGAATGTTCAGTTTTTCAAATATTTTTTCATTTATATAACACATTTCACCTTGTTCATCAAGTCCTATATCTGTAAAATCACAATCTTGAAAAATCTTTAAGAAATCATTATTAGTCATAAATAAAAACGCCTTTCTTTTTTATTTTATAATAATATTATAACAAATTTTTATAGAAAATTAAAGAAGTAGAAAATAATCTACTCCTTTAATTATAAAATAGCATTTGAGTTAAGACTAATATACCCGTACAAATAATCTATTGTAGTAGCAGTATTTATACGAATTTTTACATAAGCATAATATGATTTAGTATCTTCAGACGGAACAATAAATTCAATCGAGCAATCAAACTGCTTATCTCGAGGGTCAAAAATAATATAGTCCTCATCTTTTTTCATATGATGATATTTAGGCTTCCCGCTAAGTTCTTCTATTTCGACTTCATCATCTGACCAAGAGTCATCATTGTAAAAAAATCATTGCTTTCGCTGCCTCCTTTATCCTGCATTAAAGCCATCAAAAGTAAAGGATTACTCATATCAAATGCGGAAGCTCCATTGTCTTCTCCATTAGTCTGGTTCATTAAAAACATCATCGGAATAAGATTCTCCTTTAAACCGCCATCGCCGCACATTAACATAAGAGGCATAAGATTACCAAATGGATTATTTTCAGATGCGGTATTTCCTGTAAAGTCAATCATTGATACTACTTTTGTTACAAAATCAAATCCAAACATAGATTTTGTAGGAAGGATTGTTTTCTTTTCACCTGCCGCAACATCAGTAACCTGAATACCATCTTCTATTGATGTTACGAATACTGGCACACCATTATGCATAATAATATCATCCTTTTTTGCAAACCTATCAATAAATTTAGGTGGCATGCTAAACGTCCATATTTATAAAATATTATTAGCATCTTTTAAAAATTCATAATAATCTCTATCATTTTCAATAGCAACTATTCTTCTTAATTCTTTTGCTGTAACTAAAATTGGTTCTTCTTGTTTTAATGTAGATATAATGCTCATTCTTATCTTATTCAGACTAAAACAAGGACTCTCTTCTACTTTATATCCCACTTCTTCTAGCTGTGGTATTATATCTTTTTTAAAAAGAGGAGGTATTGTAATAGTTATCATAAATTTTCCTGAGGTCGCCGCCTTTTTAAATTCAAGATTTAATAATCGAACTAATTCTTTATACCCTTCTTCATAAGATTCTTTAGTTAAAGCTTTTAATTCTTCCGGCTGCATTATTTTTCTGTTGATGTTTTAGGCATATTATGTTTCATAATTAAATCTCCTTTATAATACATCTTGAAAGTTGAGTTGTCTTTACTCCTCTAAATTCTTCAAATTTTTTTACCGTTCCAGTTAAATCAACAACAGAGCCTTTATCTAAAAATAATTCTTTCTGAGTAAACCATACCAAGCAATCTTCGCCATGATAAAAAGTATGGATATAAGTATAACCATAATTACCATTAAAACCACGAGTTGAATGATATACTACTGTTAAATTGCGGAGACGCTCACCTATTTCTCCTACATACTCAGATAAAGATGGACCAGCGGCTTCCGCAAATTTCTTATCAATAATCTGTTTTGATTTTTCAAAGAAGCAAGCCTCTTCACATTCTTCATCCCAACCATAAATTTCATCAAAACTAATTGGAATTAATGTAAAATCTTCAGATAATTCGATTTTATTTGGAATATGCCACTCTAATATTGGATTATATTTAGCTCCTTGTTCTTTTAACCAGTCTTTAATAGCATATGTATCTTCTCCATATATACAATAAGTTACTCCGTCTGTATTAAATCCATGTTTTTCTAACCATTCTGCTTTAGTCATATTGTATCAACTCCTTTTTTAATACTTACTCTTTTTATATCTTTATAAATATATTATATAATAATTTTTATATAAAATAAAAGATGAAGAGTTATTCTTCATCTTTTTTCTCATAAATACTTATTTCTATTTTTACTATAATAAATTCACAAATTAATATCACAGCTATGAAAATTAAAACACCTATAAAAAATGGTATACTAAATAAAGCGGCAAACATAAGACCACCTAATATAGTAACTAAAATTGTTATTATTGTTAAAAGTAAGTAAAATAAAATCTTCTTAAAAGGATGCATTTTGTACACCCCCTAAAAACACTATACCCAAACTACATGCTACATAAAGACAGACAACCGCCGCCTTACCTTTATCACTTAGTCTATTGATTAAAGTATAAGCTGTACTAGATGATAAAGGCAACATTGCTAATTTTATATATTCAAACATAACTTATTCCTCCCTATTCAAATAAAAAATCATAATCATGTAAAGCCATTTCTATTTCAGCAATAGATAACTCAAAATGAGGGTGGGATGGGAAGAAAAATTCTTTCATCTCTTCCACTTCATCACAAGTTATAGATGCTCTATATTCGCTTCCCATAACTAACGCCGCTAAAGTTTCTACATCAGTGTAATCTGTATGATTATACCAGTCTGTTATTCTTCTATCTATTGTTGCATTATCCATAAGAATTTGCTCAAATTCAAAAGCATCAACAACTGTTTTGAAAACTTCTTCATATAATTTCTTATTCATAATCATATAAAACACCTCTTTTTAATTTTTATTAGCAGTTTTACCTTTTTGGTAAAACTGCTTTTCTTTTTTACTTTCTATATATATTATATAATATTTTTTTATGATTATCAAAAATCTTCTAATATATTGGTAATAACAATTTCAGTGATAACTGCATTTTCTTTATCTTTGTCAGTTACAATTTCTTCTCCATCCTGTGACTTATATATACCACGTCTAACTTTTTCTACATTAAGTTTAAAATCATTATCATTTATATCAAAAGAAAATATTGCTTCATCAAAAGACCAATCTTGCTGAAGTTCATAAGCTATTGCTCTTAAAGTATCATAGTTTGTTTTAATTGCGGTTGCTCGCTTTACTACTTTTGGTATCTCGCCCCAATATTTTTCATCTAACTTATCTTTTAAATATTTTACAATATCTTCTGATGTAGGATATTTAAAGCAGATATGATAATGAAATCTTCCTGGTCTATTTACCAAAAGTGAACTAAGGCTATAAATACTATCAATATAATCCCCTAAATTTGAACTAGCTTCATTAACATAAATAACTGGTAATCCCATATCAATTACCGCATTTGTTAATAATTTAGTGAATAAAGATTTACCAATACCTTTATCGCCGCTTAATAACACTCCTTCGCTTCTATTGAAGTTACGAAATGTATTTAATACTTTTTCAACTTTCTTTGTGTGAACGCCATAAATTTTTTCTTTAATATCATTTTTATCCGCAACATATAATAATTGATGTCCTGACTGAAGGTTAAAAGTTACCTTATAGATTCCCGCAGGTAAAGACTGATGTGTCTGTATACTTGAATCATATAAATCATATTTAGTTCCAGTTTGTATAATAGTTGTTATATCTTATATAAATATTATATAATAAATTTTATAAAAAATGAATGAAGTAGTTTTTAAAGGCGGCGATGATGTATTTATACTTGATAATTCTCTAAAATTTTGATATAATATTTATATAAATAAGGAAAGGATAAATATTATGATAGTTAAATGTGATATGATGAATTGTCCATGGAATATTAATACAGATTGTAGCAAACCTTTAGTGCCAATTAGAAATGGACAATGTATATTTTTTAATCAGGTAGTACGTGGATACATGATGCCTGTTGATGATAGATTAAAACAAAAGCCAACTATAGTGGAGGTAGATTATGACGAGTGCGGAAGTGGCGATGAAGCTGAATGTGAGCGAGAATTATGTGAGGAAGCACTTCAAGAGACTCCAAGAGAGTCTGAAAAGGCGGGGAGTCCTACTAGTGAAGATAGGGAGGGGTCCTGACGCAATATATAAACTAGGTAGTGTAAAAAGCACTTTATTAGAATAGTGAAAATTTGGATGATTTTTGACTCTTGATAAGAAATCAAGCAAAAACGTACGAGTTTTAATGAAATGTTAGAAGTCGTATAATAATGCGGATACTCTTGGTTAATGGCAAACAAAAGGCAGCCTTCCCGCGTTTATTAACATTTTTTGAAAATGGGCAAACTCCTACAATTTGTAGGAATGATTTTTTATAAAAAATATCATAATAGAAAGGAGAAGTTTCTATGACAATAGAAGAGCTAGCACTTAGAGTTGGAAGAAGTGTAAATACATTAAAAAATAATTTTCCTCGAACTCAAAAGGCTTTGGCAAAAAAAGGTATTTTTATAAAAAAAGAATATGATGAATTTAATAAACTTATATATTCAATAGAATATAAAAATTTGAAGGAGAGTTAAAAATGAATACTAAAACAAAACACAGAATAGTTTATAGGATGGATTATGCCTTAATTTTACAAGAAAAAGGTCATAAGATTGCGGGAGTTATGCCAAATCCACAAAAGCCTGAATATAATACATGGATTTTTGAATGTGATGACACCTTTGAAGCTGACTTAAATTCTCTAATAAGGGAGGGCCGCCGCATTGAAAAATAGATTAGTTATTGAAAGTAATTGGATTGCAGATATAAAACAAAAGTGCAGTAGGGAGCAATGGAGAGATATTTTAGAAGGAATTGTAGAATATGGCATTTTTGAAGAAGAAATTGAAAGTAAAGATAATTATGTAGATGCGGTTTTAAAATTTATAAAACCTCAAATTAAAAATATGCAACAAGCCTATGATAAAAGAGTAAATAAAGGGAAAAATGTTGGTAGACCCGCAACTATAGATACAGAAAAAGTATATCATATGGCTAGAGAAGGAATGAAAGCTAAAGAAATTGCGGAAATTTTAGGGAAAAATGTGAAGTCTATTTATAGTAACCAAGGTTGGGTTCATAGAAAAGAAGAAGACTTTTTAGAAAAAATGCTATAATATTTTTCTTAAAACTTTTGAGAATTTTAGAAAAAATGCTATAATATTTTTCTTAAAACTTTTGAGAATTTTAGAAAAAATGCTAAGTATTTTTATTTATTTTGCTTAATAAAATTCCCAAAATTTTTTCTAATTTTGGGATAAAATTCCCAAAATTATTCCCAAAAGTCGTCGGTAATTTTGAGAATTTTGAGAATTTTTTTGTTATGTTTTCCTAAAAAGTATTTTGGGACTTTTATTAAGAGAAAATCAAGTAAAGCATTTAAAATTCTCAAAAGTTTTTAGGAATAATTCCCAAAAGTTTTGCGAAATTCTCAAAATTAATTTTGCGATTTTTCCCCAAAAATTCGCTCGCTCTCATTAGATATAAATATAAAGAATTTTGGGAAAAATTTTCCCAAAATATAACGTGATATTCTATCACTTCATAGCTTCGCTTCGCTCGCTATTCCGTGATAGAATATCACTTAAGGGCGCCCCTTTAAACAATATTATAAAAAAGGAGATAAAAATATGAATAAAAAAGAAAACTTAGTTAAAAATTTACGAAAAAGTCAAATGGAAGCAACTGCCGCGGAGCAAGAGGCTAGGAGACAGAAAAAAGAGTTACAAATGAAATTGGAAAAAATTTTGGAAGATTTAGATAAAGTAGCGGGGGGCAGTGATGAAAAGAAAACTGATTTGGACCAAATGGAGATAAGATAAAATTAATTAAAAATAAGTAAGATTATATAAAATTAACTAAAGGTATATAAAATTGAGTGAAAATGTATAAAATCATATAAAATGAATAGAATAGAGTGAAGGTGAGTGAATAGAATAGAATAGAGTGAAATTAAGTGAGTAAGTGAATTGAAATGAAATTAAGTGAAGGTGAATAGAATTAAGTGAAATTAAGTGAATTGAGTGAGGGTGAATGAATAGAATTGAGTGAATTGAGTGAGTGAAATGAATTGAGTGAAGGTGGATAGAATTGAAATTAAGTGAAATAGAATTGAGTGAATAAAATAGAATAGAATAGAATTAAGTGAAATTGAGTGAAATAGAATAGAGTGAATTGAAA